GGTGTATCAGCATTTCCCTTACCCGTAGGATACAGACCTCTACTTGCGGCTACGTTTGCTACAGTGGCTAATAATGCTATAGGTGCAATAACTGTAACATCTTCTGGGGGAGTTATTATGGGGGCAAACGGTTTGGGGACAGGTTGGTTTTCGCTTTCCAGTATTCCACCATTCAGAGCAGAACAGTAAAGGAGTAAAACAATGAAAACAGTCGGTGAAGTCCTAGAAGAACTAGCCAAATTTCCTAAAGATGCGTTATGCTACGCCTATGAAGGTGAGATGCACGGTATTGTTATTGTAGACAAAGATACTGATGAGCAACTAGGTACTGTTGAAGGAATGGAGGAATATTGATATGAAAAAAGTAATACGCATTGACCAAAATGGATATTTCGTAGAAGATGTATTATTGGAAGACTGGGAGGAAACATCCGAAGGTCTAGTTTCTCTCGAAGTTCCTGCAGGATTATATCTTCCTAGATATGTGGCAGGTGAGTGGGTTGAAGGTAAATCGCAGGAAGAGATTGATGCTATTAGGAATGTGGTAGCGCCAAAGACAGAATTTGAGCTACTGCAAGAAGAAAGCGCCAAGCTAAAAAATGAATTACTGGTAACACAAACTGTACTTGATTTTGTTTTAGTTAATTTTATCCCCATGTTTTAGACATGGGGATAATAACATATGAAGGAGGTGAAAGGAGGTGGAAAAGAATATGGCAGCATACTTTGCAATGAGGACAATAACCAAGTATAACGAATCAGGATTAGTTGCAGCACAGACATACTACAATCAAATCTTTGCAATCCCGCTCTACCAAACGTACCAAGCTGATACCAACGCGATTCTAATCGTTGACGGTTATGGTGATGTAATTCCGGTAGTTTAAGTCCCTACTCATCCGTGTGCTAGTTAATCTACTTCCGAAGCCCTCCTGAATGGAGGGCCTTTTTTATAATTAGGTATAGGCTAAAACTGTATACTATGGTAATATTAGCTATGCCTAAATACTTCCGAAGTTAATAGCAAGGGGCGGTGCTTATGGGTGGACCTACAAATTTAACGTTAAATTCTATGCCATGGTGGGTAGGTATTGTCGCTGCAATTGTATCTGGACTGTGTGGTTATTTCACCACTCGAATGACTTCCAAGAGCAGGGTGCAATCAGAAAAGGACAAGGTTCAAGCAAAAGCTCAGTCAGAACTAGTAACTCAGACTGTAGAACGTCAAAGACAGCTTGATGAGCGACAAGATAAAATGATGGATGACTTTTGCACGGATATTGACCGGCTGCGTGACGAACTTCTACTCGTAAGAAAAGAGCTAAATGCCGAGAGGAGCCACAGCAGGGCCTTAAGTGTGGAAATGGAGTCAATTAAAACTGAGAACCGCAAGCTAAGTGAGGAAAATATTAGGTTGCAAGAGCAAGTCACTGAGTTAAAGGCTGAGCTTCAGAAGGTACAGAGTAATGAACGGGCAAGGTCTATGCGTGAGGAAGGAGTCAATGCCTAGTGAAGGAGAGAACCAGACCCTATGCCTACATAAACCTACACCATACTGCAGGGCATGAAGAAAATACGCAAAAGGTTCGTGAGATCCATACTGGACCACCAAATAACTGGGGAGATATTGGCTACAACGCTGTAATTGAACCTAATGGGGCCATTGGCATAGGGCGGGATACTAAATGGTGTGGAGCCCATAATCCGGGGATGTCACCTGACAAGGTTCATTCGATGAATGAAGTAGCTTTTGCGGTTTCACACATAGGTGATTTTACGAAAGATGCTATGGGGGAAGCCCAGTTTCGATCATCCATAAAATATGTAGCTCAAAAAATGAAAGAGTTTGGCCTAGTACCCTCAAAGAGGACCATTAGAAAACACAAGGATGACTACGCTACGGATTGCCCAGGGGATAACTTTCCCTATGAACGATACGTTTCTGAGGTTATAAGGCTAATGAAAGGAGGAAGTACGGTGCCAGCTATTGCTATCTTAAAATTCTCTCCTGAAGATGACTGGTCAGCTAAGGACATCGATGCTAGACTCGGTGGTGTGGCCACATACGTTAGGCAGGGCACAGACCGAAAGATTCCTTCAGAAGCTATGTCTGCCACTAAACTCATCGTCATTGGTGGACCAACAACAGGACATCCTAATGAAGTCCTGCTATCTGGAAAGACTAAGTATGATACAGCTGCAGCGGTAACTAAGTACTTAGGATAATATACTAAGAAAGGAGAATGGTTATCTTATGGACGTTGCTGTTACCTTTGCCTCGGTATTGGCACCTGTTGTTCTTGCCTTAGTACAGGTTGTCAAAACATCGTTTCCCATGCCAAAAAACTTTATCCCACTTCTCGGGCTACTCTTAGGGCTCATTGTCGGGTACTTAGCCTACCCGTTTACTGATCTAACAGTTCCTGTTAGACTGTGGGCCGGAGCCATTGCCGGCCTAACTTCAGTAGGCCTCTTCGAAACTTTTAACACCCGGGTTGGCCTAACAACTGAAAAAACCCCAAATACTATCTCTTCAGCAGGGGCTATTATATCATCTAGATCCAGCTACGCAGTGGATAGTGAGTCTAACTTAGCGCAGGATGTATCTAAGCATTTAACTTCCAAACAAAAGATTATAGGATTTTAATATAAAGGGTAAAAGCCAGTGTAGTTAAAATCACTGACTTTTTACTTTACAAACTTGTTCAGTGTTGTTATACTTTGCTCAAGTGGTAGGGCAATATCACAGGGCTCAGAAGACTTCAAGCTTCTGAAGTAGAAAACAGGGGGAATAAACCATGGCTAAGGCAGATTTTACCGGGGAAATTATGAATAAGCCTGAACTCATTGCAGCCGTTCAAGAAAAAACAGGAAGCAATAAAAAGGATGCAACAGCAAGCGTGAACGCAGTTTTTAAGATCATCGAGGAGCATCTGGCTAAGGGAAACAAGGTTCAAATCGTCGGACACGGTACATATGCAACAGTAGACCGTGAAGCACGCACCGGGCGTAATCCTCAGACAAAAGAGCCTATTCAGATACCAGCTAAACGGGTGCCAACCTTTGACCCCGGTAAGGGTTTGAAAGACGCTGTACTGATCAAATAGACGGTGGTATACTGTACTAGGTATAAGGTGCTCTAACGCCTTAGACTTGGTGTCCACTTGAAAGTACCTTCTCTTGGCAGGGGTGTATTCATTTTCAAATGGGGTGAAAAAGTAGCTTTTCCTAGCAGGGGGCTACTTTTTCTATGCCCTTTTACTACCGTCCACTCTTTAAAGATGCCTATGTATAGTATAGATAGAGGGGAGTATCCCCTAAAATAAAAGGAGCGTGTAATGATGAAACAACTTATTACTAAAGCCAATGCTGAGAGCTACTGCAAGATGCTGGAAGAATCCCTTGATAAATTTATTAGCTACTGTGAAGAGTACCCTGCGTACACAAAGTACACCATACATTATCTACCTGCTAGGTGGATTAAACAAAACTATAAGGATAAGATAGCCTTGCATATCCTGAGCTTTGCAAGTTCTGGAACACCACACTTCCTTGATGGGAAGCCTGCTTTTGTGGGGCAGACCCTAGATTTTATGCAGCATGTTGAATGGTTTATCTTCACTTTTAATGAGGCACGATCCCCATTAAGTTTAACTGAACAAAACGAGCTCAGTAAAAAGTATGTGCACTTTGACTTCTCAGTCAAAAAAGTGAAGACGATTAATGATCTACTGCAGAAAGGGTGATAAATTATGAGACTAGGAACTGGTCGTGCTGGCTACTCAAAGTTACCTTGCCCATACTGTAAAAAAGAGATTGATGGTAATCGTATGGCTGTCCACAAGAGAACTTGCCCTCTGCGAATATACAAGGCACCCATAACTGAGTTACTTTATGGCGAAATTAAGAAAGCTGGTAGATGGTCTGAGGTTTAAAACCTTTAGAAGAGCAGGGGAGCAAGCCTCCCCTAAAACAAAAAGGAGCGTGTAAACTATGAAACTACGTGCAAGCAAAAAATCCCTTGAGGACAATAGAATGGCACCTATTTTGCCCGAGAAGCCCAAAGAGGTCCAAGTATCTATCCAGCCTATATTGGATGCTCAGAAAGGCGAGTTTTTGTACTGGCTAGAGCAGAAAGCACAAGACTCCAGTTTTGTGTTCTTTTCTGATATGTTCAAGAGAATCAATAATGGTCAGGTGCTCACCCCGAATATGATTACAGCCCTACGGAGGTGCATGGGGCAAGATGCAGAAAGATCAAATCCTGATAAACCTGTGGACGAGAAGGACCTTCCGACCATGACCTTCAAGATGAAGCAGTTCTGGACCAAGAAAAATGACCTTGGGTCCCGGGTGATTACAGGGAAGGTTCTCAGGGAAACACATAAGGCTTATCTCCTGAAGGGGCATGCAGATATGGTTGAAGGCTCCTGGTGTATGAGGTGTGGGAGGGAGCTGACTGAACCTGCATCCATGGTTATAGGCTATGGTGCTATATGCTGTGCAAAGCTAGGGGTTGACTATCCGAGTGATATCCTAACTTCAAGTAAGAAAGAGCGGTTGGCCATCCGGAAGAAGCTAATGACAGTTCTGCACAATCAGACGTTTGAAGCATGGGTCCCGAAGTCTCAAATTGAGGAAATTATAGAAAAGAAGGGAAGTAAAAGGAGTGAGTAAAATTTACACTCTATCTATAAATGATGGATTGGGTAGATCCACAGATATTGGGGCATTTACCTCCATGGTGAAACTTCAAGTATACAAAGATGAAAACCCTATAGGCGCATATGAATCATACGAAATTAATGAATTTATTTTTATAGAATAAAGGCTCCTAATATAGGGGTCTTTTCCCATTTTATAACTGTCAGAATAATCAGATAACACCATGAAAAGTATCTATATAAGAGAAAAAGTAAAAGGGTTTTTTAGATTACGTATGAGTTGGTACGTAATTTTCATATGCCATCGGTTTTTCTTTTGTGTTAAATTTTTTTTTTTTTTTTTTATTTTATGTTTTTAAAAAGTGTTAAAAATATTTTTAAAAGAGACACCCCCTATTTTCTGAAAAGTAATTGCGATTACGTACCAACTCATACGTAACCTCCAATAGCCCGAATTTTTAATATTATAAATTACTAATGTATACTTCTTTTTGCCTATTCCCATTAAAAATACCTTGCATACTAAGGCTTATAGCGGTGTATACTAGCTATGAGTGGCTTCGGAAGCCATGCAGGAGGAGGCTATGTCCCCCAAAATAAACTACTAAAGGAGCTGTAAATTTATGCCAAGGGTATTAAAGGCAAAAAGAAGTGATATTAACCCCGTGCTGCTGGATCCTTCTATACATTGTAATCAAGAGTATATGAGTCCATCAGACTGTATTTATGAGGGCATGGAGAGCATCACAACTGCAGGATATCCGAGTACAGAAGTTCATGAGCAGCCTATTGTAGAGGTTACCCAACTAGAGGTGAAGAAGGCCTTAAAGTTGCTCCAGACTAGGCAGAATGCTATCATGAGTGTGCTCTATAAGGCTCATGATGACTACAACCATAAGTACTTCCAAGGAAGGCTTTCAGTGCCTCTTATAACGATTGAGAAGCTATCCCATAAGACGCTTGGTAGTTATATGGCAAATGCTGACTCTGCAGGTCTTGAGAATCATATAATACTCAATCGTAACTTTGTGGCCTTGAATACAGAGACTAGGATACTTGAAGCCCTTAAGCATCAGATGATTCATCAGTATCAGGATGAAGTTATCTATGAGAAGCACACTAAAGATGGCTTAATTCTTCATGAGGGTGAAAAACGTCCTAAGGCTTGGCATAACAAAGACTTTAAGAACTTGGCTATAAATATTGGCATAGCAGCTAAGGGCTCTAAATGTTACGGAAGTCCTGCTAAGATGCCTGAGCCTAAGAGCTATAATCGAAAGTTTGTGTGTAGGTGTGTAGCTTCTAACGGATATCCCCTGACAATATGGTCAACCCGGGAGATTAAAGCTACTTGCCAGGTGTGCAGCAGCTCATTTGTTGAGGTAAGTAAGGCCGGAGATGTTATACCTGTAGAAGCTAGTGATATTGAGGGTACAGGGCAGGATGCTATTGAGATCCGGATGAGGGGGGAGTTTTCTGTATTTGAGAAATTTAAGGATAAGCGTGCCCTAACGAGTAAGATAAAGGAGCTTAAGAAGTCGGGTACTAGGTACAAAGAAGGTATATACCAGAAAGGGCATAATTCCTGTCTTGCAGGGTATAGTTACTGGGTAGCCTTCGAGGATCGGATAACACCAGTGCCACCGCTAAGCAGACTAAGTAGGTTAAAGAGGGGAGCTGCAAAGTAATGTCTAGAGAAGAACTGTTGGCTAAGCTTAGTAATTCCAAGTTACGTAAAGTAAAAGCACGCATGGTTAGGGAGGCCCTAAAGACCGGGGCCTGTGACCGTGGTAACCATGCGGTTATTGCTAGTGAAGTAAACATTCGTTTCTTTTACCGGGGTGTGGTAGTGGCCTGCATTTCAATTGATACACTAGCAGTTGATTATCCGCTCGTGGGAGAATATGAGCATACAGCGTCTACGTCTTATCATCGAAAGACTATAGGCGATGCCATAGGGGAGATACAAAGACTAATTGATAGGGAGGCATGCTAGATGGTAGCTTGTGAGGATGCAGAAGCACTAGATTTTGTTAATGCCATGATACTCGTGAGTAAAGCACACGATGAACTCTTGAGAAGGCTATTTGGGGGTGTTCCTGTAAACGTTAAATTTCTAGCTGTATCTCGGGAGAAGTATACTGAAGTCATGCAAGATATTCAAAAAGAGTATGGCTTAGGTGAAGGTAGCCCTAATCATATGCTTTTCGTTTTTGAACAGCTCAGTCGATCACCAAGATTTGAGGAGGATGAAAGCCAATGAGTGAAGCACAGCCACAGTGGGTAAAGTTATTCTTAGTACCACAAACTGATCATTTGAACAGCATGCCACCCTCCGTTATTGGGCTTCTCATAAAAGAAACACCAGGTAGCTATGTGCTTAACCCTATGCTTGAACCTACTGAAGACGAAGAAACCTATGATACAGTGTATATCTCAGCCGGCATGAACTTCGTCAACAAAACTTATGTATGGAGAAACCAGATACTAGAGTATAAGCCAGAAGTTGGGGTTATTGGCTCAAAGCTTCAGAAGACAGAGTCCTACGATGAGAATAGTGGTGGGCTAGGTTAAAAGGCAGCTTAACGCTGCCTTTTTGGTAAATAAAGTTGTTCAAAGTTGTGTATACTTGTACCCTAAAATAGGTTACAATGAGAAGACTAAAGGAGATGATTTTAGTGACTGAAAAAGAACATGTATCGTGGGTTAAAACACTAAAAGTAGGTGATGAGGTTTGCTATACAGTCGGTGGCTCACACATTGGCAGCAGGGGTGATACTAGGGTGGTACTGGTAAAAAAGGTAACCCCAACAGGCATGATTAGAGTTTCGGATGGTACGCTATTTAATACCCGGGGAAAAGCAAACAATGGGACGAGATGGATATTCTTAGAGGCTTTTAATGAAGTTAAGAAAGCGCAAGTAGCACGGGGGCAGATAGTAGATAAAGCTGGTCATAGTGCTTATGTACTAAGCAGCAATAAGGTTAGCCTTTCAAAAGTCTCAAGTAGTCTTCTTCAGGAACTTGTTAACCTAGAAGCTAGGATATCTCTAAGTTTAAAAGAGCCTGCTGAGGAGACTGATGCCCAAAAGAAACTGTGTGGGTGTGGAAGAGAGTCCACGAAAGTATATACCGATCCTCGGTTCGGTGGGACTTTGGATGTATGTGATGACTGCTATGATCTAAATGAATGTCAGGACCAGGGTCATGGTGTTACAGGTGAATCATACTCTATAGAAGAGTGCATTGAGATTTTGGAAGCTAGGGGATGGAAAAGTCACTATGACTAAAAAACCATCCACTTTTTAAAAGTTCCTATGTATGATCCCAGTAAGGGGCGGGGCAGGAAGCCCCTAAAATAACTACTGTGAGGAGTGAAAACCTATGATTTTAGACTTAGTCGATGCCAAGCATGCCTTTTTCAACGGGAATACGTTCAGCTACAAAGCCCTTATTAAAGTAGTACCAGGGGCTGCATGGAATTCAAGTGACAGGCGCTGGGAGGTGCCCATAGAGAGTGTAATGGATGCTAAGCGTATTCTCCCATCCCTGCAGCTTTCTGAGGATATACAGCGCCTTGTAAAGGCTCTTGACGTTAGAAATAAGAAAGCTATTGAGCTTAAGTCAGCTGATGAGTCAAAAGCAGTTGCCACGGTTAAAGGTCTTAAAGGAACTCTACGGCCCTATCAGGCAGTTGGCAAAGCCTTCTTGGATGTTCTTCAGCAGGGGGAGGGTGCTATTCTCGGTTATGACATGGGTCTTGGGAAGTCACTGACAGGATTAGCAACGTTCTTAGACTGGAAGAATAGAGGGATTGTTGATTATTGTTTAGTAATCTGCCCAGCGCCTCTGAAGTACTCGACATGGGAGAAAGAAGTTCAGAAGTGGACTGACCTTGAGGTAGTAATTGTCGATGGGGATAAGCCAGAAGTGGTGGAATGGGACGATGGCACAAAGGAGAAGTTAAAAGGACGGAGTTTACGAGAGGTCCAGTATCTTCAGTACCAGTACGGGGCAGCTATCATTGTTATGAACTATGAGCTTTTTCTCCATGATAGTGAAGTTGACCGGTGGGATAAAGTTCGTGATCTAAACCAAGATGAGATAGACATGTACTTTAGATTAGCATCTGAAAATAATGATGCAAATGGGCGAAAAGCTGACAGTGCTAAAGGGTTAGCTGTCGCAAGTAAAGCACTTGTTAAAATGCTGGTGTCTTCTGCAGAAGCAAAGGAACATAAGATTTATGGTAAGAAGACCCCATGCCTAGCAAAGAGGCGCGTGCTTCATAACATCATACCGAGAATTAATGATCGCTGGTGTGTGATCCTTGATGAAGCTCACAGGTGTAAAAATAACAAGAGCTCAGCTGTTAAAAGAATCTTCAAAGCCCTTCCCAATGCAGGTAGAAAGATCCCAATGAGTGGAACACCCCTAGAGAACAATATCCAAGAGCTCTGGTCACTTGTAGACTTGTGTAGGCCAGGACTTTTAGGTACTCACTTTAAATTTATTGATCGTTACTGTGAGAAGGACTTCTTCGGAACCATTGTAGGCCCTAAAGTGGGTATGATGCAGGAATTAAAGGACCGCATAGCCCCTATAATGCTTCGGAAGACAAAGGAAGAGGCTCTACCAGACCTGCCAGAACTTACAGTCCAAGACTACTGGGTGACTATGACTCCTGAACAAACTAAGCTCTATGCTATGATCAAAGAGGGCATACTTCAGAACCTAGAAACTCAAGAGTTTTCGTACTTAGAGACTTTAGCCCAACTCACTAGGCTTCAGCAACTCCTTGATAGCCCAAGGCTCCTGAAGGAGGTCCTAGGAGATGATACCCTGCCTATTGAAAGTGGTAAGCTGAATGAACTAGCTCATTTGATTGAAGACATAGGTCCTAAAAAATTTGTGCTCTTCAGTCAGTACAGGGAGATGACTGATATCCTGTATAATTGGCTTATTGACTCAAAGATCCTTCAGAAGGACCAGATAGGGTACATTCATGGTGGTATGCAGGCCAGAAAAACAGCCCAAATTCAGGATGGCTTTCAAGAAGGGGATATCCAATGTGTACTCATGACGACAGCTGGTAACTATGGTCTTCAGTTGGATGCTGGAAGTTACGTCATATGTTACGATGAATTATGGAATCCTCAGAAGATGGCCCAGATATACTCGCGAGTTCACCGGAGCGGGGTTAAGAACGCAGTAATAGCCATTAATATGGTAACCCGGGGAACTTATGAGGAGAACAAGCTAAAGATCCTTGAGGGTAAGCGTGAGCTGTTCAGTGCCATGATCGACAATGATGACACAGCCTTTGCTAGTATTCTTAGTAAGGATGACTTTATAAATATGATTTAGGGGGAGGTAACAACTAGTGCCTATACAGAGTATCCAAGGGGGAGGGCATAGTGTATTTATCTCTGACGTTACAGAAGAGGAGTACAAGGCCTTTTGGGAATGGGTAGATACGCATGGTTGGTGCGGAAATGTTGGAGCAACGCTTTTCCCAAGCGATGTAGAAGGAACGGCAATGATGTACTTTGATTCTGGATTTAACCACACTTGGTATCAAGACATTGTGCCAGCTCTTGAAGAGTACTGGGGTAAAGAACGAATTATCCATGAAGTAGAGTTTTATGAAAAAGGAGATGATACTCTATGCGAATAGAAATGACAGTTAAAGTCCTAAGAACAGGTGAAGAACACCTTGAAGAGAACCACATAGATGATTCTGCAGATCCTGAAGTTTATGCTCAGAGCCTCATTGATGGATTTAATAGGACCCTGAGATCCCATGAAAGTGTAAGAGAGCTTTTAGGTGTAAGAATTATTGATGGCAGTAACGCTCATACCCATGACTGGGCTAAACAGAACTTAATTACTGTCATTAATAACCGTGGAAACTATGATGTTATGAAGTGTTCAAGATGTGGCATAACAGGTAAGCGCTTTGGTATTGGGCATGGAGTTACAGTAGACCATGCGTATAAAACTAAGGTATATGGGACTTGTGAAGGTGCATTAGCTCAAAGGGAAAAGCTACGAAAAAAGAAAAGCTAGTATTAGAATGAAGTTGAGGAGATGATAACCGTGCCCGTGGCACCAACAACCCATGAATGTACTCGTTGTGGTCTACATGGGGTAGTGGACTACTACAACATGTATGATTATCTTAAGCTACCAAAATGGGTAATTTTAAAAGTAGGGCACAGTTATGATTATCTAGAATGCCCTAAGTGTAAGTGCCCTAATATACTATTTGTTAAGTAAAAGTAAAGGAGAGTGGTAACCGTGGAAGTCGTTCAACCTAAGCGCACAGGCAAAAAAGCTACGGCGATCATGGTTATCGAAGTCCTTGTAGAGGTCGAGGAGTCCGAGAGTTTCTATGATATGGAGGAGCAGGCCCGGGCAAAGCTTCAGAAGCACGTTGTCGAGGGCCGGGGCTTTTTCCCATTTCGAAATCATTGTGAGACGATCCATGAAATGCCCCTAGAAACGGTCATTGGCAGTACGACGATTAATCCAAGGAGGAGATGGTAAGAGGTGGGCCGTAGTTATCTAAACAAAGAGGAGAAAAATATTGTTCTGACACTAAGTTCCTTTATAAGCTTTCTAGGCAACCAAACAACCAACTGGAAGAAGCTTAAAAGACCAGCTAATCAGCTAAAGTATGCAAAGACAGCCAAAACTTTTTCAGAAAAAGTACTTGGTTTTTTACTGGAGGGTCTAGATCCACTTGAGGCAGAAAGAATACGAGTAGGCACGAATAGTGTGGAAGTCATTGTAAAGTATACGGATAATGCTATTAGAGCCTACAAAAACATGGAGAAGCTGGACAGTGTAACACCTATAGAAACAGACCACCTGCTCTATATAGCAGCACAAGCTATTGAGGTGTGCAAAGGGTGCGACTACAACGCTGAAGCTGTTAAGAAGTGCCCTCTGCGCTTTGTGCTAATTAAGTATGATATTCCAGTACTGGATGAGGATGCCGTGGAAACCTGCCCATACAATGACCAACAATTTACAAACTTAACAAAATAATTTTGTTCATTGTTGGTTGTATTTGTTCATAAAATATGTTAGTATTACATATACTATCAGCATGGAAGGAGCGAAGCTCATATGGTACTAAAACGACCAGCACCACGACGATGTAGCAAGACTGTAAGCACCGAGCGTATGCTGACCATGCAGGAGGCTATGGACTACTTAACAGACAAAGGAGTGCCTTGTAAAAGTAGGGCGACGTTCTACCGCATACTTAAGGACTTTGACATCCAGCATGTGAATGTCAACCCGAACGGGAAGAATGCAGTTCGAAGATTTCCCCCAGAGAGTTTAGTAGAGATCCTAGAGGCTAAGGGTATCCTTCCGTAATATGACCTGGGTAGCTCAATGGTAGAGCAACGGCCAGAGTGTACACCTTTTCCTTAGGGGAAAGCTGGTTAAGCGTGTGTTGAGGTTCGATTCCTTGCCTGGGTCCCAAAAAATATAAGTCGTTCAAATTATCAGCGGGATAGAGTAAAGGTAGCTAGTTAGAGAAATCTTCTAGTGAAGAAGGTTCGATTCCTTCACCCGTGCCTAGACTATAAGGGGAGTGAAGCAAAACCATTCCCTCTTATATAGATTAAAGGTAATTCTTTAATCCGCTCCTAGTTACCTTATTAGGTCGCTGAGATGGAGTGAGGTAGGATGAGTAACTGAAGTCTGCGTAAAAGAACCGCTTCCCTCGATGGTTGCAGACAAGGCGATAAGATAATCGCGGGTAAAACTTGTCTACCCATCCTCCCTACCAAATAATGGCGCGTAACTCAGTGGTTAGAGTGCCGAGCTTATACCTCGGAAGTCGTTGGTTCAAACCCAACTGCGCCAACCAAAAGGTATAAAGTGCCTCTTGTCAGGTACTTTAGATAAAAAACAGAGAAAGTGCCTTCAACAATCACTTGCTCTAGGGGTAAAGCCATTAGTAACCCCGCTAGGTTCAGCCTAGCAAATGGCATTCTGAATGAATGATATTATAAATGCTGAAAAGCGTGATTTTAATACGGCTTCAGAATGCCATTTGGTAGGTTGAAATTTTAGCAGCCTGCGAACGTGCAAAGAGAATCAAGTTTCACGCATTGAGAAACGAGAATTGAGAAATGAGAGAAGAGAGCACGGCAGTATGAAAGGAGCAAATTTCTATGTGTGCATTAAGAGCAACACGCCCAACAGCAGCCCCGGCAGCGGTAGTAAATCAGATCCCAACTGGTGTAGATCCAGCAGCAGCCCAAGCAGCAGCCCAAGCAGCAGCCCAAGCAGCAGCCCAAGCAGCACCTGACCCTGTAAATAACACCCCAGTAGTTCAAGGTAGTGGAGCGGTAGCAGTACCGGGGACAGTCCAAGACCTTAACGCCGGAATCCTTGATAACATTGAAGGTATGGGAAACACCGGAAACTTTGTTACCATGGATGGATCAGATTTTCTGTTCAAAGCAGATAACACAGTAACACAAAGCATTGAGTTAGTCGTTACTTATGGTAAGCGATACTATCAGTGGGTTGAGGAGCTTCCTGGTGGAGTTAACATTTATCATGACAGCGATGTTAAGCTTGATGATCGATACAAACTCAGGTTTAAAATGCACTGGTTAGAAGATGGGGCAGAGGCAGGCGACGAGCCTATCGAAATGCAGTTCCACCTACCGACTGCTTCAGCGATGCGCTTCATTGATTATGTAGGTCAACTGGCCAAGGCTGGTTTCGGAATTGGGAGTGTCGTCACTCAGGCTACCATTAGTCGCCAGATTCAGAACGGAACTACTAACCGTTACAGCCGTGCAGAGTTTACTATGATTGGCATCGTTAACCCAGATGGAACAACTAATACAGTGAACACGGGGATCACAACGGTTAATAAAAAGTAAGCAAGCATCATAGCGTACAAAAGGCCTCTGACTAGTCAGGGGCCTTTACTCTTAGAAATAGGGAACTGGTACATGGGCCTAGACTCATCTTTAATTAGCTCTGTATGTAGAACGTACCGAAAGGACGCTTATACTATTTCGCAGAGGCAGAAGATGATAGACTATCCATTGTCAGGAATCTCAAAGAAAATCAGGGGGAAAGAGTATGGCAAGAGAAGCTCGTAAGAAACGAGGTAAAGAAGAGGACAATCTTCTGAACTTCAAGTACGTGGATGTATTTTATCTTAACCCTCAGTCTGGGCAGCGGTCTAAATGGGTTCGCGTAGAGCAGGGACCCGCTGTAGAAGACTTCAGAAATAAACACGGGAATTACAACGTCTTTGCAACAATTCAAAGCTACCCGAACAGGATCAAGCGTGAAGGTGGCGGGGAGGAAATGTACGCCCCGCTGTTTTTTGATATCGATAGCTCTTGTTTGCTAGCTAGGGATTGTGCAGCAGACAAAGGTAAAAAGAACAAACCCGGGCTAATAGACATAGGAGCCTTGAGTAGGCATGATACAGATTCTTTGCAAGTAAGTGGCCTTCTACCTAAGGAACTTATAGCCCATATACTAAATAATGACATGGGTATACCCCTATCAGATGAAGTTTGCCAAAAGATCAATGCAGAAGTTGATGCTAATCCGGACCTTAAGCGGTTAGTATGGCTTAAGAACTTAGAGCAGAGCAGAATCGACGCTGTAAAAATCATTACTTTCTTTACTGAGCGCTTTGGCCTTACAGAAGATGAAGTTCGGGTGTATTTTAGTGGGTCTAAAGGGTTTCATATCTTAGTAAATCCCATTGTTTTAGGAATTAAACCAGATAAGAATCTCCATAGGTTTTTCAAGCTCATAGCTATGTACCTAATAACTCAACTAGGGCTTAAGAGCCTAGACACGGGGTCTATCTATGGGCATGCTCGTATGCTTAGACTTGTTAACTCGACTCACCACAAGTCAGGCCTGTTTAAAGTTGAGCTCTACCATAGAGAGCTTAAAGGGGACTTGGAGCGCATTATAACGTTTCTGGCAAAGTCTCCTAGGGATGACTTCTACCCGCCTGACATACAGGAACTTCAGTTGAATGATGCAGCTAATGAATGGTACTTAAAGAAGGTTCAAGAGTTCACAGAAGCCCTAAGGATGGAAGAACTATCTGCTACAGGTAGTAAAAGTGAAGTACTATCTAAAATGGAAAGTGTACCAGCCTGTGTGCAGTTTATTATGGAACGTGGCATTCTGAAGTCTGGGGATCGGAATAAGGCTACCATGGCTTTAGCTGCTTATGCTAAGGAAGTAGGAACCTCACAGAAAGAGACAGAGCGTACCTTGGTTGCTTGGGTTAAGAAGATACCAGCGTCCATGACATCTAGCTCATCCTCAGAAGCTGAAGCGTCAACTATATCCTGTGTTAAAACAGTCTACCAAGAGGATAAGTACCGATTTGGATGTGCTTACATTCGAAGTCTGCATGGTGATAAGTCAGGTAAAGACTACGAGGCTGTCCCTTGTGGTGGACGGAACTGTCCGGCGCATGAGGATCATGCCATAGACGCTGAACCCGCAGAGGAGATGCATCTTAGCCAGACTTCTAAAGCCGAGTTCACTGGGAAAAAAGTGTCCTTTAGTGCACTAGTAAGTGGTAAACTTGACACTCCATATATTGTACCTAAGAAGGTCCGGTTTTTATGCAGGAATTTTAAGTACTGTGATAAACCCTGTGTTATGCATGAATACGAAGGAACGTATGACCGAGAGTTCCATGAGAACGAGCGCTTCTTGATCGAGGCCACAAACCAAAATGACAACAACTTGAAGGGTGTACTTAGGGCCCATAGCGGAGCATCCTGCAATAAGCTGTCTTATGAAGTCCTAGAACATATCAACGTGTCAGAGCTTTTAGTGGTTCCCATGGCCGACCGGGTGAAGTCGGTTAAAACTTCAGAAGGTCAGTATCAAGATGTTGATGAGTCAGGCAATGAGTATGTAACCAGAAAGATGTATGCCATAGGTAATGACATCCAGGCAAATAGCCATTACCAAATTGAGGGCTATGTGTACAGCCATCCCCGTAATGCTATGGCGACGATTCTTAGTCAAAAGCATGAACCTATGGAAGACAGTATTTCTAGTTTTGAGTTAACCGATGAAGTTAAAAAGTCCTTTGGGGTTTTTCAAGTTCAACAAGGTGAGACTTTGGATGACCGAATATCCTTTATTGTTGATGACTTAGTTGATAACGTAACCTTGGTGCGTGAAAGGTTCGCTCCTCATCTAGCTATACTAATGGTGTACCACAGCTGTCTGCACTACTACTTCCAAGGTAGTCTAGAGAAACGTGGCTGGATGGAGACTGTATTTGTTGGAGATAGTGGAATGGCCAAAACACAGATGGTGAATAACATCATGGAATTCTGTGGACTTGGAAACACAGCATCCGGTGAAGGAACAAGCCGTACTGGGTTAGTATACCGCTTAGAACAGCTTGGGGAGCGCTGGTTTATTACATGGGGTAAGTATCCTTTGTCTGATCGGAAGCTTATTGCTATTGATGAATTCTCAGAACTGGATCCTGAAGACTTCGGGAAAATTACAGAAGCCCGAACCACTGGGGTCTTAAGAGTAGACCGAACCGTGAACACTGAAACAAATGCCCGGGTTCGTCTGATACTCTTAACTAACCCAGTAAGAACGATGACCTTATCCAGATATACCCATGGAGTTGAGTCACTTCGCCCCCTTTTTGCTACCCCTGCAGATATCCGTCGTTTGGACTTAGCAGTCTTTCTTCAATCCGGTGACGTTTCTAAATCAGTCCTTAATGCAGAGTACCCGGCTCCCGCAACTCAGGCAGTGTCTTCAGAAGCTCTCCGTAACTCAATCTTATGGGCATGGAGCAGGAAACCACAGGATATTACCATTGGAAAACCAACAATGAAAAAGATTCTACAAAGGGCTGATGACCTAGCTACAAAGTACGGGGATGCTCAGGATATTCCCCTTATGGAGCCCGCCGACCTTCGAAAAAAGCTAGCCCGTATGTCCATAGCCTTAGCCTCCTTAGTTCATAGTACTGATGAAACACATGAGAAGATCATTGTACTCCCAGAGCATGTAGAGTACGTTGTGGACTTCCTAAGCGTTGTTTACGATGACAGAAACTGCCGTTTGGACCTTTACAGCGCTAAGTCAAAAGAGGAGTCGGACTTAACCGATGCAGAACGTGCTGAGGTAAAGAAGGCCTTGGAAGATTTAGACTTTGCTGACCATGCCTTAGCCTCTGCAGAACTTATTGATCTGTTCCGTAGAAATGACGTTCTGAAGCCCAATGAGATTGTGGATATGTTAGGATTTGAGAGGGCTCAAGTGAATACTCGTTTGGCCATCTTAACCAAGCATAGTATGATCAAGCGCACCCGAGACGGACTTAGAAAGTTACCGAAGTTTATAGAGTATTTGTTATTGTAAAAAGGAGGAGGTTTAAAGGGTGAAAAATCACAGCATTAAAGCATGGCCTGTATACTTTCAAGTGGCTAAAACAGGAGAAAAAACATTTGACGAAAGAGTAGATGACCGGGGATATAAAGTAGGTGATACATTAACACTTCAAGAGTTTGACCCAGAAAAAGGGGAGTATACAGGGGATGAACTCGTTAAGAGGGTAACATACATTCTGCGTGAACCTTATGCTAAAGATGGTCATGTGATTATGTCATTGGTAGCTGTGGGTAATGTGCCCATGAATGGGACACTTACTAAAAAGGATATTTTGCTCTATGGAGCACTACTAGAGAGCGACATGTATGTCGATGGCTATGGTTCAACTGATGAAGACACAGTACTTTTAAAAAAGGCTTTAAAAAAGGTTTATGGCATAGGTTCAGAGTTCACATCTGATGAAGAAGCAGCCTGTGAAAAGCAACTAAACGAAGACTTAAAGGCACTGGTAGTTGAGATGCGTGGCCTAGTAACCAGTTATGTTAATGATGGGAGCTCATAGGCTCCCTTCCTCTTTGCTTGACATATTGTTCAAAGTTGTATAAACTTGGATGTATAAAGTACCACTTGGTACGGTACAATAAAGTGAAAAGTAGGTGATACCAAGTGAAAACCCCAGTTGAACTTCTGTCAGACTATCAGCGGAAAGTGAAGCTTATGATATCCCAGAAAATACCGCATAAGGATATCCAACCACTAGACCAGCGAGATATTATACTCTTCATGGCCTTACTCCATCCAACTGCTAAGCGGGAGTCTAAGGAGCTAACCAAGGAGCTGATAACATTCATTTGTGATCAAGGGATTATTACAGCTGAAGATATTTATGCAAAGTATAACTGGAGTGATAAACCAGTTATGCGACGTTTGAAGCTTTTTAGGGAGTTTGGCCTAATAAAGCGTGAGCAGAAAAAGTACTACATGCCAACCCCTAGGATGCTAGAACTTCGGAAGACTTATTTAGAAAGGGTGTGTAAATAGTTTGTCAGTAGCCATGAATATTGGTTCCTTGCCATTAGATTTAAAGGAGCATGTGACCTTAGTGCTCGTGAGTAAAGAAGTTATAGCGGATAAGGTTATTAACGGGAAATGCCTTGCTGATTTTAATGAGGTATTCTTTGATGAGAAGTATTCCCCGCTTAGAAGCTATGTAAGAGATTACTTTACTCAATATGGTCAATATGGTCAATATGGGTCAAGCGCTAAGGTAGTAGTAGTGAAGTCCAAGCGGGAACAGCCTAAGGTTATTGTGTGTTAGAAAGGGTGTATAAATGAATGCCTAAAAAATGGGAAGATGCCCATGTAATAGTTAAAAAGATTCGCGCTATGAATTTCAGTAAGGACTCTCTGGAACGTATCTTAGGTGTCCTGATGGAAATGTTAATGGATGGAGGTAGCGACCTAACAAAGATTGACGCTGCTGGAAAGCTTATTCTAGTACTCAGACAGCCTAATGGTGATCAGGCGTACCTAGATGAAATGAAGAAGCTGGATACTAAGCTTCGGAAGGGGTGTGTAATTAGTGGACGATGAGATTATGATTCGTAATTCATTTGACATTGTTCAGCTAGACCTTGATAAGGAGAAAAGGGAGATTAGGCTTAACCTACCCTTAGACGTTTTAAACCTAGTAGATAAAGTAGTTGTTACTGTGTTTAAAGACAAAGTAATGGGTGAGACTATGCTTAGTCGTGATGGTGAGAAAAAGCCATGGGAAGTTTAACGCAGCTAAAGAAACGTCTTGAGAGTCAGAAAGCTGGCAGACCAACTCCTACAGAAGAGGATAAAGTAACAGGAGTCCTGCAAAAGCAGACTCCTGTGGCGTTGAATTCACCACCGAGTACAATTATAACCCCAGAGGCTGTAAAGGCCCCTAGCAGGCTGATTATACCTAGAGCTAGTCGATTACCACATGGGGTCACTATTCTAAATGATGAGTTGCCTATGGGGTACCACGCTTTAGGTAAAAATGATGTCAGTAGACTTATGAAGCTTAAAGAGGAAATTATCAAAGCAGGTGTCTGTGCTTTTGACTATGAATCAGATGGTGATCCGGACGATGAGGCCCAAGACCCTCAGGATCACAAACTTGTCAGTGTATCACTCGCTTATCAAATTGGTCAGGCATTTTGCACTCCAATAGCACATGATTTCTATGCTGCCAATTGGGATAAGGATTGGTTCATTGATAACTTCCTGAAGCCAGTGTTAGAGCACCCAGAGGTCCTTATCATAGCCCACAACGTTAAGATGGAGCATGGTATGAGCATATGCCTAGGCATTGACATGTTTGAGAAGGCCTGTAATGGGAAGGCCTGTAATGGGAAGGTCATGGATACTATGATCATGCTTAAGGCTTTAGCTCTTCCAGAAACAATGGTTCAACGTGGGGAGGATTGGGACGTTCAACTAGGACTTAAGCCTGCTACAAAGGCACTTCTAGCCGATGCAAATGGCTGGGTCCATGGGTTACTGCACATCGGCCAGATTAAGAGCTTTGAGGAAACCGTGGGGAGAATTGAGTGGGAAGAACCAATACCCGGGGAGTTCTATAAGTCAGGTGCCAAGAAAGGTCTTCCGAAGACAAAGAAGATGAGTAGGAGCAGAACCTTTAATGAACTACCAGTGGATCAAGAGACAATTGATTATGGCTGTTCTGACAGTGACTGGGCACTTGGACTTTATTACAAGCTTCTTCCTATGTGTCATTCAGAAGGTGTCTATGATGTCATTGTTGAGCTCGATGTCCCTCGGATGATGGTCCTTGCAGAATATGAACTAGCCGGGTGGCAGATCAATCCTGAAGAGCTTAAGAAGCTCGGGTACATTGCAGATAAAGCCTTAGCTGAGTTGGCACCTCTCCTGCAGGAAGGCCTTTTAGAGGTAACGAAAGGATACGCTGATACTGATGGGGATGGAAATGTCTTGGTCCCTGTAGGAACATACCCTATGGGTAAATGGCGAAAGGATCCCGTCTCTTTAACGATTAAGAACGCTAGGCCTTTTAGCTGGGGGAGCACCCAACATATGCAGTGGTTATTCTTTCATGTTTTACAGGTCCCTTTTGGGGATGTAGAAAGGTCTAAAAAGACCGGACTTCCTAGCATGGGAGAGGTTAGTTTAGATAGTCTTCTTGAGGTGTATACCAGCAGTGGTGGGAATAAGTTCATGGATGTCCTTAAGGAAAAACGTAAGTATGACAAAATTAAGAGTACTTATGTTGGCAAGTGGAATGAAGACACACAGGAGTATACAACTGGAATGCTTCAGTTCTGTCGGGAGGACACCCACAAGGTTCACACGAATCTTAGGCTAGTTAGTACTTGGAGACTAGCCAGTAAACGCCCAAATTTGCAAAATATTCCCAGACCCGAGAACGACCCCATGGGTATACGTGGGGTGTTTGAGGCTCCAACATATGACCTGACTGTAGACTATGGGCTATTTAATCCACTTACTAAACCTGTGCACTTTATTTTTAAGGATAATCTCTCAGGCATTACAGTATGGGTCGGCGCGGATTATGCCCAAATTGAGTTAAAAGTGCTTGCTGTTTACACCGGCGAAGAGTCTATGATTAGGACTTTAGTTAATGGTGGGGATATTCACTCAAGTACAGCCATTGATGTCTTTAACCTAAACTGTACTGAAGCACAGGTAAAAGAGCTTTATAAGCCTTTTAGGTATCGAGCGAAGGCTGTGAACTTCGGTTTGGTATATGGTCTTACAGAGTATGGATTAGCTAAAGACCCTGGAATGGGTATGACTGTGGACCAAGCTAAGGTATTTGTTGAGCAGTATATGCAACGGTATCCTGGTGTAAGAGCCTACATGCATGGAATGATAGCCTTTGCCCGTAAGCATGGATATGTAGAAACAATGTTTAAGCACAGAAGGGCTCTCCCACGTATCAATCACCCAAACAAGTGGGTACGTCAGTCTGAGGAGAACAAGGCCATTAATACACCCGTGCAGGGCACCGCTGCAGACATCATGGGGCTGGCCATGGTAAACGTTCGAAAAGATGCTCCTAAGTGGTTAAAGCCTGTCATACAAATCCATGATGAGCTCATGTGTGAGTGTCCAATTGAGTATGCAGTTGAGGGATCTATTATCCTTAAAGAGATCATGGAGCGGGAGATCGAAGGTTTCTCTGAGGTCATGCCTTTACTGGCTGAGCCTTCAGTAGGTAAGATATGGCGACATGCTTTAGACATCAAGTGGGATGACAGAGGAACACCCTATGTAAAGCCTAAACGGGAGCGAAAAGAGCTATCTGATGTAACGTTAGGTGACATTGAGTACATGATGCCATTGTATAAAATGGCTGGAATTGAGGTGCACGTTTAATGCCTACACTTAGAAATTGTTTTGATAAAGTACTCTGCACTGAATACGTGTACACAGAAGAGGATACTAAACAAATTAAGGAGATGATAAAGCCTATGGAAGAGAAAAGAGAGAATCCAAAAGTAGGGGAGATATGGCAAAGGCACGATGGGCCAATATTTAAGATTATTCCTGCACCCTCAAATGCAATCAGCTGTGTACATTACCTTGACATAGGAGGTAAAATTTCCACGGTATCCCCTAAGGTATTTATGGGTGTAGTGTTTGGGTTTGGTCAAATTATAGGTGTACCTAATTTTAAAAAAGTTCCACAGGTATATTGGGACCGTGCAATGGCAGCGAAAGGCGCCTTAACACCAACAGAAGATGGTAGTCTTCAAATGGCGCGGATTGAGGGTGTGCTAAGTAAGTCAGAGGGTGCAGAAAAGTGTATAGCACCATCTATGCAAGCTGTACAGGTCAAAGCTGGTGAAATATACAGGCACCATGGGGGTAATATTTACAGGATAAAAGCTGTAGATAAAGACTCTGAGGATCCTAAAATATTACGTGTGTCCTATGAAGATGCTACAGGTGATGGGCATAGCAGAGCACTTAGAAAGTTTGTTGAAATGGTGGAAGATTCCTGTGGTGCTTGGGATAGGACATCACGTAAAGTCCCGCGCTTCACTCTTGTTGATTACACAGAATGGGAGAAGGCATGTAATGAAGTTGAGCGATTGAAAAAAGCAGAGAAACTAAAACAGAAGGAGGATCAAATTGATCGATACCTAAGGTGCATTAAGGCTCAGCTTATGGAAGCTAAGGATTACATGGTAAGTGAAGAGGGGTTCAAAGGGACAGCTAGAATAATACTTTCTATTAGGGCGTAGGCCATGGCAGTACTACCGAAGCGTAACTTAGTACCTACATCAGCAGCACGTAAAAAAGCGATCCCAAAAGTAATGGAATCGCCTGTGCTACCTGTGATAGAATCTAGTAAACCTGTTCTTCCGAAGTATAACCAGAAACTTAAGCCATGGCAAAGCGCTCCTAATACATCTATGGAGCTAATAGGGTGCTGCTCTAGCCACAAGGAATGTCTGGCTTATGGGGATTGTGTAGAAAAACTGTATCATGTCAACTATAAAAAAGTATGCAGCCTCTACAGACGCATACGAAAGGGAAGGGGGTGATTACAATACCAAATCCTTTTAGCAAAGAAATGACACTTAAGGAGTGGATGGCCCAGTATGGATACCGATGGGTAGAGGGTAGAGAAGAGCTATGTAAGGGGTTAATGGGGGTTGTTAAGGCTATGGATATTATGTACGAACTTAAAGCTAAGGGGGCGATTGTCTAGTGCTTAACGAAAAAGAACTACTTACCCCTGAGAACATGGAGGACTTCTTTAACCTTCTGAAGGCCACGGAAACTAATTATGTCTACTGGACCGGAGTACTACCTAAGAAGCTAATCATTAGCTTTGATATCCTAAAAAAATTGTCTAAGGTAACAGGGTTCTACCAAAGGCCTGAGCTTAAGGCCGAGGTCACAGCCTTCTCTCCTATTGTCCGGTATTTTAGGTTAACCCATGGTGTAGTCACGATTCAAGAGGACTATGAAGAGTTATTCTTTCACTTCGAGTGAAATTTAAAGGAGCTGGATTAAATGCATATTATTCAACCATCCGTGGAAATTGAAAGTCAAGACTGGGATCTGATACTACGAAGGATCGAGAAGAAGGGCCGGGTATGCTATAAGAGCGAAGACCACATTACAGACACTTCTGCAGCAGCGTTTGTTGCAATGCTAGCTAAACTAGGTCATCTATCAGTTTTGGAACATGAGAAAATATCTATTAAGTTCACCGTTGACCGGGGGATATCACATGAATTAGTTAGGCACTGGTCAGCTAGTTTCAGCCAAGAAAGCACACGCTACTGCAATTATGGTAATGATGACAAGGGTATCACAGTCATTGAGCCATTCTTCTACAAAAAAGGAAATCTAAAATACGATGCATGGAGAGAATCTTGTCTAATGTCAGAGCAGATGTACCTAGCTTTATTGGCACAAGGATCTACACCGCAGGAAGCTAGAGATGTTTTAATCAATAGTCTAAAAACAGAGGTATGGATGACGGCTACTGTTAAAGACTGGCTAATATCTATCTTCCCTCAGCGGTGTTCTCCAAAAGCTCACCCACAAATGCGGCAGGCTATGATTCCAACTCTATTGAAGATGAAAGAGTTAGTATCTGCTATTTTTGGTAATGTACCTTTTGATATGGGATTCCCATTTGAGCATTATGCGGAGGTCATTGTAGCAGACTAAACTAAAAAAGACCCTTAGGTCTTAGAAAGGAGATTCATATGAAAAAGAAGCCTGTTATTCTTATTAATGGCACTGGCAGGTCCGGTAAGGATACCTTCATTGGTTTTTGTGATGAGATGGTGCCATGTTTTAATATTTCAGCAGTGGATAAAGTGAAAGAGGCTGGGGCTATCCTGGGTTGGAATGGGGCTAAAACTGAGAAAGATCGTAAGTTTCTCTCAGACCTAAAAATGCTATCCATCGCATACTCTGACCATCCATACCAGTATAGCACAGAGCAGATTGAGCTATTTCAGAGTGACCCACAGTATGCTCTTATGTTTCTTCATTGTAGAGAACCTGAAGAGATAAAACGTTTTGAGGAACTTGGCTGCATTACCCTTTTAGTTACTAACAGCAATGTGGGAATCATAGAAAGTAATGAATCTGATGCAAATGTTCTTGATTTTAAGTATGACCACTATGTAGACAATAGCAGGTCACTAAAACACCTTGAAGCTAAAGCTCACGCGTTTGTCCGTTTACTAATAAAAAGTGCTGAATAGCTCAGCGGGACAACGCCAAGCCATTCAGCTTCAAGGAAATATGAAAAGAGCTGGTATTTAGTGTCCTAACGAGAGAGCCAGGGGGAACTCAGGTCGGACAAAACTTACGGTATAACTTAAATTACTCGTATACGTAGGTACGCTAACGGTCAGAGTAGCTCCTAAGGTTGGAAAACTGAGCTTAAGCTCTAGCTGCATCAAGCGACTCAAGATGCTCACCTCTGATATAACGATTAACCCTACATCGAGTTATTAAACTAACCTGACTTAATTACAGTGTATGCAGGTACAAGACTAGTATGCCACCGGGTAGCTTAGTATATACACAAAAATATGTTATAGCTAACATACTAAGCTATTCGACATGGTTCGTCAATGCTTAAAGTCCCTAAAAGAGAGGTTGGTGATAAAAATTTATGCCAACTAAGCTAGGCACAGTAACGATCCTTGCCTTTGACCCCGGTACAGCTAACCTAGGTTACGCTGCTTTATCCTGTGACTTAAGAACTTCAGAAGCTCGAATAAGCGAAAATTATGGTGTTTTTAGAACAAGTAAGCTGAATGATGGAACAGAGGTTCCTATCCGTGAGCGTATTGATACTCTAGGTGCACAGGTTAGACTACTTATTAGGTCCATTAATCCTAGTTTCATTGCTATGGAAGATTTTGTAGAGCAGGGTAAATTTGTAGGAAAGACCTACAAAGAGATGAGTTATCTAACTGAACACCTGCGCCTTGTATGCAGAGAGATGGGCTACGATGTGACTATATACTCTAATGGAATCTGGAAGAAAAAAACCTTAAATGCGACGAATGCTAGTAAGCTACAAGTTCAGCACTATATCAGACACAAGGTTCTTGGTACAGAGTGCCTTCAGAAGGAACCCGATCATGTATGGGATAGTGTAGGAATTGGCTACTGCAGGTGGTTGGACTACTTAAAAGGTGGCAAGGGGAGGACTGAGAACGAAAGGAAAGTACCAAGGGTCAGGAGGGTTGCCTTACGTGCGAAGTAGACACACCTAGAAGATGCCCGTTGTTTGACCCAGAAGAGCCTACTGCCCGGGAAAACTGTGGGAGTTGTGTTATTTGGTGCTTTAGTGAGGAGAGATGCAGTGTGCAGGAAGAAGTTGTTAAGCTTATGGAGCAGGCTGAGCAGGAACAAAAACTAAAAGAAGGTCTAAAAGGAGGGGTTAAGTATGAACAACTTAGCTGGTGGGGAGACGATCAAACAAGCTAGTGATATGCTATGCCCTAGCTGTGGTATGCAACTAGTTCACCAGAGTGGCTGCCCTTGGTGCCCTCACTGCGCTTGGAGTCAGTGCGGTTGACAAGAAGGGCTGGTGAGTTTAAATACCCACATGACATTGTTAAACAGGACATAGTTAACGCAGTGTCTGAACTATACCAGATGCACGGTGCAGGAAATCAGATGACTTTAGATAGTATCCGTTCTTGTATGGTCTATAAGTTGCCAAAGTCAACACTGCGACCCCTATTGACTGAGTGCATCAGTGAAGGTTTAATTCATAGGTTTAACCTTCATAGCAATAGCCAGAAGGCAAGGCCTATATACTCCTATAAACCAACTAGATAGAATAGAAGGAGCTGGATTAACATGTTTAGGGAAGGTAATTGGATTTTTTCAGAGGGTGAGTCAGGGGAATCTACCATTTTAGCACCCTGCCTACCAAAGGTTATTATTGAGCGCTTAAACCCGGAGGTCATTACACCTACTTATGCTTCTGAAGGTGACTCTGGACTAGACGTTTACGCAGTAGAAGATACTATTATTCAACCTGAAGAAACAGTTCTTATGAGGCTCGGTTTTAAGCTGGGTGTACCGAAACACCCTTTGCATGATTTCGGTTACCGTTGGGAAGTTCAGGTAAGGCCTAGAAGCGGTATATCAGCACGCACTAGTTTAAACGTTAAGCTTGGATCAGTGGATAACTTCTATCGGGGTGAGGTCGGAGTTATTATGCATAATACCAATACCCGTACGGCTAAGCTAAGATACCCTCTAGACTTGAACAATGAACATGATAATATGGTAGAACCTACTCGTCGTTTTCCTGAAGGGACTTATATCATTAGAAAAGGTGACCGATTCGCTCAATTAGTATTTAACGAAGTCATCCGGCCACTGGAACTTGTTGAGGGCAAAGTTGAAGATACAGACAGGGGCGCCAAAGGCTTTGGCTCTAGTGGTATATAAGTTATGACACTTGATGAGTTTAACGCATTAGCTCAGATGCAAGATGACTATCTTCATAGCCGGGGCTGTAATAAGCCTAAGGAAATGATTGTGAGCCAATCGCTGCACAAAAGACTTAACCTAGGTGATACCATAGTGCTTAGCCATGCAGGAGAAGTACCGCTTATTGAAGATCCTAGTATTCCCCTGTTCATGTTTCGAGGGTTTGTATATGACCGCAAGAAGGACACTAGCTCAGTTGTAGCCATAAAAACAACAAGCGTAGGTCCTTCAGAAGTGCAGTTAACTCCTGATGATGTAATAGACACTGTAGTTCCTGTGCCTAGTGTAAAAGCTGAAGACTTTACACCTAAAATGGGAAATCCAGTGCATGCACATAGGGTATCCTTGAACCAGCGTAAACGTGCATCTCGTTAGTCTCAAAAGTGCTCTAGGTGCATAGTATGCTTGTAAAAAAGAAAGTTGGTGTTTTGCATGGGGGGTGTTGCTCGGAAGGCTAAAATGGAGTGCTGGGGGTTACTTGATCTATTGGTATATATGATTGTAGGGTTCTTAATTCCAATAGTTGGCCTTTGTGTAGGTATCTATGGGATATGCCATAGAGGTAAAAGATGTGATGGCATGGTTATTCTTTGCGCAGGTTTAGCAGGTGTTGTATACATGCCGAGACTTCTGCTATTAGCTTTCTTCACGGGTGGGGCACTGCTCTAGGGCAGTGTCTTCTTTTTGAATTAAGTTGTTCAAAGTTGTATAAAATTGTTGATAATGACACAGACTATTGGTATAATAGAATATGGACCAAAAAAGAATTTAAGGAGCTGGTATTAGTGTTATTACAAGCTATGAACTCATTCCAAGTAGCAAGCCGGGAGTACAAAGAAGCTAAGAAAGGTCAATACTCGGATAAGACGGGGCCTAAGGAGTTTTTCAGGGCTTCGGAACTAGGCAGTGGTGACCGGAAGATTATCTACAGCTTTTTTAAACACCAACTGCCAACTAAAGGCAGATCTGCTAAGAGTCTTAGGCAGCTGGAGAACGGTGATAAAGTGCATGAAAGATACCAAACGGCATGGGAGGACATGGGAGTACTAATATCCATGGAGCAGCGCCTTTCCTCAAGGGACGACACCGAAGGTTTAGCTAAGTATCCATGGGAGTGGGCAGGGCACTACGACGGACTACTCGATATGAATGTTCTAAGAGCCCATGCACTTGGTAAGACAACCGTTAACACGGTTAAAAAGCTTAACGAGGCTGGAGAAGAAACTGAAGAGTTTGAGATGGAAGTGTCCATTGATGATGACTTTGCAGAGGAAATAGGAATTTTCAAAGTTGACGCTGAAGGAAACTCAACCTATGAAGAGATTACTATGGTGGCTGACATTAAGACCATGAATCCCTTTGGATTTAAGTCCCTCAAAGGTGGTAAACTCTCAGAGATCACTGGATACATTGACCAATTATCCTTTTACATGTACATGCTGAACACACCATACGGGTCAATCTTTGTTGAATGTAAAGGGTCAAATGACCTCTGCGAAATCCAAATTGTTTGGACTGACCTACATGAAGGTCAAGAATATGTTTTTGATCCGGATCTTCATGGGGAGATTGAGGCTGGTAATGGAGTTCACCGGGTTGTCATTAATAATGACCGATTCTTCGGAAGCGATAAGGAAGTTGGCCTAGTACCGAGACTTGACAAGCTGTGGAACACTAAAGAAATGCTGCTGAAGATCGAGGCCGGGGAACTTGATAACCCTATGCAAGAGGTTATGCCTCCAAGGTGCTCAACGGATCCGAGTAAGTTCCCATGCTCATGGGGAGAAGGTAAAGAAAAATGTGAGTTCTTTGATCACTGCTGGAATGACATCCACCACGGCTGCGCTACTAAACCCGAGGAAGGGTGTCCAGAGGAACTGGTGTGGGAAATGTCTGTAAGTACTGGTGGTAAAGACATTCGATTTGACAGCCGGAAGGTACCTACTGGGATTACAAAAGAAGCCTTTGAGACTTTAGTTAGAATGGGTGCCCTAGATCCTATTAAATTTATCATTGTAGATCCAAGTACGGCTTCTGAGGTTGAGCTAGAAGATACAGCTCAGATTGATCACATGTTTGGCGCGGGTGGAGAGCTTAACCTAGCACCACCTACAGAAGCTTCTGAAACAGTTGAATATACTAACACCGAGGGTAAAAAAGCCATCCAGTGTACCAAGTGCCATAAGGAAACAACCTACCAGAAGCTTGGAACCGGGAACACAAAAAAGTGTAGCTTCTGTAACCACATAAACAAGGTCAATCGATAAGTAAATACGAGGGACCTTCTATGGGGGTCCCTTAATTATAAGGAAGTGGTGTTAATGTTAGAGCGGTGCAGGTCTTGTAGTTTTGAGCATACAGACTTTACCTACGTTTTGTTTAAAAGGCATTTTGTTTCTAACCGTGTCTTGTCCTATTGTTCACGATGTAACCGTAGATTGTACCTAATATGCCACAAACCGAATCATACTGTTTAGGGTGGTGACTAAGTGAGGTTAAAAGTAGTAATTGCAATTGAAGTACTTCTTATATTTATATTACTTCTGTTGATCTCATACCAAGAGCAGCATCTTATGCCTAAGCCTAGTATTCATACTGTAGCGAGTGGCTTTCCCCAAGACTACCAAAGAGTTGTAGTACCACCTAAACCAGAACCTCAGAAGTCCCGTAGTAGTGACTTAGACCTTTTATGTGATTTTGAAGTCACATGGTATAACAACGATGGCATAACCTATACAACAGCTAGTGGAGGACAGACCATAGCTGGCCGGACAGTAGGAGTTGATCCTAGGATTATACCCTTAGGAACATGGATCGAGATTCACATGCCTGATGGCAGTATTTTAAAACGAAGAGCTGAGGACACAGGGGGAGCAGTAAAAGGACGCATATTAGACGTCTACGCTAACAGGTCGAACGCAGAGCTTTTAAAACGTGGTAGAACTAAAGGGGTTGCAGTACGAATACTAGGAGGTAGTTAGACTATGTGTAGGATTAGAGAAGACCTAGGTGACGATCTTTGTGAACACTGCCCTCTCGATAGAGAGCTTAGGGGTACTTATAGTACTCCAGGTGGTAATTCTTCTGGGTGTGAGGGTAGTCACTGTGCTGAGGCCTACGAACTTTACCTAGATACTATGGAGGAATAGCCTATGGTCAAAGTTATCAGTCTTAAGTCAGGAAAACGGTTAAATAGGCAAAATACTAAGTCCAATGACAAGCTAATTAACCAAGAGGGGCGCTACATCGGCGTCCTTCCTTCTGAAGATGCAGAGTTCATGAGGAAGTGGCATGATCGGCTTACCTACGAGCAGGCGCAGATCCATGAGCTTATTGAAGAGTACGAGAAGAACCACATGCAGTACCTAACGGACCTAACGAGCATGATGCTCTATTTAGGATTTGATCCGGAGTCATATGATCCTACCAAAGAGCGCTTATTTATTAGTGAGGATGGACATATTTGGCTAATAGAAAAGAAGGGGGGGGGGAGTAGTTAATGGATCAAAAAACTAGAACAGCTAAGGATTTTGTTATCCAAGTGGCCGGAGGTAGGGAGCAGGCCGAAAAGATTATGGCTGAAGTCAGAGAGAACAACAAGAAGCTCGACTCCTGTATGCTGCATGACTTCTCTATTGACCTTATGCCAGAACGTCCTATTGCTATGGGTAATAAGTGGCAGTGCTCTAAATGCGGTGGAAAAGTAGACCATGATAGAAAACGGTGGTATGAGCTAGGCCTTATGCATATGGCTACAGAAGGGGGAGTTTAGACTATGTACTTTATTGAAAAATCTGAGGATCTAGTGGGTAAAATAGTAGCTTTTGTTCATGCTGCACGGTTTGCTGAAGCTATTACAATTGCAACCACAGATGGTGGGGTTATGGTTATAGAACAGGATGCTGATGAAGAGATACGAATTTTTAAGCAGCATCAGGTTCAAAGGTACCTTTTTGAAAATCATGATAGTGGTAAGACTCTACTACCTAAGCTTCAGGAACTTGGCATTATTAAAGAAAATGAGTACGCGGATTTGAAAGAGGCCCAGCGTCTCCGGCGTGAGGAGTCTGATAGGCAGCAAGCTATTCAGAAGGAGAAGAGAGAACGCGCTGAGCTTATAAGGCTTAAGGAAAAGTATGATGGTGTAGGTCCTGAAATCACTAATGAAGCTGTTTTAAATATGCTTAAGAATTCCGGCTTTACTGTGACAGAACGTAAGCTACCTGCTAAGGATGCTAAAGAACTCTTAGACAGAGTGTTTATCCCACCTGAATTTAAAGCAGAAGCTAAAAACCCTGAAATTAAGTGTGAAGTCTCAAGGTGCTAAGTTCTTAAAAAGATGGTGATGTGTAGGTATACATGGGGTTGTGCCCAGTGTAATCAACATTATGATTGTAAAACTAAGTACTGTAACACATGCGCTTTACCAGATTGTCCTTTATTATTAAAATAGTGGATAAGAAGAGCCTGTGGTGACCTCGGATGGGGGCCACAGGCTCTTCTACTAGGGGGTGTCGTAGGTATTGTTTGAGAAGACACGAAGTCTTAATAGCATTGTAAGTTTTAATTTGAACGTGCACCAATTCTATATACCTAAGCTATATACAGAGTATCGGAGTTTGGTTAATAAGCTTGGCTTGTGCACTCTAAGAACTGATCATGCATCTCTACTTGAAGACTTGCCATTTTATATAGTCGATGCCCATAAAGACAGCAGTGAAAAATTAGATGCTATATGGGCTAATGCACAGGATAGGGGTTACAGGTTTATCATAAGTGACGGTATTAAGTATGATGCTATTCAAGAGTATAATATGGTTGTTAAATTTCAGGAAGACGGTCATTTTTTATTTGAAGCTTCAGGCTTAAAAGTCCCACTTAGGCATATGTACAGATATCCTACTTCACTGCTATCATGTACTGGCACCTTATCAGAGGGGATTCACCTTTGGTACATGTTTAATGTACAATATGGGCTAAATAGGCTAGTAATTAAAAATGATTTGTTAACTCTATACAACTACGGATTATTTGATAAGTGGTTAGAGGTAACAAAGTACCCAATACCAGTAGGCATAAGAAACGAAAACATTGTATTCTGGCAAATAAAGTAATTAACAGAAAGAGCCCGTGGTTACCTCAGATGAGGGCCACAGGCTCTTTCTGTTTACCATACCATATAGGCCCCAAGGGATCTTCTGAAGCCAATTCATTTGATGTAAAGAGCCACTGCAGGTCAGTATTGTCTATTCCATAGATAGCGTTCCTCAGCCTCAGAGCGCGGTCTAGGTTTGTCGTGACTGTTAGGATAAGGGGGAAGGTTCCATAGATCGATTCAAAGCTTTTAGAGGCATAGTAGGCTGTATAGCGCTGGTGTTTCCTTTGGAAGACCGGTAGGCTCATGGTTCCATTGTCTAATTCTAGGAAAAAGTGGATACCTTCATCTTCTGAAAACCAATACTGGCCATAAGCATCCGGATTACATACCATCTTCTTCCCCCAGAAGGTGAAACTATGTCGGGTATGGTTTTCTGTTCTGTACCCGGTAACTTCATGCTTATGTTTTCGAGCATTCCGGAGAAGTGAAATGTAGAAGTTATTGATGTCTACCATATGCTTAAGGTACGGAAGTCTTGTTTCGTTCATTTCATAGGACCATGATAGTTCTTCTACTTCTTGGTTAAGAAGTCCGGCTACAATCTTGGCACCCAGTTTATCAAGGATAATATGGCCTTGGCTTGTTCCTTCATTCCCAATGTCTACAAAGAATCGGTCAACGAGTTGAGCATCAAAAAGTTTTCGGATCCTTCGTCTTGCAATAAGCTCTGATTGAGAGTTTTCAAGTCCTTTAGAGTTGTATCTGTAGTGCATTTCAGCTATTTGTCTGGTGGTTAAGCAGCGTTGATAGTAGATAGATAACAGGACTTCTCTATCCCTTGGCGTTAACATAGGGTTCTGGTAAACTTCTCGTATTGACCGCTCAGTGTCCCCCTGTTTTCTGACGAATTTATTAATCCTTCGTGAGGTAATTTGTCTAGTTTCTAGCATACCCTATCCTCCTACTTAACTCTCTGGATCTTACCTGTGGCCTTCCCAGTCTTTATAGAAGCACTCTGGTCTTCGGTAATCTGATTCTTTTGGATGGTACTATATCGGGCTTCTATGTCATCTTTTATTTCTGAGATATGCTTATAATTCCTAGTTTTATAAGCATCTTTCCATTTCTTAACTTCAGCTAGCCCAACACTAGGAAAGTAGTCATCCATGTTAAGACAATCAAAAGTGAAAGGACTTGGGTGGATCTTTTTAAACCGTCCGTAGCCTGTATACTGAACCATAGATGTTAGGTCCTCTTCTGTAACTTCCGGCAGCATACGTTTGATTTTAGGTGCTGAAGATGTCCCTATGAGTAGGCTCACTTGGGTGAAGGTGTTGTCTTCGATCATGCCCATAAGCTTAGCTGGGATCTGTTCAACGCTTTGATGGGCTAGGACTAAACCTAGGCCATAGCTTCTGGCCATTTCTAAGAAACGCTGAATATCAGATTCTTGGTCGAGGAACATCTCAAATTCGTCTAAGATGGCCACATGGGGTATCCGTTTATCGACTTCTGTATCCCCTCTACTAAATACCGCTTTACTGATAAAGGCAGTGAATAGGGTTCCGAAGAAGGAGATAATTTCGTTTTCGTTTTTGTCTAGCGCAAAGTTGACTATAATAATTGCTTTTTCGTCTAACATCTTTCTCCATTTATACAAGTTTGTCTTTTGACACATGCTATACCGCGGTAATTCATTTTGGGTAATGACCTCAAGCTTATTAAGGATAGCTTTAGACTCTGCTTGGCGTGCTCTAATCTTCATGCCTTTGTAGCTTTGCCAGTAGCTTAGGACATCCGGAAATTCTGTGTCATCTTCCATCTTAGCTAGGGTCCAATCTAAATAATCTTCATCTGTGAACATGCGGTAGACTTCTAGTATAGATCCTTCAGGATTTGTGCTTATGACTGCAATGAGGGCTCTTCTGAGGATGCTTTGACTGTGCTCCTTAATAGAACCCTCACTATTGAGTTTTAGGAAGACAGAGACGATCATAGTGGCCAGATTGTAGGTGCTCATACCAGGCTGTATCAGGAAATTAAGAGGTATAAACTGCGCTATGTCCTGAAGGTCAATGTAATGTACCCGGTGCCATTCACTTTTTGGAAGATGGGCCATTAGTTCATCGGCCACATCTCCTTTAACGTCAAAGAAGGTCAGACCACAGTGTCTTATAATTTGAAGTCCTAAGAACGATAGCCACCAGCTTTTTCCGCTACCTGTTCCACCAATGCAGTAGACATGTTGCATAAGCATTTTAATATCTTTAAAAGCTAGGTATTTTAGACGACCTCTAAAGTTTGATCTTCCGAAGACAATAGCTTGGTCTTTCCACGCTTCTTCAATGGTATTGTACTGATAGACTCCATCAGGTACAGGCATTTTTTTAGCCTGCAGTCGTATGATTCCTGGGATGTTCTTTGCTGGGAAATGGAGGATCGTTGCAAGCTCTGCTGGGGTAACATAGTTTTCAATAGGGTATGTATGAATTCTTCTTGCTGCATAGTCTTTCAAGAATTGACTTACCCCGTGTTGGTTAAATAATCTTAAATGTCTTTTATAGTATTTTTCTCGGTAGTCAGAGAAGGGTCTAAAACGATTTTTATCAGTGGCTGGTGCAAAGGAGCTAATAACTGTGGATAAGCGTGCTCGGGCTTTACCGAAGGCATTGTGGCTGCATACGAGACGTATTTCTAAGTCAAAATAAATACCGGCTTCTAGTTTCTTTTGAATTGAGTTTAAACTGGTGTTATGGTCTTTTGATCCAGCATTGCCTGTGAGGGTATAGTGTATAGCTCCTAGTAATGCTTTGGGGGTTTTCATTAGTCCAGTCCATTTAGCATATGGGTAGTGCATGCGACTAGGTCGTTTACCTGTTTTTTTATATATTTCGTAGTGGCTATTGGCTATGACTAAGGCTCTATAGGGTACAGGTCTTAGGGTAAATTGAACCCATACTTCTTCTTCATCATCTAGGTTTTGCATGGAGGCGCATAAACTAGCTATCATATCTGCTCCGATGCGTTCACCGTCTGACTGTAGAAGATTAAAGAGATAATGGCTGTCAAGTTCTAGCGTGGCACAGGCTACGTTTAAGGCATAGAGTCTTCCGAAGCGTCCGTAATCTTTTTTAGGTGTAATAATTTCTGCTGATTTGTGGATAGAGTTTATATTGCTCTGGATAAAATCTTTTTCTAGATTTTTTGAAAGCCAAGTGTATAGGTTAATACCTTTATTGGTTCCTTGGAACTCAAAGCTTAACCAGTCATAGGGTTTTTTAGGGTTATATATCGTATAGAGAGAATCAAATAGACTATTGTACTGAGATGGCTTAAATTCAGAATCTTTTTCAATGAGTATTTGGTATAGGTTCCCATTCTTAGATCCACTGCTTAAGCGTTTTCGGTGAATAGGGTACATTAGGCTTTTTATGATCATGCTGTCATACCACCTTTGACTGCTTCTTTAATAATATTCCATAGGAGCTGGCCAAGGTCTGTTATTGCTTGACCGGAGTGTAAGTAGAGTACTAACGCATCACGTTTTACTTGTAGGGCATAGATAACTAAATTACACATTTTAACTATAAAGATTAAGATTACACCAGTAAAAACACTACCGAAAGTTATCTTTAATATCCAAGATTCAATCTCGTTATGTGAAGGTATATGCATAATATCCTCCTAAACGCTAAGTAACGTTTTACAAGCAGCATAGATATCATTAAATAACCCAATAACTTCATAAAGTATAATTCCACCACCGACAAAGGCAACAAGAGGAATAACATCACCGCGTCCTGTAAACTTTAAAAATGAACTTACAACTAAAGTAAAAAAGCCAACAACAAGCATATGGAGTAATATAGCTCCTTTCCCTCCCCAAAAACTTGTAGGTACGACTGTTCCTGATGTAACAGCTAGCGCTGGGTGCATAAAGTTAAAGAGAGCTGAACCAGGTAGTAGAATATTAAGAGTTGTAAAAGCTATACTAGGTGCTAAAGCAACAGCTAGATTAACTATTTTTTGGTGTTTTTTGTACCAACGTATAAAACTTCGATTAATAAATACTAATTCAGAATCTAAATACTTTAATTCAGACAACTTTCCAATTACTTGTACTTTTTTCATAAGACACTTCCTTTTTAGATATACTGTGGTGTATTTTTATGTTAAACATTAGATTTACATGCAAGTACCAATAAATTAAGAAATAGTATCTCAGGTATATCTTTATTGAATAATACAAAAAGAAATGCTAAGAAGCTTGCTGTCAGCGGTTTCTTAGCATTTTTATATAGACTAGTTTATTTCTTTTTTCTATTTTTAATATTTAAATTTACAATTCTCAAAGTGAGGAGGATTTCTTTTTCTCTCTTTTCTTCTTCCTACCATATCTTTAGTTGAAATCGTTGTTTCCTTGGAAACCAAGAAATCAACTTATCACTCAAAATATGAACAACAGCTCCTAAAGCTATAAACTCAAAAACTACTACACCAAACAATAAGAAAGGAAAAGCTAACAATAAAATACCAAATAAGCTATGACAATGCCCTCTGTGTTTCATCCATCGACTAAAAATATTATATCGACCCAATGTTGATGTTCGGAGATCAATATCAGGTAATAGACTTCCAAAAAGAATACAAAAAAACAATAAAGGACTTTGAACTATAAACAACCCAACTACTGATCCTATAATAAGATGACCTAAAAAGTTGAATACAATCACCTTCTCTCTTTTAAGTTGATAAATATAGTATGTTCAATTTCAAGTTCATCTATCCTACCAAATTTTAGAATTTATTTTTATACAGAATATTAGCTTTTAAAGATCCCTCAGGCTGCTTTTTAACTGTAGGCTCTTCAGGTATTACCCAAGGTTCAGGAGTCTTAGGGACTTCTGGAATAGCCCTCATCACTGGCGACCCCTTCTCTATCTGCATAGCTTTACGGTAAACCTCTTTAAGTCGTCCGGTCTTATTCTTATACCGCTCCAAATCTCTTATAATATCTGCATCATCTGTAGGATGTAACCTAAACCCAGCCATAGCTTAAATCACCCCTCTGAGAGCTTAAGAAGCCCGTATTTCCGGTAACCATTAGCATTTGCAAGCTCTGCATTATCCATAGTAAGGCAAGGTACACCTGTAAACTCAGTAATGTAGTCTGTATAAACATGAGCCCCACCACCACAAAGGATCACCGCTGAAAACCTTCTGAAGTCTGGTATATGAAGACTAAGCTCATCTTGTAGTGTAGGTAGCCTGACTTCAATAGCCTTTCTAACAAGTTCATGAACCTCTACCTTTTTACCACCTAGCTTTAAAAGACCTGTACGTAAGACTCGATCCACTTCCATAGGCTGAGGTAAAAAACTAAATGAGTGTGAGATAAGCTTTCTAAGTTCTTTTTGTACTTCATGAACTCCTTCCCAGATAGTAAAGGAGTCCTGTGAGAAGGCACCTTCCTCCATTATGCATCCATCCGTTGACTTACCACCTATGTCAAGGATTAAGAGGTCTTCAGAAGCCAGCTCTGTGTTCCTCTCTTCCCCCTCAGCATCCAGTACAAAGTCAAAAAATGCCCCGGCAGACTGGGGAAGGACTAAAGAATCATTGACTTTAACAAGGCGCTGCACAGCATTAAAGCCGAAGTTAAAACCCCCCTTTAACCGTTCAGCAAAAGCTAGCTTAGAAGCTTCACGCTTATACTCTTCAACCGGTAGGCCAGATACAAGTAAATCAATAATACTAACACCTGTAGATTCTTGGTAGAGTCCTAAAATTGTGAGTAACTTCGGTAGATCCGATTCAGAGGACAACCGCTCAGACTTAAAATCAAAAGATCCTTTAGACCCTACGTTCCATGATCCCCCATGCTCCGTTGTAATAAGATATCCTTCTGAATCATTTAGATCTCCCATAATAACTTCTGAACGCCTTTTGCTAAGTGACGGGCAAGTATCATCCCAGTCTTTTCCTACCCCTTTAAGTTGGACAAAGCCAAGGTCAGCACCAACTACATTTTTCTTCATTGTTTAACCAGCTCCTTATTTGTTGAACACTCCGTTAAACACTATTCAACAAAGCTTAGTTATATCCTGCTTAGAGTGTTAAACATTTGATAAAACAACTATACTCCTACGCTATTATGTGTTAAGTATATAGGGACTATCTTATGGGAGGGGTTGTAGACGAGTAGAAGAAAAGGTTATAGGAACCGTGTCAAGACAATTAGAAAGTACAGAAAGGTTAGGTGTTTTATGGATGAACCAGTATTGAGCCTAAAAGAATTTAAGCTTCTAGAAAGAGCTGACCAAACAACTCTACTTAAAAAGTACCTTAGTAAAATGACTAAAGAGGAAATAGCAAAATCCTGGGGTTGTGGCCTTGCTAATATAAATGGCTGGAGAAAACGGCTAGGCCTTACGGAAACTAGGGATATAAAGCGTATGCCTAAGGCAGAGGAACCTTCAGAAGTCATGCTAAGCCCACAAGAAGCAGTAGATACTATGTACGAGGAGACTCATAGTGAGTCTGAGAATACCCTAATGTTAAGTTCCACAGTAATCTATGTTAATAAAAGGAAATCTGCCTTTTCATTACATCTTGAAAAAAGTATGGATGGATCAGAGATCAAAGAGGCGCTTTTAAGTTATGCATCCATCTTAGATGACAAGAAAGTTTATGACCTTCTGCTTGATATAGGAGGAGACTAGCATCATCCATCATCCACTTTTTAAAGATACCTATGTATATTAATAATAGGGGATAGAGCCCCTAAAATAAGTGAAGGAGCTGGTCATATGTTAAAGAGAATCACATTAGCCCATGTCGTTATCTTGGTCCTTGTAGGCATAGCAGTCTTCAGTAAATACCATGAGCCCAAAGCGGTTCAAGGATTTGGTACAAAGGACAATATTGTACCAACGTTCCATGTGACTTCAAAAGCTACTAAAATGTAATCTAGGGGCCTACGGGCCCCCGTCCACTTTTTTAAAAAGCCTATGTATAGTATTAGTAGGGGATGGAACCCCTAAAACAAGAAGGAGCGTGTTGAGAAATGAACTACATCAAACAAATGCAAGAAAATGTTGAGGATCTTAAGAAAACCAATGCTGAACAGTGTGAGGTTATTAATGAATTTTTACACTACCTCGGGTCCTCTAAATTCTGGAATGATCCTACGATTCAGGTTAGCGAAGTCCAACAGATGCTAGTGAATATCAAAATGGCTTTGACCACATAATTACTTCGGAAGTGGGTATATTAAGAGTATAAGGGGCTCCGGCCCCTAAAACAAAAGGAGTGTTAAACGATGGAAAGATTAACATATCAATACAACTGTGTTGGATGTCCCAATATCAATGAGCTAAACTACATCATAGACAACGCTAAGGACATCACGTACCAAACTTTTCGAAGGCATGTTGATACAGAATCTTTTACTCTGCTAAAAGAGCAGCTAGGTTACACACCACAATTAGCGAGAGACTGTAGCTTAACCCTGGCTAATGACTGGGCCGTAAGCTTTTGCAAATCAAAAACACCTAAGGGTAAACCTGTGTACTATATACGTCACTCAGCAATTGAACACATTTTTAAGTAGGGGGAGTGGACCTAAGATGAAAAAAGGCGATTACGTAGAGACTCCTAGATTCTTGATGGTAAAAATTGAAAAGGTATTTCGTAAAATGGAGAGGGCTGTAAAAGAGGGGTATACTGAGCCAACTCATTACAGGAATTCAGATTATCACATTAGAGGTAAGTGCCTTGGTGAAAATCGGATGATCTTTGCAGCAGTTAAAAGAGAACTATAGAGGAATACTTCTGTGCTACGGAAGACAGGCAGGCGCTTAACATCCTGCCTTGATTCGGGCTCACAGGCGAAGAGGCATCGACCTCTAAGATAGAAGGGAAGTTTAGGAAGATGAATGAAATTACAGGACCTTTAGAGTTACGAGATGACTATACATCCATAATCGTTAGTTACTCAACAGGCATAGACTCAACAGGGGCCTTAGCCAAAGCCTTAGAACTTGCTAAGAAGTTACCACGAAAGACCAAAAAGTTTCTGCTTTATTGTGACACAGGTATGGAGTACAAAATTAATACTGGGTTATTCTACCAAGTAGCAAAAGCGTTTAAATTAGTACCAGTGCTACTTCAGAATGAAAAAACCTTTCTAGATATCCTACTTGAGCGCCAGAAGTGGCCGGATATGAAAAATCGTTGGTGTACCTCCTATCTTAAGACAGGAGTAACAGATAAATGGATCAGAGCAAATCGTCACATGCTAGGAGAGAGGGTGCTGTTTATAACCGGGGAGCGCCGGGATGAAAGTCCACGTAGAGCAAAGTATCCAGAATTGGATTGGCAAAGCACTACGCTCAAAACAGAGCGGAAAGGTAGATTCATATGCCACTGGTATCGGCCTGTTCTTGACTTTGAGAAGGGTAAAATGTTTGAGTATGGTAAAAAACTCCATATTCCCCCGCACCCCTGCTATGAGTATGTGAATAGATGTAGCTGCATGTTCTGTGTTTTCATGATGGATAAGCATACTATTGAGAATATGAAAAACCATCCTCAAGACGCACAGAAATGGTTACAGGCAGAACTAAAGATAAATCACACCTGGAAGAACAAGATGAGCTTAAATAAGCTCTGGAATGAAAACTGTGAAGAAGCCCCTATGAATATCATTGTCTAAAAGTCATAGGGTGGCTTCCGTCCACTTTTTAAAAAGGCCTATGTATGGTATTAATAGAGGGGTAGGACCTCTAAAACAAACGAAGGAGAGTGTATTAAAATGACAGAGAAAATCAATTGGGTAAAAGTTATGGAAGACAACAGTGAGGCAATAGTTGACACAATCAAACTAGCAAAAGAGGAAGCTTATGGCTGCATGCAAGGATGGCACATTGACGTTGAAATAAACGAGGATGGTAAAGTATGGACCAGTGGTCTTAATTCCCATGGAAGTCAATCAATGTCTTCGTGGAAAGGTGAAACCCTTATTGTCTGCCATGTAAACTCTTGGGAAGTTGACACAAATGAAGCAGAGGATATTAAGTATTCCCCAGAAATATATGCTGAGTATCTGGCACAGCAGGAAGCCGAAGATGGTTATGACTCCGCTTGGGAGTTCATGGAGAATAAATACCCTGAGATTCGCCAACAATGGCAAAAAGATGCTAGAAACTTTGAGATCAGTGAATTTGATGCAGGTGAACTGCTGGATAGAGCTATTGAGGGGCAGAGAGCATACCACCAGTTTGACTAAGTATTTCAGGGGTCCTTAGGCCCCTTTCCTATTATCGTCCACTTTTTAAAAAAGCCTATGTATAGTATTAGTAGAGGGGATCGAGCCCCTAAAATAAAAGGAGCGTGTTGAAGGTGCGAGACACATTTGAAATGGTCAATGGAGCGGTTACAGTAATTTTAGGTGGAGCAGACCAGCAAGGTAAGTTTTCTTTTGAAGGTGTTAAAGTATCAACGAAACCTAACGTATTGTTTAAGTCCTATGTTCACAGCTTAGATAAAAAAGTTAGTGGAGAGCTTACAATCACCTCCCTTCGTGAGCACATCTATGGAAAGATCAAGGTTCAAGCAGATTCGGAGCTTAAAGATTATATCAAAAAGCATATCAATGACACGGCATTTTACACTGAGAAGGATGAATACGAATACAAGTTTTTCTCCCGCGGAGTTAACTCCAAAGATGCATATCCGGAAATTGACGAGAATATCAACTTAACTTACGGTAGTATTGGCCATGGCTTAGTTAACTGCACAATTAATAATAGATACTGTGTTTACGACCTTGTTCAGGACAAATTTATAAGCATTAGATCATCTAGTTATAGCGATGCGGTAGATGTAACCCCACTGCAAATTTTCTATGGGAGAGAACTAAACTTCATTATTGCCCTTGAGCAGTACAAACTTGGTAAAGCTCACCCGGCCTTTACAGAAGTCGTTAACCTGAATAAGTTCCTTGAGGGTAAAAAGTCAGTGAAACTTAAAATGACCAACGGTAAAGTTCATGAGCTTAAAAGCACATCTTCAGAAGTTCGGGCTAATCAAATTATAGAGTGCATCAATGGTGTCTTCTCTATGGAGAATAACTACCACCTATCCCCGCGCCTTGAAAAAGATCACACAGGTTTAGAGTTCCTTGATTGCTTGCAGTTCGGTAAACAGACCTATAAAATTAATGCAGCGAACCTAGTAATTAAAGCCCCGGCCCCAAAAGTAAAGGCACCTAAGACCCGGGTTCGGAAGTCTAAAAACGCAGCGAAGTAATTAATAGGGGCTTCGGCCCCTTAATATAAAGGAGTGTTTAAGATGGAATTAGCTACTTTTGAGCTACCTAAAGGCTATGAACTTCTGAAGTCTAAGGTCAAAGAGGGCGAAACAGTTGATGGTGGCCCGGTGCGTATTATCCTAGCTGTAAGAGCTTCTGACGGGGAACATGTTACCTGGGAGTACAATGACAGGAGCAAGTGTTACTGGGGTCACTACTACAGAAGTAAGTGTTACTGGGGTCACTACTACAGAAGTTTAGAGGCTGCTGAGAGAGACTTCGAAACTAGGAACCCTGACTATACGAAAGCTATCAGAGATGCTAAGGCGATCTACGAAGAAATGAAGGCCCTCTATGCAGCAGGCAATGAGAACCCAGAGGATTACTTGGTAGTAGCTAAGAAGTATGCTAACTTAGTTACTAAGTACGGAAGTTGCAGGGATGGGCTCCATACTGAATGGACTATTCCCGGCACAACATTCCTATCTTCACGGAATACACCTACCTATACTTCCTATAAATCGTTCACCAGACTTCCGGATTTCCTTATATTTGCTGAGGACTGTGCTATGATGGTCTATCGCCTAAACGGTGGCGAAGGGTTTACTACGCCAGAGCTTGTGAAGTTCTTAGACAGTCGGCCTAAGTTCTTAGGGGAATAAAAGGGGCTTCGGCCCCTAAAATAAAAGGAGTGCTGTAAATGAAAAAGCTTTTTAAGGCTATGCAAAGCCTAGTCAACAAACATGTTGAATGCTATCAATCGGACTTCGGAATTGACAAGAAAGTGATCATGGCTAACCCTAATGAAGTTCTTTATTATTGGTACATTTGTCAGTATGGGACCTTTCTTGCAAGCGCTACTGACATGCAGTGGGTCGAATCAGGTAGACCAAAATCCGCTAAGTTCTGGTTATCTGAAACTAAGATGATCTTTGAAGTTCATATAGATACTAAGGAGCTTAAGTCCATAACCCCATACAAAATGGAGGGTATTATTAAGGCAGCTAAATCTATGTCTGAGAACATTAAACTTGACTATCTAATCAAGTGGATGGGCAGAGGTCCTATGTTCGAGAATGAGAGGCCTTCTGAAACACTCTACCATGTAGCTGATAGCCTTAACTTTAAACATCCTAAAATTAATGAACTCATTAAGGATTGCTCAGGTATCCTTACTATTCTTGCTGCCTTAACTGAACTAAAGGCTAGCACAATGCATGAACTAAAGGAGCGTGCTTAAAATGATGGAATTTAATGACACAGATGTAGTTAAAGAGCTAGTAATCGAGATCAAATTAGAGTTTACAGCATCGGATATTGATAACCTTATTGTGACGGCTTTTGAGGGTGGTACTGATTATTGGGCAGGCATAATTTATAAAAAAGAGCAGTTTAGTCTTAAACCGAAAGGTGTACCTACGGCACAGTGGATTACTAAGCTTTTACTTGAGGGGCAAGACGTTGAGCTATGTGATATTGAGGACAGGTCTGAACGTTGGGTACTGAGCTTACAGAAGCTCATGGATGGTATTGCTTTGAATGCTAAGGAACGTCCAGAGCACATAGACAAGGATAATTGGGATGCTGAGGACGCTGATTGTATTATGCAGTACGCCTTATTCGGGGAAATTGTATACAGCTAATGGGGCTTAAATGCCCCTTCTTTTCCATAATTTATTTTGTTCAAAGTTGTATAAGTTTGGTCATTATGTGGTATGATAGTATCATTGAACTAGTGAAATGAAAGGAGCGGATTATATTGTCAATCGAACCTATTATTTGCCCAGCAGAGGGTAATGGGAAGGTCATGGACTTTCATCAGAAACTAGGTACTATTCTAGGTCTTACAGGCTCAAAAGAGCTGTACCTATGGGCTAGTAGCTCTGCGAGTGAATACCTGTTCTGCTATGGTAATGCAGAGTACGCGGTGTCTAAGATTCATTTCTACGATCCAGCAGGGAGAGTCTACACAAATCCTCATGGGTACTTTGGTTACTGGGAGGGCGAAACTAGCTACAGGTATCGAGGTATAAGCTTTAAGACAAATCAAAAGCTTCTGAAGCGTGTGAAGCTGACGAAAGACTTCAATTGGAAAAAGTCCTACGATGAAGATATTCTGTTCTTTGTATCCCGGGGGAGGATGGGATACACCAAACCACAAGCTGAGATATATATCCCCTTCTCATACCTTAGGAACCTAGGGTTTACCGTTGAGGTTGCAGAGTTTGATCATAATGATGATGAGATTCTGCAGGTGGCTAAGCTGGTAGCGCCAGAATTTTCTGTGATCATAGGTCAAGAAGTTAAATTGAAGGAGTAGGTGGGGAATGCTTAATCCTATAAAAATTACATGGGAACCTGTAACCTATGGTATGGGGCAGTGGATCGGGTACATGAGGATTAACAATCTACGTAGGGGAGCTGTGCAAATAGACAGCATAAGAATTGTACTCAAGATATACACTGCTAACCTTTTAACTTGCTCGGAGTTGAATGCACTAACGCATGAGCTAGTGCAAAATCCAAATATGAGGGATAAGCTAGTCGAGTTGACGTGCATAGAGGAGGGAGGTTAAGCTATGAATCTAATTGATTGCCATGTAACAAAGGTTATCAGTGTTCGGGAATTTAACGCTACTGAAGAGTGGAAGCTTGTTAAAGGGGACTGGGGCTTTGGTAATGTCTATACTGAGTTTATGGTGGAGTACTGGGATGACGGCGGGCAGCAGAAAAAGCCTGAACAATTAATCTTTGAAAGGGGAACTGAGCCAGATGTTAAACCTGGGTACATTTTTCAACACTGATGAGGAAGACTAATGAATCTCAAGCGCACCTTAACTGCTCAAAGTGCAAATGGTCAGACATAAAGGTTAAGGCAGACTACCAGCATAGGGGAGTTGGTTTCTGCCTCGTGCATAAGCAGCAGTGGATAATCGAACAGCATCCAGAGGAGGATATATCAGAACGGGAATGGGCCAATTCAACCTATGCTAGGTACTACGTCTAAAGATAAGAAAGAGGAGAGCTGGGGGTTAAATTATGGCAGAGGACAAAATGCCCAAGCATTGGGAAATGCAAAGAGTATCTAGACTTTCACATGAAGAGCAGCTAGAAAATATGAGGGGTAGTCTTAGAAGACTAGAGGACAGAAACTCTACGTTAGAACAACGTGTAGAACACCTAAGAGTATCCCGTAGAGTGCTTATGACCTTACTTGAACAACTAGAGCAGGAAAATGCTTCTGAAATCAAACGCTTGGAAAAACTCTTAGCCTTAGAGAGAAGTCAGAAGAGGCGTGTGTCTAAGGATCATCCTTTATGGGCACCCCAAGAGCATCCTAGTCTAGATGCTTTAGCCAACGAGTACTTAAAAAGTTACCCTAATGATCCTCAAGCTGTACTAGAAGCCCAAGGTATTAGGGAAAATGCAAAGAGTATACGTGAGGAGTTTAAATCTGATGAGTCAGAAGTGCTAGCCAGTAAGCAGGATAAGTTGCGGAAAATACGCAGACTTACAGAGCAGGAAAGAGTCTAAGAAAGAGGAGAGTGTTCAACTATGAAAAGTATTAAGGGGATTGCTGCAGATGCTCGAGACTTAGAACTCATTGAATTAGCCTTTGCTAAAACTGAGAGAAATCAAGCTGCAACAATCAGCTCCAAGCTAATCTACGGAGCAGCAAGGCAGTGCGGTAAAGTTGACTTCACTGCTTCAGCTTTAGAAGGCCTACTAAAAAGTTCACCCATCGAAGTCACGTGTTGCAAATGTGGTGATAAGGGCTTAGCTGAACCTATACCAAGAGTCGATGACAACGTTAAAGAGTGGATCTATGAGCTCTGTGACGAAGCTTTTAAGGCCCTAGAGCGAGATCCTAATATACCACCTGATGAAGAGTGCCTACCCGGTAAACCCTGCGCCCGGTGCGCTGAAATACTAGCTGAGGTCTTCTGTTCTGAGTGCGGGTGTTTGGTAGATCTGGATGAGCTTTCCAATGAAGAACGCCCTAATAAGGGGTTGTGCAAAGACTGCTTTGAGGCTATCAGGAGAGCTGGTATTTGCTCAGTATGCGCTTCAGAAGAGTACGATGCAGATGAGTTACAGGAGAGCAGGTGTCCCAGTTGTTATGAAGAGTTTAGTGCTTACATCGGTGTACAAAAAGAGGAGGAGGAATAAGCGATGTTTGTAATTTGTATGAATGACTATCCAGTGGCCACGGCTGAAACTGAACAGAAAGCATCGAAGGCCCGGGCTTATATTCAAAGGATTTATGACATGCTGTGTATAGCTAGCTCACAATATGGGAGTAAAATTTATATCCATATACATGAAGTACCTGAAATTTCAACAGTAGAGGATTATCACAATGTCTTTATAAAGTCGGGGGGAGGGCAGTACCAACATATTCTAAATAACCTGATGCACCGAGTATCGTACCCATTAACTAGCACTGTACCTATACTTAATGCAGAAGAGGCTACTGACCTATTCAAGAACTTTCGGAAAACGTACCCGACCATTGATGAATTCATTAAGCGTACACAAGCTGAAGGCTGGTCTGTTAGCTCTAAAGAGGAAATCAAGGAAGATATTAATTACTGGAATGTAGCTAGATCATATATGGTGCGTAGTAACTGTTTAAAAAGGCAGTACGGATGTGTCATTGTCCGAGCGGACGGGGTTGTAGCTTCTATGGGGTGTAACAAAAGCCGTGTGCCTTGCACCACTTGTGCTAGGGAAAATGTTGATCATAATTCCGGAGACTATGCAGGGTGCCCGGCTATCCACGCTGAGCAAATGGCTCTTATGAAAGCTAGTGCCCATAACTTGAAAGGGGCTAAGCTTTACCTAGTTAGTAATGACAACCTAAATGTAACATGCTGCCCTACCTGTCAAAACATAATGAACTGGTATGGAGTAACTCAAGTAACGGAGGTGTTAATAACGGAGGTGTTAATAACGGAGGTGTTAATAACGGATGAAAGTCAAGAAAATTGAAAAGCGAATATCTGATGCACTTATAGCAGCACGAATGACTAATGCATCATTTGGCTTTGGTGCTAAAACTTCACAGGACATTATTGCAACAACAAAACCATATAGAGATACCTATATCATAGGACCTCTAGAAGAGGCCTTAAAACTTCTTCGTGAGGGCAAGCGTCATGATTAGGGATTGGCATTGTCCTGAAGGATGCACGGGTGTAGCCCTTTATCAAGGTGCGTGTCCCGATGATCTAGGTCCAGATGAACCATGTGTTAATGGAATCCTTGATGATGAGGAGTACAAAGCTTCAGAAGATTCAAGAGATGTTCCTACGCTATTCAAAACTGAGGAGGAGATACAGACAATGGTTGACTTTAACAAGCTGAGAGCTAATAGGGACCAGAAGGATAGGAGAACTCAACAGAAGACATCGGGAGTGGTTAAACCGCTCCCTCGGACTTTTGTTGTATTAGACCTAGAGACAACGGGTTTTGATCGTGTTAATGACCGAATCATTGAAATCGGCGCGGTGAGATTTACAGATGGTGAGCCTGTGGCCATATTTAATACACTCGTTAACCCAGAAGTGCTTGTAAGTGAAGAGATAACTAAACTTACAGGGCATACCAACGAGGACCTTCTGAAGGGCATGAGTGAAGATCACGCAATTATCACCTTAATATACTTTCTTCGAAGTGAGCCTATCGTTGGCCACAATGTTCTTTTTGACTATGAGCTATTCTACCGGGCTGCTGGAAGAATTGAATGTGGTGTGTGTAACCCCTTAATCGATACACTCACCATTGCACGAGACAGGCACAAGTACCCTCACAAGCTCCCAGATATGTGTAAGAGGTATAATGTTCACCAAGAAGGCTGGCATAGTGCTTATTTCGATGCCCTAGCATGCGGGGACCTGTTACTCGCTATGCACGCAGAGGATAAAAACTACCCCGAGGGTAAACAGGTAGCTGACTATACAAATGTGATTGGTTGGAAGAGGCAGTATGGAGAACCTAAGTGGGGACCATCATGGGTAACACTCAAAGGGCAGGGTGATATGCATGTTCAAGAAGGTCCTCGGAAGGCTAGGCAGGTTATGGTGCCTAAGCATGATAAACCAGATGCTAAGTGGTTCGGCAAAGGGTGTGCATATCAGGCATGCCAATTTGAAGAAAGTGGTGTTCAAGGGGAAGGTGTAGGTTTTCCAGTACTGACTGCCTGTAGCCATCCTGAAGCATCACAAAGCATACGAGAAGATAATTGCCAAGCCAACATGCTCTGTCCTATGGGTCTAAGTGATGACCTCCCATTTTGAAAGAAAGGAGTTGAATCTCCTGTGGACATGACCCCACACCAAGTACGGGTCTGTAAGAACTGTAAAAATAGGTTTGTTATAGCCTGCGCTTGTTATGACAAAAAGCACTGGGAACTTAATTTAGAATGCTATGGCTGTACTCATTGCTTTAACAAAAGTTCCACGGACACTGTAATGTGCTACAGGTGCAATAACTTTAGTAAAAAGATTATTAAGCTAAAACCAAAAGGAGTTGATGATACAGTGGCAAATATCAAAATTGAGTACAGTGCAACGGACCTAAAAAATCTCGTACTGAAGGACCTGCAGGAAAAATTCCCAAACCAAAAGATTGAGCTGCATCGAGTAAACATTGAAACTAAGTCTAAGCAGAATTATAAGTCTGAGTGGGAGACTGCTGATTTTAGAGCTAGTATTAATGTAAATATTTAGAGAGGAGTTGATTACTGATGAAAGCTGAGGACTTAGATAGCAAGGCTAATGAAAACGAAACATTTCGCCAATTTATTCAATACGGTGAAAAAGAGTTTGGTTTAGAGCCACAAGACTTAAATTCAATGTCTGAACAAGAATTAACCGATTATTTAGATTTAATAGATTATCTGTGGACTAAGTAAAGGAGTTGAATACCTATGCCTCACTGTAAGTGCACACAAACTGACCAAACATGTAAATGTAACGGATGTGCCGAAGCTTTTGACTGTGATCTATGCCCTGAGCACGGATGTCAGAAGAACCCAGTAAACGGGGCTAGAACAAGCATGTTCCTATGCTTCTATACGCTTAAGCCAGGATATAGAGAGGCATGGAAAAAATTAAATAAGGGAGCTGAGAGCTGATGCTATCTAAAACATGTAGTGAAGTTAAAGCAGGGTTGGAGGGTCCTTGTATCCAGCATATAGAAAACACTTGCTTATGCTTAGACTGCTCAGAGAGTGGGGACTGTCTTTTATGCCCTAAACACGGGTGCCCTGTGTACCCACAAGATCATAACTTTATAGCTGATGTAGAGTTTCAAGGAAACAATGGTGGGGATTATGTGAAGATAAGCCAGACTGTAGGTCAATCTAAAGAATCATGTCTTAATATTGAAGTCGGTCATTGCTGCGTTGTTACCCTTAGGGCAGTTGTCCCTGTTGAGTTTCTAACATCACTTATTACTAAGTTCATGTTTACCGATACAGAGGGTATGTCAAGAGCCACGGATGATAAGCTGTCTGACTTTGCTAGAGAAATCATGGACGAATGGCCTAAGGACTTTGTAGATGAGAGGTTGTCTAAAATAGTTGAAGGAGGTTTTTGGAATGCCTAAAACGTGTACTGATGTTGTAACCAGTCCTAATGGTAATCCTCTAGATTGTCTAAACTGTAGGTGCGTAGGGTGTGGGGAGTATAAAGATCCCTATAATGCAAACTGTGACTTATACCCAGAGCACGGGTGCCCTAAGTACCCACTAATACCTGAACCTGAGAAATGGTCCTATAACTTTACTGAAGACGGTCTATGGGATAATGAAGTCTTTGAAACAGGTGAAGAAGCTTACGAGGCTGGTAAAGCGGAAGCCCTAGATCGTGGGGGCGATACCTTCTACATTGGCCAGTTGGTGCCTATCACTATTTCTAGTAATGCTGCTGTTGATGTAGATGGGATATTTGATCTAATATCCCAACAATTAGACGATGAGTATGGGTCAGACTTCGAGCACGGTGAGCGGTGGTACGATGCCATTACATCCGATGATAAGCTCACCTTGGAGGAGATGCTTAATGCAGCGTTCCACGAGTGGCTTCAGAAGACCAGCAACCAACCTACGAGTTTAACGATTATTGACATTGATGAGTACTGCAAGACTGCAAACACATGGGTAGAGAAGCTTAGTACGCAGAAGGCAAAGAGGCTAAGTGAAAAATTAGGGGAGGATATGCTAAATGAAAACTGATATTGAAGTACTCCGGTTCGGGTATAATGATGAACTGTATGCCGTTGTAGAGAAGCTGAAAGATGTGCATAAAGAGGATCCTACGTCACTACGCATCTTCGAAGTTGAGGGGGAAACTCGACCTCCTAAAGATCTATACATTTATGGATCGGCTAGTGTTCAGAAGCTCAGGGACTTCTTAAACAGCTTATACGAGCCAGCTAAACACACCAAGGATTGCTCCTGCATTGACTGCATCAATACATCAGCTATGCGAATGCTGTTGCAGGAGGCAGTTAAGCTCTTTGAGGGGTTAGATCTTAACCGGGATAGGGCAAATTCTTGGATAGTTAATCTCAGTGAACATGGTCTGCTATATGCTGATATTCTAAGGTTAAAAGGGTCCATAAGAGACTTACTAGAGCCCCAAGAATAGGGGCTCTTTTCCTTTACTTAGTATGTGGGCAAGCTTACTAAAATAAAAGGAGTGGTTCGTACTATGCTAGAGGGTATCAGTGGAATAATTGAGGTCTTTGTTACAGTATTTAAAGATTCAAAATATTTTGTTAAATCATTCACTATAGAGGATGTCTGGGGTGGCATAGCCCTAGTGACTGTGCTGTTCGTGCTAAGTATTTTACTATAAATACTTGTCTATATTTGTTCATCGTTGTATACTACTTAACAGGGGGATTTTAGGAAGAACTAAAATTTTTAAAGGGATGGTGGACAAGCTATGCCAGTTAAATATCCCAGGCCGGCAGCCGGAGCTGTTGCAGAACAAACGGATACCTATGTCAAGAAAGAGAAGCACCAAGTGGAATTAACTAAGAACCTACGGAAGCCTAGTGTCACTAAAGCTAAAGAGCCTGTAACTGATTGGTTTATACTTCAGGCAGGTGATGACCCGGGTCCAGGAGATGGTACAGAATGGGTATGGAGAAATGACTTTAAGTCCATTCATAGGGGAACTAGAAAAGAGTGCTTGGATTATATAGTGACCTATAAGCGTAAGAACCCAAAGGATACAACTGAGATGTTCTTGGCCCATGGGTTAAAGGTGATCTAATAAAGAGGAAGAGGAGCTGGCGAATATGAAAGAGATGGATGTACTACTAGCACGAAAGCTGCTGATTACTCTAGGTGTACTTACTGAAGTCGATGAGCAGGAGAACGGTGAGATTATTGCTGTACTTACTGCTGAAGACATGGCTGCTTATGAGGATCTTGCTTCACAGGCTGCAGAGATTCGTAATTTAGAGAAGTTACTAAAAGAACTTAAGGTTAAAATCAATACGAAAGTACTTGTGCATAATGCCCGTCGGGATATGTGGTGGAACTGCATAGAAATGCGACATGGAGTAACCAAAGAGCAGAGCACCACTGGATTGCACGTTGATAGGATAAACAATGCACTAAGAAAAGGTATACTGGCTGACAATACCTATGGAATTAATCGGACTTAAGTTAAGAAGAGGAGGAATTTATCCATGAGTAATACTATTGCAGTGAGTTCTTCAGATTACAAAGAATCAGGTTGTGTAAAGTGTGGTTGTGAGTACTGTTATGGACAGGGTATAAGTGGTGGAGGCACGACACCTGTAGTATGTGGAGAGTGTGAGACACGATTTATTATCCTTGCAGAAGGCTTAACCAAGTCAAGGATAGGCTTTGGATCTGGGGATGGCCCCGCATCGTACCCTGAGCTACAAGCACACCCACGAAAAGGTACTCCTAATCATCCATATATAAGACCTGATGTAAAGCCAGAGGGTGGTGGTGAATACTGGGCACCACGGGGCGTAGGGTATGACCTATCGGGCTTCGTCAAATGTAAGGAGGCCGGGGAGCGTATTGTTAAAATGGTGGAAAAAGGCATTGGAAGAACTCCCAAAACTTGGCTAGACTACAGACCATCGGAACCTAAATGGGTACAGGTAAAAGTTCAAGCTGTCGATGGGATTAACCTTGAAACGCTGTGTGATTTATGCAAAGATGGAATCATAACGGAGCAGAGGATAATTACATCCTTAACCATTGAAGCTCTGACTAAGTGATCTTCTGAAGCCCTAGTGCCACAAGGCATTGGGGCTTTTCCTATACCCGCTCAATGCCCTCTCATATATGCCTTTGACGAATGTTACATAATAAGCATATGTAACATTCAGGTTTAAGTGGGGGGTGCTCCTATACTCCTAGATGCCTCCTATAAATGGGCTAAAAATCCATGACAGAATACTCTGACAGGGTTTATGCAGTCGAGTGCATAATTATGCATAGGTGTTTTCTTGCAATTCTTAGGAGCCTATAGTATAGTATAGGGATTTTTAAAATGGGGTGTTTTCATGTGAAAAGGAAAAATGTTACAAGTAGCTGTAACCCTTGGTATCGCTGGGTTTGGGCATTTATTACAAAAGTATCCATGTAAAAAATTAGGATATTTTTAAGATGGGGTGAGAGGCTCAGAGAATTGGACTAATGGTCTGACTATTGGTAAGACGAAATTGTAAATAAATGGAGCCAAAAATGGGGGCAAAATGAGGCCTTTTTGCCTTTTTGAAAAAAATTTTCTCGATTACGTACGAGTTGGTAAGTAATTATTAAAGACACAAAGAAAAAAGGGGTCTATAAAAAAAAAAAATGGTTTTTGTACCAATACTGCAAATTTGTTCATAGTTGTTCATAAAAAAGTGCACAAAAAAATAAAAAAAAAATTTGCAAAAAATAAAACGCTTGGCACCTGATAATTACGTATCAACTCGTACGTAATCGAGAAAACCTTGAAAACAGTTAAAATGACCTATTTTTGAAATATATTTTAAAAATGTAGTGTATAAAGTGCATAAAAATTCATAAGAAAACGACAAAGGAAATAAGTACTTTAAGGATGAAAAAATAGTTTTATTTATATTAGGTTTATTTTTTATTTCTTCTTATATATGTATTTTAAAATTGTTTGTTCAAAGTTGTGAACTATTGTCTATCAATTTTCTTATAGATGTGGTAAAATACTCCATAGAATTCCTCGGACGCAGGTCCTGGGAGTCCCTATACACCTAGGGAGGAGGCGATTTTACCCATGGGGCATAAACTAATATCTAAGATAAAGCAGGCTGCAAAACCTGTTAAGTATACACCTGAAGAAATAGCAGTAGCAGAGGCCCCAAAAATAGCTAAAGGGAAAAGACAACGCATGCAACTAAATATGCCCGTCCCTGCCACACAGACTAGGGTTATAGCTGTTAGCAAAAGAAAAAACCCCATAACAGCACGCAAAGTACTAACGGGCAAGTCTCCGAAGTATGTGCAGCTTGAGGTTAGAGGTTCTGGCGATAAGGTATATACAATTGTCGTTCCTGCTAGCTACAAGAACGTGATACCGAAGACCTGGAGATGGAACCCTAGGCGCTACAAGGCTGCTGATATGATAGGTGCTGGGCATCCTATTACCCAAATAGCTAAAGTGCTAGGCATGCATAAGTCTATGATCTATGCATGGTTGCAGCATCCAGAGTTCAAGGGTCATGTTAATGGGCTCGTGATGGAGACAGGATGGGCCAATAAGCAGGAGCGGATTGCAGGGCTTAACAAAGTGACCCGCTTACTCTTTGATAAGGTTGTAGCGGAGATTGATGGGGTTAACTTAACAGATAAGTCTATTGGCCCAGTGCTAACAGCCATCCAAACGATTGCCAAGCAGATCGCTCAAGAAAAAGATGAATTTGTAGAGCAATCGAAGGTGGAGCAGAATACCAACTTGAGCGGTGTCGTTGGTATAGCTATCGCTAATATTGATACTATAATGGCCAGCAAAAGCGCTGAAGAACGAAGGGCTTTAGAAGCCCAGTTTAAAGATGTCAGTGATGATGTGATTCGGGGTATCACTGGTGAGAAGGAGTAGAGGGAATATGAAAATATACATTGCTGGTGCTATAACAGGCAATGAAAATTATCAAGCAGAATTTGCACAGGCTGAGAAAGAGTTAACGGAATTAGGGAACACAGTGCTTAATCCTGCACTACTACCTAAAGGATTTACACAAGAGGAGTACATGAGTGTATGTATCCCAATGCTTAATATTTGTGAGGCGATATACCTACTACGTGGCTGGGAGCCTAGTATTGGTGCAAATATTGGAAAGCTACATGCAGAGCATGTAGGGAAGATAGTTATCTTCGAATAGTAGTTGTTAAACAACCTGCACAACGCCATAGAGTGGACAAACTATGGCTATGAGCGGGTTCGTGTTAAACGAATGAGTAAACAGGGGGAATGATTGTCGTGCCTAAGATTTGTCAAGTATGCAATGTTACCTATGGAAGTACCAACCAAACGAAATGCAGCTACTGTGAGAGGCCTCTTCAAATTGTATCCAGCCAGGGCATGTGCCCAAACAGCAGTCTGCAACTTCTCCAAGCGGATATGGAGCAGCATAAGAATCCATACTTTGGTACTCACTAATGGCTAATGTGCTGCAGGAGGAACCTGCTACAACCCATATGCGGAAGTCAAAGCGGTGTAGCCATTGCAACGGTTCAGGCAAGGTTCCAGTATCTTGTATGATACATAATAACCATGGGCTACCTACACGACTAGAACTTAAGGAGTCGTGCCCGGTGTGTAAAAGGCATGGGTTTGTGAAGGTATAAGAAAAAGATCAACTCGTTAAGAGTTGATCTTCTGCTGTTGAAGTTTGAACTTAACAGCTAGGTCTTTTATAGCTTCATCTAGTAGTTTAGCAATGGAAATTCTTGAGTCTACTGATAGGTTTTTTAGTATTTCGTATGTTTCACGATCAACGGCTGAGCCTAATTTAACCCTATTCTTAAGCATGGGTAGCCCTCCCTAAAGTGGTATGACTTGTAAGTGGAAGCATTTAGCAGTATAGTATATCCAAGTAATTACTGTTTATGCTACTAGGAAGTACACTAAATGTCAAACTAAATTAGCAAGGGAGTGGGATTAGGATGTTTAAGACAGAGGAACAGGCTCAGGCAGTATTTAGAGTTTTTATTGATGTTGCGCTTAATCGGGAAGTATCTTTAGTTGATCTTATGCAAATTACACCACGACATATGGATGTAGAGGCAGCTAAAGATTGGCTTAATTCCATATGAGCACCTGTAATGAGAAAACAGCTATGCGAGTTACATGGTAAGGACACCTATGAAGAGTGCCTACAAACTATCTTAGGTAATAAGGAGTTAGATGAACAGGTACATACCTATGAATGAATTAACTAAGATAGTTGTTGAAGGCGATATCTTTAAAGTAGACAGCAGAATTATTGCTAAAAACTTTGAAAAGGACCACAGGCACGTATTACGAGATATTGATAATCTAATTGCGCAAATAGATGTGTCCAAAATTGGGCACATCTCTGAAAGCTATTTTGTGCCAGCTAAGTATGCAGATGTGCATGGTAGGGTACAAAGATTCTATGATATGACTTTTAGAGGTTTTATACTTCTTACTATGGGTTTTACAGGGGAAAAGGCATTTGCTTGGAAATTAAAGTACATTGATACTTTTGAGTGGCTGAGACAAGAGTACTTAAAAAAGCTAAAAGTACCTGAGCATCCCTTTATAAACCTAGCTACTATGACAGGTCTTCAAATGGATGTTTTTGAGCGTTTTGTGCCAGATGGTATGACGCTGAGGGAAGGGGCTTTTTGGTTTAATACAGACTTCTATAAGGATATAATTAGATCCTATGAAAAGGGAGTAAGGAAGTTTGAGCGTAAACAAGCTAGGCTAAAACAAAAGAAATTAGAATCATCTTCAGAAGTTGAGGACTAAGGTCAAATAGACCAGAGCATAAAGGAGGAATACACCGATGTATGATGCAGGGACAACTGTATCGATCATCATTGTGCTTACACTAGGCCTTATGGTCGTTAGCCTAATATTCGCTGTAAAGATCATTCAGCTAAAGAAGGTAATTAAAGCCTTAAGAGCTAAGTATACCAAGATTAGAGCTTTAGGCCGAAAGCCTAAGTACTATAACTGGTCCTAGAGGGGGAACACTATGTTCAAGGTATCAGACACTTTAATACATGCGATTATTATTCTATCCTTATCCGGACTAACTGGTCTGCTTGTTGTAGCTGTATTTTATGCGTGGGATTGGGCCTTTACCAAGATACTAGAAGTATTAGGCGTTAAAAAATGCTTCGTTGAGTTTTTGATTAAAAAATACCGAGATAAGCGAGTGACTAAACAGAAGATGGAATAGGCAGGTGACATCATGGAGGGCTTCTCACGACAGGAGATATTTGACTATCAAATACGCACTAGGCCCTCTATATGGGCTCAGTACCACACTAAGCTAAGGGGAAAGCCTTATCGCTTCGAACAACTCAATCCTGATGGCTCCTTGGACCTACGGAAGGCCTTTCAGATATCCCCTCAAGAGCAGAATATAGGGCTCCGTGGTCAAAGGCAGTTTCTTCAGCAAATGCTAGATGACCAGCACCCATATAAGTCAGAACAGAAGTCCCGGCAATGTGGGGCCAGTGAGAACGAGGTTAGAGAAGTCTTATGGTTTGCTGATACTCATCCCTACTCATCTATCGTCTATGTCTTCCCAACGTTTGACCAAGTGGCTGACTTCTCAAAGACACGGATCGAGGAGGTTATGAGAGAGTCACCTCATGTGAAGAGTCGTATGGGCTATGACCCAAAGACAGGTAAAAAGAGGCAGGGTGAAGATCCTGTGGACAATGTACGACTACGGAAGATGGGGGATAACAGCTGGCTCTATTTCCGTAGTGGTAGTACACCAAAAGCCGGAGAAGGAATACCATGCGACGTGGTTGTGTTCGATGAGATCGACAGAATGGCACCAAATGTCATGATTGCCTTCAATGAAACGCTGTCATCCAGCGCCTATGGATGGAGAAGGGACGTATCAACCCCTAGCCTCCCTGGTGTAGGTGTGAATGCAAGCTTCAAAGATTCAGATCAACAGCATTGGTTTATGAAATGCCCACACTGTAATCATTGGACTACGATGATACATGACTTTCCGAAGGGTGTAGAGCAGCTTACTGTAGACCGCCATGATCGGCCAAATCACAACTTGCATCTAGTCTATGACTGGGTGCAGGAGTCAGACAGGTACATATACACTTGTTTGAAGTGTAAGAGACCTATTAGTGACGAAATGCGGATCAATGGCATATGGCAACCGCTCTACCCTCATAGAGATCGAATCAGGGGTTATCAAATAAGCCAACTTATGTGCCCGTGGATAAGCCCTAGCCAACTCATGCAGAAGAAAGCTGACTATAAGCTAGAGCAGCTGTTTATGAACTATGTTATTGGCCTAACCTACCTTGGGGACAATGTCATGATATCTAAGGGGGATATTCTTAGATGCTGTGATACGTCGCTTACGAATCCCTATGACCTCAGAAGGGATCGTGTGTGTCTAGGTGTAGACTGGGGTAACACATCGTGGGGTACTGCTGGCATGCCTCATCCAGATAACCCAAGTAAGATCATTATTCTGGACATATGGGACGTTAAAGATGATGAAGCAGTGACTACAGATGGCCGGAAGAACAACCCACATATATCGAGGACCGCTGATAAGATGAGACAATGGGATGCTAAACGTGGGGTATTTGACGCAGGCTATGGCAAGGACCGTAACTGGGAGCTTATGCAAGTATTCCCGGGTAAAGTATTTAGCTGTTTCTACCCTAATCTGTCAACGACCTCAACGAAGAATGTAGATGATCAGTGGCACGAGGATGAGGCCAAGGTTAACGTTGATCGAACACTAGACCTTAAGCTTATGGCCCGGATGTTTAGAGAAGGGCTCTTTGTGATACCAGCATGGGTTGTGCTTAATCCGCTCTTTGAAACCTTCTTTATCAAGCACCTAACCAACATTGTCCTGATAAGAGATATTGAAGAAGATGAGAAGACTAAAAAAGAGATCATATCTGAGAGAGTGGGCACCCTTCCAGGTGGAGATCACTTTGCCCATGCAACGAACTATTTGACAATCGCCTTACGGAAGGTTGGTAAAGGTGGCGGGGGAGATTTCTTTTTCTAGAGGAGGATTAATATGAAAATGCGGAAGATTGTGCAGAAAGTTGTACATTTGAAAGAACATAGGGTAGCCGTACTAGCCTATAGAATGTCAGAGGGTTCTGAAGTACAATACCTGACTGCTATGCCTAAGGAAGGTAGGCGCATGCTCAAGGAGTTTAGAGAAACTGGTAAGTTTACACGATTAAAACCATGGGTAAGCAGAGATGCCTTAGAAGTTCTAGAGCCTGTGAGTATGACTATGGCATACACAGATGGCTGGTACGCTAAGATTCCTGCAGTCATTGACTATAAGGAGGATGAAACAAATGGATATGTACATTGGATTTAAGATGATCGAGGCAAAGCCTATGACAGCAAAAGAGGCTAGCCTAATACTATTTGATCGGCCAATTAGCACTGAGAACGCTGATGAAGAAGGTAATGGCTATCTAGTGAAGTATGAAGATGGCTACACCTCATGGTCACCTAAAGCTCAGTTTGAAAAGGCATACACAAAATTTGGGACTAGGAGTGCCATAGGTGAAGGCCTAGAAATCAAACCGATTGACTCAAGTGTTTGTATAATCAAATTTAAAGAGGACTTCTCACACGAAGAGATTGAGTCATTTAAGAAAGCATGGAGAACTGCGATGTGTAGTCCAGGATCACCTAAAGTAACAGCGCTCTGTGTGCCAAATACCATAGACATAAAATCCTTAGAGGGGACAACCTTTGATTTCTCAGTGGCCCTGAAGCTTCTGAAGTTAGGGTATAAGGTCACAAGAACCTACTGGATGGATGGGGATAGTGTGGTTTACTGGCTAGAGCTGGTAGATAACGATATTCGAAAAGGCCGGATGTACGCTGGTAACCTAAGCTATTGGGATGATGCAGAGTCGGCAGCTCTGTTAGCTGAAGACTATAAGCTCATGAAGCGCTAAGAGGAGGAAGGGGAATATGTTAGACGCTGGGTGGACTGTGCATGTCGGATGGCTTGTACTTGCGGTATTAGTTGGGGTAATTATCGGTTGTCTAATCCTCGGATTCTTTGCAGGGGCAAAGGAACCAAAGTGTGACGAATGCGTGCTGATGTGCAGAGCTGTGTCAAGTGGTAAAGGTACTTACTGCAGCAATCAAATGGCTAAACATAAGGCAGAACCACCACTAAAACATAACTGGGAAATAACCCATGCAGATAAACCTACAAGGAGCCCGTACCGTAGAAATGAGCGTCGTAGTAAGGTTTAATAATCTTCGGAAGTAAAAGGGCTATTGATTTTCCATAAATAATGGTATTATTAGTTTAATATGCAAATGGGACGGGGGAATTTATATGAGTCAGATTGGAGATACACGAGAGTATACAAATATTGATGAGAGTGCCAGCAAGTTGCTTGCTAAGTGTCCACAATGTCAGGTAAAAGCAGTACCGAAGGGAATCAACTCAACGAGTCCGGGGGCACCAGGTGAAAAGCACTGCCCTAATTGTGGCCAGATCTTTGGCCGGGGAACCTTCCCGACAAAGGTGCTAACAGTTGCTGTAACTGGGACTGCAGGAGCGGTAACCATTGCAGTGGATAAGGCTAGGCTGCAAATGTTATCTGAAGTCCTTCCTGCTATTGCTACCGATAAGTCAGTAGCATGGAGTGTAGCAGCTGGGACAGGAACAGCGTCAATCAGTTCTGGTGGCTTACTGCAGTCACTAACAAACGGCACTGTTACCGTGTTGGCTACAGCTAACGATGTGACTAAGGTATCCGGAAGCAGGGTAGTCACGCTAAGTAACCAGAGTATCTGGGTACAGAGTTTAGTAGTTACTGGGGCAGGGAATGCCACAACCGTAGAAACAGACAGAGGCACCCTCCAAATGGCCGTAGCAGTATTACCTGCTAATGCTGCGGATAGTGCTGTAGTCTGGAGTGTTACAGCGGGTACGGGAACCGCTACAATTAGTGCAGAAGGCCTACTCTCTGCAGTGTCTAATGGGACTGTAACCGTTGTAGCAACCGCTCATGATGGCTCAGGGGTTATTGGTAGCCGTGTGATCATGTTAAGTAATCAGAGTATCTGGGTAGCTAGCCTAGTTGTATCGGGTGCAGCTGGTGCAACAACTATCACAGTAGATGGTGGTACCCTACAGATGGATGTTGCTGCATTGCCTGCTAATGCTACAGATGCTTCTGTAACATGGAGTGTAGCAGCTGGAACTGGTACAGCAACGATTAGTGCGGGTGGATTGTTAACCGCAGTAACAGATGGAACAGTAACCGTCACAGCCACAGCAGACGATGCGGGTGGAGTTACAGATGATCTAGTAATTACGCTCAGTAATCAAATTAAGCTGGTGACTAGCATTGTAGTAACTGGAGCGGGAAGTGCAGTAATCATTGATGTAAATGATGGCACCCTTCAGATGGCTGCAGCAGTTTTACCTGTTGATGCCGATGATGGTACCTATACATGGTCCGTAGAGCCGGGAACCGGGGCAGCTGCGATCAGTGATACTGGGTTACTCACTGCGGTAACCAATGGTACAGTGACCGTAAAAGCTACAGCTAATGATACCTCAGGTATTGTTGGTGAGAGGATAATTACAATTAGTAATCAAGTATAAGCTAACCACGAGCCCAGGGGGAATTAAAGAAAGAGCGGAGGAAGGGGACAACCTTCGTCTGCTCTTTTTGTTTTAGGTAGAGGAGGTATGGTTATGGATAACATACTAGACATTTGTGCAACAGCCCCAAAAGCTGAAGAGCTTCTGAAGGCCTTTGCTAGTGGAGAAAAGATAAAGATGGGTAAGCCTAAGTCTGCAATTATTGATCCGTATATGACGACAGGGGCTAACGGCCTAAGACAGAAACCTACTGCTGTTCCATACTCTGTGCTTAGACGAATGGCTAAGGTCCCTGCAGTAGCTGCGATCATTAACACAAGACTCAATCAAGTTGCACGGTTCTCTCGACGGCCACGATTTGAAGGGGATATGGGATTTAAGATCGTACTGAAGGACAGAGAAGCTAAAATGTCAGAGGCCCAGAAAAAACGAGCCTTCGAGCTGGAAGAGTTCTTCATGACCACAGGTGCCGTGCCTAATGCTAAGCGCAAAGACAACTTTGATAAGTTCATGCGTAAGATTGTACGTGATACCTTGACATTAGATGTTGTGACCTTTGAAAATGTAGGTAATCGCAAAGGAACCATAGCTGAGATATGGGCTATTGATGGCGCAACGATTGAACTTGTAGCCAGTGATCTAACAGGTGCAGAGCGGGAAATGCCTGTCTATGAGCCAATGACCCGGGCCGGGCAGTCAATAGCTAAGGACATATCCTATGTGCAGAGGGTTAATGGCCAGATTATTGCGGAGTTTACAGAAGACGAATTGTGTTTTGCTATTCGCAATCCTCAGACAGATATCAACATGGTGGACTTCGGAATGTCAGAACTTGAAACACTAATAGAGATTGTCACAGGAATTATGAATAGCGTCCGGTACAATACAAGCTATTTCAGTGAATCACACCTACCCCAAGGGATACTAGAAATCGTGGGTAGCTATGAAGACTCACACTTAGAAGGTTTTAAGAAGCACTGGAAAGCGATGACTAGTGGCGCATCAGGGAAGTGGGCAGTGCCTGTGATGGCCTTAAAAGAAGGAGCAGGGTTTAAGTTCACAAACTTTAAGGCAAATAATCGGGATATGGAGTTCAATGAGTTCTTAGAGTTTTTGTTCAATATCGCCTGTGCAGTGTATCAGATCGATCCCAATGAAGTAGGTTTTAAGTCTTGGACCAGTGGTGGCAACGGAGCTATGAAATCGGACAATACAGAAGTCAAGATTGACCAGTCAAAGGATAAAGGATTCGTCCCGCTCATGCAGTTCTTAGCCAATACCTTCAATTCAGAAGTCGTGGACCGGATTGATGATCAGTTTGCCTTTACATGGATTGGAATTGATGAACAAGATGAGGAGCAGAAGTGGGCGCGGTATAAGGAGCAGATTGACTCGGGAGTTGTCGTCGTTGCAGAGATCCGGAAGAAAGAAGACATGGATGAACTGTTGGATGAGGAAGGTAAACCCGCTCAATGGACAACAGCACCTGGTAACCCCACCCTAATTCAGGTGTTTATGGCTGAAGTCAATGCTAAGATGGCAGAAGAACAGCAAGCACAGCAACAACAGCAGGGTGCTATCGACGGAGCACAGGAGAAGATGACTGCTGATGATACCCATAGTAAGGCTTTAGAAGTCATGGATAAGCAACACCAGCAGGGATTAGAAGCTAAGAAGTTGGATCAAGAACATCAAGTTAACCTAGAGAAAATCAAGCATAAACAAGGTCTTGAAGGTAAACAGCTTGACCAAAAGCATCAGACAAATATTGAACAGATGAAAGCAAAAGCACAGGCTAAGAAGCCACCGCTTAAGAAATCTCTTATAGATTCTTCCGAAGTATTAGATTCCGAAGAGGACGAGCTGCAGGTATCAATTGAGTGGGGAGATTACTAAAAAGGGGACGGTGTAAATGACTAAGTCTAGATTAAGGCACTGCAAGGATGGCGTTCAAGAATATGATCTTCTGTGGCTCTGGTGCCCAGGGTGTAACGAGTACCATGCAGTTAAAGTTAACACTTCAAATGGTTGGAATTGGAATGGAAGTCAAGAAAAACCGACAGTTACACCTTCAATACTAGTGCGAGGTACAAAACCAATAAGTGATGAAGAAGCTAAGAGAATCCTGAATGGTGAGCATATTGAGTCAATTCCACTGGTATGTCATAGTTTTGTAACAGACGGTAGAATACAGTTTCTTAGTGATTCAACTCATGTGTTAGCAGGCCAAACAGTGGATTTACCTGAATTGGACGAAAATGATATTGATTAGAGGAGTTGAGGAGGTTGAAGCAATTGAATATCGTACTTCCGAAGACTCTGCAGGCATTGTCAAATGATCATAAGCTTCAGATAGTCTCTGAACTATCTAAGGCCCTAGATATTAAAAGCCCTAAGGCCTCGGGATTAGAACGCACAGTGTGGACCACGAACGATGAGCAGTTACTCGGTGAAGCTGAGGATGAACTTTATGAAATACTAGTGGGTCCAGCTCTAGAGAATATGGCTGAGCTCATAGCAGCCTTGGAGCGAAGTGATGAGCCAATACAACTACAGAAGGCCTTCAGTCCAGAATACTTAACCTATGAAGATCAATTGTTTAAGGCCTTGGACAATGGTAAGCACAAGTTAAGTGATCTTATCAACCTATCGAAGACTAAGCGCAATGCTTTTACTAAGCTACTGCAGGAGGGTAGTGAGTGGACAAAAGCTAAGCTTAAGCAAATTGACGATATCATGAAACAAAAGTTACCGGACTATGCAAAGTTAGCTGAGCAGTTTGCAGTAAGAGCAGCGTTTATAGCTAAGATCCGGAGTCATGCAGACACTGAGATGTTGAGCACTGTAGGCGCTTTTGTAGACCGCTTTCCCTCAACGATTAAAGAGGCAGAGCATGAAGGGTTAGTTCTAACTCTTAAAGAGCAGGAGAGGGCTAAGGCAGAAGGTCGAACAGTGAAGATCCTTCCTCTACAACCCCAAGAACTTAGGGCAGTAGAACATGCAAATTTACGAGCGGGCGATAAGCTGACAGAGATAAGTGATCGCCACCGAGCAGGTGTCCGGCAATTAGTGATCCGAGCACAGAATGAGCGCTGGGGTGCTCAGAAGTTAGCTCAAGCCCTCTTTGATGCTTTTGGGGAGCAGAACAGAGATTGGAGAAGAGTTAGCCTCACAGAAATATCCATGGCAAGTAATGACGCGTTTTTAGCAGGCTGTTCAGAAGGGGATACAGTGTGGGTTCCACCTGTTGAGGGTAGTTGCGAACACTGTAAAAAACTTATTGAAGGCAAGACCTTCATAGTGACCTCAGACCCGGGAGCTGACCCTCAGAAGTACATATGGGTAGGCAAGAGTAACTATGGCCGGACGGTTAAGGAGTGGATACCCTGTGTTCCCTTGCACGTTCAATGTCGGCACCGTTTCCACGCCGTGTCTCGATTCTACAAAGTAGACCAAGACGGGAAACCTAAGCTTAAGACCACTGTAGAGCTTATTCAGGAGGAAAGGCTTAAAAGGGGCCTTGGTCCAGATTTGAATTTAAAGTAGCTTTTAATACTTGTATCAATTCTAAGGACCTACGTTTATAACTTTGTGGATATTCAGTAATAACTCTTTTACTTTTCCAACCGTTGCTAGTTACTCTGTATAGAGTCCACCCCTGTTCAAATAAAAAGGCTTCTTTCTTTGCATCCTGTAGTTGTTTACGCTCAGAAGAGTGCCACCCACCACCATCTATCTCAATAGCTATCTTATTTTCTGGGAAAGCAAAGTCTAAATTAAATATATTAAGAGCATAGTTATGTCTGAAGCCTGTGATGTTAGCCTCAAGTAGCCATTTAGCAAACCATAGTTCCCATTTAGACATTGGTTGGTGCTCGACGCTCAGGGCACGTTTCTCTAAGTCAGCTTTACTACGTTTGGAGCCACGCACCGCAGCATGTGCTTTAGCTGTTATAGCAAGATTTTCCTCTTTAGTTGAATTGGCAAAGCGAATTAAGTTAGCCTCTGAGCCACTACGAGTTGGTACACCAAGTCTTTTACACCAATCGAATAGTGCAGGGGTAGAAACACTGTACTCACGTTCAAGTGCTTCAATAGATTTATTCTCTACCCATATTTTTTGATTTAGAAGGTCTTTAAGTTGGGGATCAGTTAGATGCCTAAATATTTTTCTTACCATAGGTAACGGAACACTAAATTTCTTGAGCCAGTTTAGCACCATTGTTCGTGATACGTCTAAGTCATCCATAATCATTGTTACTGTCTTAAATTCAATCTCTACCTTGTATCTTAGTAATTCAGCCAGTTCATCATCAGAAAGATGTTTTAATTTCCATCGTACAGCCATTAGTAATTCCCCCTTGTATAATGTAGTCATAGACATTATACTGCAATCACAGGTAATACACAATTAGTAAAAGAGGAGCTGGCAAAGAATGAAAAAACCTATTGATACGCAGTTCGTTGCTCAAACCATCGAACGACTGGTAAGGGGCACAGGTTACCCGGTAACCGCTCAAGTTCTGAAGTCCATTGATGTTGACCGGGAGCAGCTTAGGCATATGGAGCGGAAAGGCCTAGTGAAGTCCTTAGAATTACACTGCAGAGGTCAAATGACTAAGGCCTACTACACAGAAAACATGTGGCCATCAAAGATATCAGTAAAAGAACCGGAGGTAGCTGAAGTATAGGAGGGACGAGCATGGAAATACTCAACTTAAAAGACCTAAATATTATAAAGGGGTATTTTAAGCAAGAACTTCACCCAAGAGCAAGAGATGGTAAGTTTGCTAAAAAGCATGAGGGTATTGTCTCTCCAGTTGTTAGAGAGGAGCCTAAAAAGGCCTCTAAGACAAGTGCAAAGGCAAAACCTAAGGCAAGTACACCAAAAAAGGATACCAAGAGCAAGACTACCCCAAAAAAGACCGCTCCTAAGAAACCTGATCCAGCAGTTAAGGTACCAGACAAGAAAACTGCAGCTAAAAAGGTAGCTAAGCCAAAAGAAGCTAAGAAATTCTATAGGTATAGCCCCGGTGCAAGCAGCTTTATAGAGGCAGTAGGGGCTAAGGAAGTCAAGTTAAAGGCTGTTAAAGGATCATTTTTCATGGAGCACCCGGACCCTGAACATCCCGAGGACACGTATATCTATGAGACTACAACAGGGACTAGGATAATTTCGTGCTTCACTGGAGAAAAAGATGCTATAAAAATGGCAGAGTCTAGGCTCAAGGGCTGGGGACAGGAATATTTTGAGGATAGGATGTCTACAAATAAAATGGCCCGTGGTCTAGCACCAGGGCATGAGAATCCTAAGAAAGTAGCTAAACCTGCAGCTAAAACTAAGGAAGCAACAGCGCCTAAGATGCCCCCGGTAGTTGATGATCTAGTTAAGAAAAGAGTACCAAGGCCTAAGGTTGTTTTGCTACCTAAGACTAGTGATTCAGAGTTTAGTGACTTAGCTCCTGACTTCCAAAACAAAGGGCGTGTAAGAGTTATTGCACGTCGAGTAGGTAGTTACGCTGTGCCTAATATGCAGGTAAATAGTCGTGAAGATGTGGCCCAAGTTTTTGCAGATTTAACCGACTCAGATCGTGAAAAGAGCTATGTGCTGGGAACTAAAAATGGGGAAGTCGTGGGCATCCACTGCGCTCACATAGGTAATGTTGATTCAAGTATTATTGACCCTAAGGACATGATGAAAGTACCGCTCCTATCTGGTGCAGATACAGTTTACCTAATCCATAATCACCCAACAGGAGATAGTACCCCGAGTCAACCGGATGTGGCAGTTACTGAGCGCTTTAGGGATGTAGCAGATCACATGGGTATGCGGTTCGGTGGTCACGTTGTTATAGGTGACAATGAGTACACAGCTCTAAATGGTAATGGAAGTATCGTTGAATTCAACAAAAATATGGATCGTTCTAAAATCATGAGAACTGAGCAGGCACCTATCTATGAAACCTATCAAGAGAAAGATGCCAGTGTACCTGGGCCTAGGATGAATGGTGTAGATGATGTAAAAGACTACATCAAAAATAATCTTAGTATCCATGATGCTGATAAGGCCATTTATATTATTGGAGTTGATACCAAAAATGGTATCACCCATGCTGAGCCCCTTGATGTAACTTTATCACCTAATAAGCTTCGGAAGAAAGCACTTGAGAGTCTTATTAAAGCAAATAGTAAAAGCTTTTTTATGTACACGGGTTTTGGGTCAAGTGAAGTTATGCATAATGCAGGGATACAAGATGCCTCTAAAACTCTAGGTATCCAGCTCTACGATGTCATTGTTCCTAATACCAATAGCCGGCAGGATATTGATGCTGGGCACTGGACCTTTCGCTCCTATGCTGAGAGAAGCATAATGAACCTTGTTAAAGGACTCTATATTGATCTTCAGAAGGCCCTTGCACCAGGCAAAGTAACCAAGACGCAGGCAAAAGCTCTGCACAAGGAACTTCCACCTGGAGGAGTATGGCGTTCGATGAATGGGCATCATATTTACATCCTCAATGGTAAGGTATTGGCCGGGGCTATCCCGGGGGTAAAGAGTGCTAAGAAAGCAACGAAGGCCCATTTAGCAGAACATCAGGAAACCATAGACAAAGAAGCTAAGGCTGCTGCTAAGCTTAAGAAGCTTAAAGCAAGAAGAGATCCAGCAGGCCTAGAGGGTAAGAAGCCTACAACTAAAACGGGGAAAGAGGCTATTGAAGATACACTCAAAGAAGTTAACAATAAAGAATCCTCGACAAAACGAACCAAGGTAACCCCTGAGTTTATGGCAAAGCAAAAGGAAGCCGTGGATGCGCTTGCTAAGAAACCAAAGCCTAAGAGCAAGAAAGCAACGCTTGAGGAGCAGCAGGCTGAAGCTAAGAAGATGCTTGAGCCTACCACTAAACCTAAAGATAAAGCAAAAGAGATTTTAAACTCTAAAAACGATAAACAAGATAAGATTATTCAGGCAGCTTCTGAGCTTACAGAAGCTAAACGGGCGACAGATAAGGTTATTAAACGCAAAGGTGTTAATGATATCCGAACCGAAAAACAAGCCAACAATGAAACAGCTTACGATGTGGGGGCTAAGATCGGTGGAGCTCGTAAAGATGTCGCAGTTTTTGATGCGTTTCTGAAGAGCTTAAGTGGGCAAAGCTTAGGGGATGTGGAAAAGATGTCTCCTGAACAGGCGCAGAAGTTGTGTGTTAAGAAGAATCTTCTAAAGCCTGTAGACTTTGAAGCAGATTATAAACGAGGCGTGGACATAAATGTAGCTATCACAAAACAGCTTATTTATGATCGTATAACCCCTAAGCCTAGCGATGATACCCCTGAAGCAAGGGCAGGATATCTACATGCTATTAAAGAACTACAACGGCAGCTAGAACCTGTTACATCATGGGATGAGTTTAAGAAAGCAACTCGTAACCTAGGAGACTGGATGAAGGCTGAAACGCCTAAGAATATGGGTGACCAGCAACGCTACTTAGAATATGCCCAAAAACAGTATGAAAAAGAACCAACTGAAGATGACCTAAAGGAAAGGGTCTATACACCAGGATCAGATGTAAAATGGGTAACACTTACGCGTGATGAGTGGAAGAAGAAAAAGCTGGATAGGGTAAATGATGTCAAGCGAGACATTGAATTTGCTAAAAAAACTGCACAAAGCCCATATGCACCGCTCGGAGAGAAGTTAACGAACTTCTTTACAAATTACGAGAGTCGTGATCGGACTATGCAGACGGTAGCTAGTAAAAATATGACATGGGATAAATACATCTCTAAGCAAAAAGAAGCTTCGGAAGCACATAAAGAGGAAAAAGGAGCGAAGACTAAGACTAAGTGGGAAAAGATGATGCCTGCTAAGATTCAGCGCTCAGGTGGACGTGATACTAAGGTTCAAAAACCTGAAGAAATGGTAAAAACTTTCGGCTTTAAGGGGATAGAATTTGGTAACTGGGTTGACGATAAGAGCGGAAACTTTCACCTAGTCAAGTGTGCTGAAGCCTTTCATGACCTAGCGGATATTCTAGGTCTTCAGGACAAAGATGTGTCGATGAATGGTAGGTTATCTATGGCTTTTGGTGCCCGGGGTAAGGGTAAAGCCTTAGCTCACTATGAGGCTTTAAGTAAGGCTATAAATATTACTAAAGAAGGCGGGGCCGGGTCCTTAGCCCACGAGTGGGGCCATGCCATGGATAATATTCTCTATCAGGAGAGCGCAGGCAGAAATTCAACGAATCTAGCTTCTGAAGGTATGGGAGACGTAGGGGATAAGCGAATCAAAGCGTCTTACGAAGTCCTTATGGATGCTATTCTTAAAGGCGATGGCTCAGGGATTGAATACGTTGACAATAAAGACAATGATTACTATAGCTATTATCCTAAGCGAAGACAGGCAGTAGCCGATTTAGGAATAGCAGGAGCTGTACTCAAATACAGCAAAGAGCTAGACTCTGCGCGTGATAGGGCATTGTCCAGTACAGAAGACTGGGCACAACGCTATAATTATGATAAAGCTAAGAAAGAAAAAGAAATCAAAAAGATTTTACGAAAACACACCACGGATAAGAACGCTATGGTTCAGGAAATGGCCTATCACCATAAAAAACTAACAGGCGAAGTACTAGACAAGATACCCGTACCAAATGGTATGTCCCAATTTTACACAGATTCTAAGAATGTAGGCGGGGATACTGATTACTGGATTAGTAACTGTGAACTCTTTGCACGGGCCTTTGAAACCTATGTTGAGAGCAAGATGAGGACAGGAAAGATCAAAAACGATTACCTAGTGCATGGGTCTTGGTATGATACAAAGTCTACACCATACCCAAAAGGTAAAGAACGTGATGCTATCAATGGTGCATTTGATGAGCTTATGAAGAACGTTAGAAACTCAGGAGCCATTCAGAAAGGCCTATCCTTCGATCTTCAGAAGGGCATTATTGGACGAAGTGACCTACAAAGACCCGTAATACCTATTACCCGAAGTGCATACAACGTAGCGAATACAGAAGGTATACTTTATATCCCTACCAACCGTTTGCAGACCCCTTTTCAGACAGACAAAGCTCTTGACTTCGATAAGGTCAGATCCAATGTAACCCGGATGGAAAATGGTGAAAACATTGACCCTATCATCATTGGCTGGAACTATGAGGTCCATGATGGCCATCACAAGCTTGAGGCAAGTAAAATACAAGGCTATACCCACTGCCCATGTATCATTGGTGAATTCAACGGCATCGACAAGCAGAGGCTTTTTGAAGAGTACTCGGAGCTATGGAAATCCTTTAGGGAAGACTACGCTGAACCCAAAAAGTATAAAACTAGATCTTTAAAGACAGACATCGAAACCACGGACCTAGACGGTGAAAAGAAAGCCATTATTGATTACTCCGAGCGCCTGAAGCAGATCAAAGACCCTAGGATCCGGAAGATCCTTGTAGAGATTATTGCCGATGAGAAGAACCATAAGCATAACCTTGCACAAGTACTATCATATCTTAATGGTGATAAGACCGCTCTTAACAGCAATAAGCTTCAGAAGTCCTTGGTCTACTTACCAGAGGTAGACACTGGGCTAAGCGCCTTTCCCTATGATAATGCATCGGGGATTATGTTCCGTGGTATTGGCCAAAAAGAGTATGACTTCATTCAGAAGTCTGGGTACATCCAGACCAAGGGTAAAGGAAACGATGCAGACCAAGAGAATGTTGTTACCTGCTTCAGTACCCTCTTCAGTCAAGCAGAAGGTTATGCTAGAAGTAACTATGATCTATACAACGAGACAATGGCCTATGTTTTAGTTGTAGAATACAGGGGAGTAGAAAATGAGCTAGGTGAAATAGAAGTTCTAGAGAAGACACCTGCTAGCTCCATCTTTGGTGTGATTCCAGTTCCTAAGACTCCAGTAATGAAAGGACTCTACATTGACTTAAAAAAGTCGATAACCCGCTCAGAGGCTAAGAAAGTACACAAAGACCTTCCTGAAGGTGGTGTCTGGCGTACACTCATGGGCCACCACGTCTACATCAAAGACGGTAAGATCTTAGCGGGATCAGTACCCGGGGTCAAAGGTGTAAAGAAGGCGACTAAGGAGCATCTAGCAGGGCATCAGAAGACCATTGATAAAGAGGCTAAGAAGGCTGTACCAAAGGCTAATGAAGTTAAGGGATTAGTACAAAGAGAAGTGGGGCAATTAGATAGGGGTATGACCGCACTAGCTAAGGGGAAGAAATTAAGGGCTAAGCTAGGAGATATTCATAGTTCAGAGGATACGTATAATGCCTATGCACGAAAAGTAAGTGAATACAAGGATAGGCTAGGAACTGACCCTCACAAGCTAACTTATGGTGACTTTTATAGTACTGCTAGAGAGTATCAAGGTTTTATAGGCAGTGATGAAATGCCCCTTAATGCTCTAGCCAAGATGAACAGATTACCTAATAATGGGCTAAGGCGTGAGCTAGAACTGCACTATAACTTTGTTAAAAGGGCACTGGAGGAAGGAAAAGAAGTTCCTCCTGAAGTACTCAAAGATTACCCTGAATTAGTTAGCGTCCATAAATCTGAAAAGCCTGTGTATGATAAGGCTAAGGGGGAAGGAACCTCCAAAACAAAAGGAGTGGACGCTAAGATGGGTAGTAGATTGAGCGCAACCAATGCTAAAAAACTTATGGGCGAGTACGGTGTACCAGCAGGTCATAGAGAAGCCGTACTGAATACACTGAAACACAGCACAACGTCAAATAGCTTTAGTGCCCAAGGGCGGGATGAGTTAGATGTCACAGGTAGTAAACAAGTTATAGGACGAGAGTATAGCGCGGTGGATGTTCAGAAGGCCGTCGAATCCTATAAGAAAGATAAGAAGTTTGCTAAAGACGTCGCTGCTAAGGCCATAGCCATAAATGATGCTGCTAAACAGGAGAAAAAGGCTAAGAGTGATGCTAAGGCTCAAAAAGAGCTGGAACATGATGAATTCTTAGAGACGATCAAAGCTAACACTGATCAGATGTATAAAGATCAGGAAACACGTGAAGCTAAGAAGAACAGAACTCCTGAGCAGGTTGCTGCAGACGAAAAAGCTTTTGCAGACTTTGACCCTTTGGCTCTTCTGATGGCAGGTACTGAGCCTAATAAAGAACCTTGGGAGATGACACCTGATGAATACTTTCATGACAAGATGGTTAAAACGGGGTACATGAAAGGGGCACAAGGTGAATACGTAGGAGTTATACATGATCGATACAGGGAACACTTAGCAGGTAGTGCTAGCTTAGCACAGCAGAAAGAATGGTCAGATCAAGAGCATAAAAAACTAATACTCAAACATCATGCAGAGACTACTTCTATGGCTGATGCTTTCAAGGAGTTTATGGATGCTAATAAACCCAAAGAAGAGCCAAAAATAGCCCAGTACTATAAGTCAAATAAATCTGTAGGAGACAGAACAGGTAAGTTAACTTATGTACCTGTAGATGGTAAACGGATTGATATAGGTGGCGATGTCCATGCTTTCATACACAAAGGAGCAGGGGGTCGAGGTTGGGTGATCACAGAAGTTCGTTCAGGTATTATGCTTGCTAATGGTAAAACTCAAGATGAAACAATGGTAAAAGCTCGGGAAGCCGTGACTAAGTTAGGCCCTACTAAACTAGCTGAAGGGGTAAAGAAGCACATAGACAAACATGGTGAAAGTCCAGCAACAGCAGAGCCAGGTAAAGCTGGCACCATATTCGGTTCTGAGCAGCCAGTAACACCCTACCATATAGCTGTACCTAAGGGTAAAAACGGTAAAGCTAAGTATACGCCCGTGCACAATGCGGAAAAAGTGAACGTAGGAAAAGGTATCCATGCTTTTATCCATGGGCGAGAAGGAGACTGGGCAGTTTCAGAAGCCCGCTCTGGTCTTAAAATTACGAGCAACAGTAGTAAGAATTTAGCTGTAAAAATAGCTAAGGAGTTAATAGAGCGCAACAGGGAAAATCTTGATACTATGATTCAGAAGCATATTGAAAAACATGGTGAATCTCCTAAGACAGCGCCTACGTTTGATGAGTACGTCAAAAAAGAAGTTAAGGGATCTACGGATCATTTGTCAGTAGAGGCATGGGGTAGCTACAGAAGAAGTTACGATTCCATATACAATGGTAAAAGATAGCCTTCGGAAGTCTGTGTATAATTAATTCCTAAAGTCTGGTAAAATGGGGCTAAGTGGCTTAGGCTGCTTAGCCCCATTTTTATTTGTCCAGAAGGAGGGATTCATATGAATCTATACATAGATTTAGAGAAAGCCATAGGTACAGTATCATGGAGAGAGGAAATTCACCCTCGGGATAAATTCGGAAAGTTTTCCTCTATCAAAGGTGGCTCAAGTGTCGTTACTCATACTGGAAAAACAGGCACTGTTGAGAAGGTAGACGGGGACTATTACCATGTGCGTCATGCAGATGGCAAGAAAAGCAGAGTTAAACGTAGTAATGTCATCCATGCCAATGACCACAAAAAGATCATGGACGCCCAGGCTAAGACCAAGAAGCGGAAGGCTTCTGCTGCAGTGGGTCAAACAACCAAAGCAGCGAATAGGGCTAATGGTACAGGTAAAGCCACAGAGCCTAAGCTAGTTTTGACCAGTGGCAAAAAGCAGCAATCCACTAAGGTAAAAGCAATGGAGCAGAAGGCCACGGCCGAGAACAAAGCAAATAGAAGAGCTAAGAAAGAGCGTGACCTTTCGGCCCCTGATATACTTCGGAAGCCCATTGAACAGGGAACGACTGGTAGGTCATCCCAGATGAAAAATACTGAGCAGAGTTCTCATGCAGAGGACTACAAAGATTTAGAGAATAACCCTGAAGCTACGTCAAGGCTTGATGAGATGTGGAACTCAAAAGAAGCTAAGGCGCTTATGAAGAAAGAGCCAGGTAAACGATCAGAGGCTGATATTCGCAGAATCGCTGGGGATATGACTACTCAAAATGACCGATTAGCTTATCACACAACCCTTCAGATGGGAAAGGCCCGGGGAATGAATCTCCTAAGTCAAGTTAACCGAATTGAGGACGTTGGACCGAGCGGTGATGGAGAGGTCCACAACCAAGAGACGGGGTATTATGGGGATCTTCTTCAAACAGCCCGAGCATCTATGTATGAGACTCTATACCGGGTCATGAGCGGAAGTCAGAATCCTGGTAAAGATACTAATATTGGAGCCCATGTCATATCCCGTATGAAGCAGAAGCTTCACAAGGATATGTATGCTCTTCTGAATGAAGTCCCGGCACCTCATGAGATCAGGGGAGCACTGGCAGACCTGCATAAAGGGGAAGCAGAACTAATCCAGAGCCTAGGCCATACACCATCGATGGAGGAACTTGCAAATCATTTGCAACAGACTTCGGCTAAGTTTAAAAGCGCACCGATTATGGACAATCCAACCTATGATGAAAAGACAGGTCAATGGGTAGCTACCAAGAAACGGATCACAGATCCAGTTGAGCGTCTAAAGACACTGCAGGCCTATAGGGATCGTCAGAAGACCAGTACCTTAGATAAGGACATTGATGGAGAAGAAGGGACAGCAGGTTCAGCTGCAGCTAATGTAAAAAGTACAGAAGCGACACCTGATGAACAGTATGAGCAGAAGGAGCGTCAAAAAGAGCTTAAGACAGCGATCCCTAAAGTTCTGCAGGACATAGGCCTTAGCAGCAAAGAAAAACTAGTCTTCATGGTTATGTTTGGAAGTCCCTCAGCTAAGATCAACAAAGGAAATATGACCCTTGACGAAGTAGCTGAAGCTATTAACAGGCAGGGCGGGTACGAAGGTGGTAAGCAGGCAACCAAGGACTGGGTTAATAAGTATTACAGAAGCGCTATGGTTAAATTATCTGATGCTCGAACAAAGAATCACCCGGCCTTAAAAGAACTTGCTATGATGAAGTCTCTCGTATTCAATCTCGTTATGAAGTCACTCTATGAGTATGATCTTGTGAAGTCCCTGAATTCATGGGGAATAGGCACTGATATTTTAGTATACAAGCAAACGAGAATTGCCACGGCAGATAACCTTCTTTCCTTGCAGAAGTCTATGGCACCCCAAGAGTACATTGGATCGATAGTCTACACCGAGGGTGGAGAGCTCCATGCCCGAATTGTGGAGTTCGGTTTACCTGAAGATAATGAGCTTTATAAAAGCTTCAACTCGTCTTTAGAGAAGTCCATGTTTCCTCATAAAGGTAAGCAACACGAAGTCAATAAAAAGATGGGTGACTATGTAAAAGCCAATGCAAAAAAGTACTCTAGCCTTTCTGAAGCCCAGCATGGATCGGCTAAGAAAAAGAGTTCTGGGCATACATGGTCAGAAGAACTCCTTCTGAAGAACCCGGGCAGCGCATGGATTACATGGGGCGGTAAGCGGGTCCTAGTCAACACGTCTGATGGTAATCTCATCTATGATTCAGCGAATGAAGTTCATAGAGAGGAACATAATCAAGGGGCTCCAGAAGATAAGATTGACTTCCACCATGAGCAAGACACTGGGCATAAGGATGCGGGTATCGAAGCCTTTAAAGAAGACATGGAAGGTATGCGTAAGTCCTGGCGTGGTGACGAAACGGATAAGGACTTAGGCATACGGAAGACCTACCTGAGAGAACACGAGCACAAAGGGCACCATGACTATGCCAACTTCACAGAAGATGAGCAAAAAGCCTATGAGAGCATGAGTGAGGACGAGCGCAAAAAGTTTCTAGGTAACCGTTATCTGGGCAAAGAAGGAGTTAAAGAAGCTCTACAGAAGTACCGTGACAGTGGAGATACTGAAGCAGATCGAAAAGAGGCTATGGATGCCCTATCCAAGGCAGGATCTATGGCAGGTAAAAATGCAAAGATGATGATTGGTAAAACAGGTAACAGTGGCCTATTAGCCCAAGTACGTAAAGGCGCTGATGAAGATACCATAGTCGACTTGCTAGGTCAGAACGAACTTACAAGGGCTAAAGAAGAGGCTAGTAAAAAACTTTTACCTGATGGGACGTATCTGGTAGGAAATCCTCTTACAGGTAAGACAATAGCACTAAAGATTAAGAACGAAGTCACTAAGGCGGGCCAGGGTGGGGCTCATACAAGGTTCGGATCAACGATTGCTGAAGTCTTTGACCCTGATGGGGGTCAGCACGAGGACCTAAATACATGGGGTGGTCTAGGGAAGGCTCTAGGGTACACAGGTGCTGATGCTTCAGGACTTCAAGACATCTTAGCTAAAAAAGCCAACTCTGAGGGTGATAAGCCCTTTATGAAGCAGATCGATGAAGCTGAATATGCTAAGGCACGGTCCAATACCAAGCTAGGACTTCAGGAGGGCATGGCTCACAAGGACTTCAAGCTTGTTAATCAAAGTCGGAATAAAAAAGGTGAAGTAACAAGTCACACGTATGCACAGGACATGCCCGATGGAACCCAAAACACGGTTATGGTAGATGCTAAGGGGACGATCACAGATCCAGTCATGGCGCGTCTTCTGAAACAGAGAAAACCTATCGCCAATGCTGGCGATTTGCATGAGGTCATGCAAGGAGCCGTAGGTAATAGGGCATGGGTTACTGCTCATTCAGGTTCTGGAACTCATGTTAGTGACTCCTTAGGTCATCACATTCAGCTTGAATATGATGGAAAAGGTGCCCCTAGGGTAGTCGGTGGAGAGTATGACAGTTACAGATTTATGGACACCAATGACATCCCCAAGGGAGCGGTGGATCCTGCAACAGGAGAGCCTATCAAAGCCTTATTCAAAGGCGGAAAGCTTGTAGATCGAGGTCTGACTACTAAGAACAAAGTAGCCATGAAGGAAGGAAACGCTGTTCTTTATCCTGGAGAAAAAGGATTCAGAAAAGGGCGTATTCATGCTATCGAAGGGGACACTTACAAGGTAACGGACGGTAAAGGCCATGTTATAGGGATGTTCAAGAAGTCAGAGCTTAAGCAAGCTTCTGAAGAAGGCCGAACCTTATCAGCGAGTGGCCAGTCAGTTGTTAAAACAGCAAAGACGGGCACACACCGGATGGATACCACGAGCACCTTCAAAGCGGATAATCCTAAGGATCAGAAGAAAGTTGACAAGGTAAAAGAGCTATTCAGTCAAGCCCTTCAGAAGGCAGGTATAAACAGCGCCTTTGATAAAGACGGTGTTATGAATAACCAACTAGAACTATCAGACGCTATGATGAAGCAGCTAACCAAACGTCTCGGAAGATCAAAAGCAGGTAAAGAACTTCTTAAGCAGTTTAAGAGTGCTTATACAAAAGAACTTGAAATTCATGTACCTGAAGCTATGAGAGATCAAGTATCTACCTATGGGGTTAGAGTCCTAAGCAATGGAACAGCTAAGATTTCAGCAGGTAAGTTTGAAGAGCTTAGAGAAGCCCTAGGAGGCCTGTCTGTAAGTCATGATGCTAGAGAACATCTAGCAGAACATTTCAACCGTAAGGATCGTAAGCCTAAGAGTCCTGAAGAGCTTCAGAAGGCCTATCAACCGAATGCTAGTGACTCAGAAAGTGCCTTTGGCCAAGCGTACCAAGCACAGTTTAAACCAGGTGGTCGGATAATGAAGCAAGGTCTTTATAGTACGCAGCTTGCTGGGGTATCCCACTTAGTTGAACGAGGGCGGGGAATAGTTGGACACGGAATGGGCACCGGCAAAACAATCACAGGTGTAGCAGCTGCTTTACACGAGAAGGCTAAGGCTATTTCTGAAGGAAGAAAGCCAGGAAAGACGCTTGTTGTCTCCCCTGCTGGAATTCAATCGGACTGGGGTAAGGAGATCGGTGGAGAGACTAATTCCAGAGCTCTCTACATTGGGTCTGAGGGTAATCTTCGGAAGAAGGATTCTAGTGGTAACTGGATGAAGTCTGAGGGCGGGCGTCATATGTTTGGGCAAGAGGGCACTGAACAAGAGGCTGTGAGTTCTAAGCACTTTGTAAATAATATCAGCAGCATAGGCTCAGAAGACCATGACTTCCACATTATGTCCTATGACCAATTCATGAAACACCGAGATGTACTTTCTAAGTCCGGCCTGTACGACAATATTATTGTCGATGAAATTCATGCTTTTAAGAATCAAGGAAGACAGCGTGGTAAATCCTTAGCTGAAACAACTGATTCCTTTAAAAACGTTTGGGGCCTGTCTGGTACTCCCATGGAAAATGATGCTCGTGAAGTCCATAGCCTTATTGATACCGTCACAGGTGGAAGACATGAACTTGGTACAGCTAAGGAGTTTACAGATAAGTTCCTTATGAAGGACAAAAATGGTAAAGTTATTGGAGTTAAGCCAGCCATGGCGGATAAGCTTGGGGATATCGTAGCTAATATTGTTCAGTTCAGGGGTTCAGAAGACGTACAGTACAGTGATAGGTCCAAGATTCACTTTCCCCACATCATCGGAAGCGACGCAGCTCAAAAGGAAAATGCACCCGAAGACTTCATGAGTAACATGGCAGACCGTAACCGAGATCATAAGACAACGGATTACTATGGAACCAAGCACTCTGTGTTTGACTTTGAAAGTGGAAGTCATGAGGTAACAGGCAAAAATGGTGAAACATATACATCCCAGACAACTTCGCCAGCTAATCTGAGCCCTGCTCAACAGAAGTTCTATAACGATTACCATGCAGTTCAGAAGCAATACCTGCCTGATGCTAAACTTCAGGAGATGGTTAAAGCTAGTGCCACGGGGTATGACAACACTGAAAAGGGTGAAACGTCCAAGAATTACCTAACTGCTATGCAGAAGCTTCAGAAGCACCTAAATGCACCACTGGCGAGTAGGATGTATGTGCCCGGTGGGGGAAGTGCTCTAGATTCAGGAGATACAGATGTTCAGGCAGTAGCAGAAGCTGGGGCCAAGGCCAAGAAAGTGAAATCCGGAGGATTAAAACCCTATAACCCAGTTACAGGTGAAGGCCACTATAAAGTCGATGAGCATGGCAACAAGCGGTACTTTGAGAGCGATGGGGAAGGTAGTTTTAAACGAAATAGTGACGGAAGTCCTAAGCTTCTCCCACCAATGCACCACAACAACCCTAAGGCTGAGTACATGAAGCAGCGAATAAGCACCTACCTAGATTCATTAGCTACGGAAAACGAGGCTAGGGCTAAAGCAGGTAAACCAGAGCTGATGCCCAAAGTCGTTGTGAAGTCTAGTTACACTACCTTTGGAACCGATGTTGCAGACGGGGTTATTCGCGATCTACAGCGTGAGCACCCACACTTAGCTTATTGGGCAGATAAGCTGCAGAAGCAGGGTCAAAGTCTAGCTGCGGGGCAGTTTACCGGAGAGGCTAAGGACCGGGAGGAGACTAAGACCGGATTTAGAGGAAATAAAAACAGTTATGCAAAAGATCAGGGTAATATGTGGGCTACCACTGTGTCTCCAGCAGGCAAGGAGGGTGTAGACTTTGGTAATGCTCACCTAATGCTTATGATGGACCAGGATTGGAACCCTCAGAAGATGGCGCAGTTTACTGCACGTGTCAGGCGCTCAGATTCTGCAACAAAAGGACATGAGCAAGTAGGACGAGCTAATAGTGTACGCATCGAATCTCTGCACATGCCCGGAACCATCGAAGACTTTATGTTCAACGCTGAAGATATTAAAATGGGGGATATTCAGAGAGTCACTAAGGCTACGCGAGATGCTGAAGAGGTTACTAAATTTGGAGATTCAGAGTCTAAAATTAGCTCAACAAAGAACTTCACTAGGAGCCAGAAGCGCAGAGCAGGCGCTAAGCCAAAGGGTACAACAGGTGACCCAGGTAGTGCCCAAAGACCAAAGTCTAATGAAAATCCCCCAACCCAAGTAGGAAGGCAAGTAGCTAAGGCTCTTAAGTTGGTAGTTATTCTATAAAGCGCGGAGGTTTAAGACTGTGGATGAACAAATGTTCAACGCTAACTCATTTGAAGAGCTAAAAGATACTTCTGAAGTTAAAGCAGCTGTACAGTACCTAGCAAAAAACGAAGTAAAGTTCAGGCAAGAGCTATCTTCTGCAGGTATGGACTATGATATGATACAGACAGAGGTAGGAGTCTTATGGGTAAACCTTCTCAAAAGGTGTGCTAAGTTTAAGTACTCTGATTATATAGTAGTCTCTAAAAAGGCTATCTACGGCATCAAGTAACCTAAGCATGGGAGGTGTGTAGGCTATGGTACAGTGTCCTGGATGCAAAAGAATCATTATGGATTCAATGCAGAGTGGCGGGTACAAGATCCGCTCACGGATGATTCTATTCTCAGATGGTAAAGCCATAGCCATATGCCCTACGTGTAAAACACATGTTGAAGTCCCGATTATCCTAGGAGCTATACCAGAAGAACCACATAAAAGTAAATTATTCATAAATAAGTAGGGCTTACTTATGAATAATTATGTAATTTATCTTGCCATTTACTTCCGAAGTTGGTACTATTAACAATAGTTAAATATTTAGGGCAACAAAATCCGTGTATAACACAGCTAGGATGGCCCAAGACACGTAGACTAGGCCAAGGTTTCGCCAGCTCACCTAGCCAAGCAGCGTGTCTTTGGACATCCTAGCTGTGTTATACTTACACCTACTTCGGAAGGTGGTGAAATGAATGCTAGTCAGTAATGAAACGGTACAAGAGGATACTTATAGGGTATTTGTGCCTATTGAAGATCATGATCTTATAAAGTCCATTGAGATCGATGAAAACGGCGACTACATAGTACAGGGTGTCATGACGTCTGATAACAAAGACGAAGAAGATGATAGCATCACACCAGAAGGTATGGATTGTAGCTATTTTCTGGATAAGGGTTGGATAAAGTACGAGCATGGTAACTCCCCTAAGCAATTTATAGGTGAGCCTCTAGCGGTTAAAATAGGTCAATTTACACACCCTACAAGACATGAGGTAGTCAAGGGTATCTTTGTAAAAGCTAAACTTTTTGCTCAGAGAAAGCTCGCTCAAGAAGCAATTCAGACTATGCAAGACCTTCAGAAGAGCCACACTAAACGCACAATGGGTTGGTCTATTGAAGGAAATGTTAAAGAACGAAATCGTAAGACAGGAAAAATTGTAAAATCCGTTTTACGAAATCTTGTGCTTACCATGAATCCGGTGAACACAATTACATGGGCTGAGCTTGCTAAGTCGTTTGAGAAAAACCATGAGCTAACGATTAGCTTAGATGTTGAAAAATCAATGGATACTTCAGGAGCTGCAGCTATCATGCCTCAGTCCTTGGAAGGTGAAACTCAAGATCCCCAGACAGATTGGGTTAAGCTCTTTAGGAAGTTTTGTAGAGGTAACTTTTTACAGAAGTCCCTACGTGATAAGTTCGTCGCTGGCTCACAGGGCGTTGTAGGTACGATGACCTATACTTTCGCCTTGGAAAACGGGCTAGATAACGAAGAGGCGTACTCATTCGCCTCCTATATACTAGGTAAACATGCTGTTTTAAAATCTATTTTTAGTACAAATTTTGGGGGTGGGGCTATGGGTAAGACAAAAGAACTTGCTGGTCTGCTAGACGCAGATTTGGAAGAACTTCGAAAGTCCTTAGAACTGAATACAGAAGACGATGAAACGCTTACGAAGTCCAGTAACAAGGATGACGAAGATGATGAAGATGCAGATGGCGACGAAGATGGCGACGAAGATGGCGACGAAGATGCAGATGGCGACGAAGATGATGAAGATACGAAAGAAAAATCTCTTCAGATGGACTTCCGGAAATCTCTAATCGACCATAAGGATGGTGCTCAGGCGCTTGAAGTATCTGATTTTTTATCAGACATGGTGGACGAGCTTGGTTACAGTATGGGTGGCCTTTCAAAGTCTCTAGGCCTTGTGTCTAAGCAGCAGGTAACAATGACGAAAGCCCTTATGGGTGCCTTTGATGTCATTAAGAGCTTGACTGAAAAAATTGAGACGATGCAGACTGATAATGCAGAGCTTAAGAAGTCTCTTGATGGTGTTATGAATCTCCCCATTGGGCGTAAGGGTGCAGTAAGTCCACGAGACATTACAACGCTTAAGAAGTCTATTGAAGGCGACAAAGGTGGCCTCACACGGCAGCAAGCCGGGGCAATTCTCATGAAGTCATTCGATGCTAAGCTAATTCCAGGTTCAGCTGTTACAAGATTCGAGGCAGGGACACCACTGCAGAACCTAGGTTTGCCAGATTCAGTAAAAGCTGAACTTGGTATGCAATAAGTACCTACAGAAAATAGTAGTAGTAAAGGGGGTAAACCTATGTTTGAAAACTTTAACGGCCTTGAGGACGGGTTTGGGCAAGGTACAGTTGGGGAACTTGAGGAGCTTAATAAAGCGCTAGGCACCGGGGAGCAGGGAGATGCCTATGGTAGTTTTAATGATATGTCGGCGCTGCGTCCACAGTCTTTAGAAGCAACCCTTAAAGTGGTTACCGCGACGACAGACCAAATTAAGTTCTGGAAACGCATCGGGAAGAAACAGGCATTTAATACTGTTGAAGAGTTCAACGTAATGGACAGCATGGGGGGAAATTCTTCTCCGTTCTTCGTTGAGGGTGGCCTTCCAAATGAAGAAGATTCACACTACCTCCGTCAAGCCCAGTACGTTAAATTCCTCGGGACAACTCGTGTCATCACACATCCTGCAACTATAGTGCGTAACACAGTTGGTGATATCGTTGCCCGCGAAACTACAAATGGAACATCTTGGCTTTTGATGCAGCTTGAAAAAGCTCTATACTTTGGTAATTCCGCTCTTGACCCCTTGGCTTTTGACGGAGTTATGATGCAGGTTATAAATGCTGTTGCTGGAAAAACCTATGCGAATCAGCACGTTATTGATATGAAGGGTCAACCACTGGATGAGAATACCATGGAAGACGCTTCAGCGATTATTGCAGATAACTTCGGAAGAGGTAAATTAGAGCTGCACTTAACGAACCAAGTTAATAAGGACCTATCCAAGCTTGTTATGGGCTCAAGTGGTCGGCAGCGGGTAATGATGGGCCAAGGTCAGGAAATAATGTTAGGCCAGCCTATCGGAGGCTACATGGCAAATGCTGGCCCGATTGAGTTTGTTAATAACATATTCCTTAAGCCACAGGCTACGGTTCCTTCTGCCTCAGCTAAAGGGGCGCCTGCTGTACCAACATACCCGGGCGGTCAGATAGTAGCCGGATCATCCGGGGCTACAATCCCTTCAGGAACCTACTACTACTTTGTAACAGCTAAAAACAGCGCAGGAGAATCAGCACCAGTGTCTATGGGGTCTGTAGCTGTAACTCTAGGACAAGCAGTTACTTTAACCATTAATCGAGTAGTCGGTGATCCTCCGGCAAAGTCTTATAAGGTCTATCGTGGTACGAAGTCTACAGCTGCTGATGCCTTGTTTGCCTTTGAAATCAAGGACTCTGGTGCAGAAACAACTCAAGCTATTATAGACACAAATGCTGATATTCCGGGAACACATAGTGCAATGGCACTAGATAATGATCCAGAAAACGTATTATCATTTAAACAGCTTGCACCACTTATGAAGCTGCCTTTAGCTCGCATTTCAGCTGCAGAGCGCTTTATGATCCTGCTTTATGGCATGATTCAAGTGTACAACCCTCGGAGAATCATCGTGTTTAAAAACATTGGAACACTGGGCCTTAACTCCAACCGTGAGCTCTTCACCCCAAATTATGATGCTCCTAGCTTCGGTACAGTTCGCCCAAGCCTTCAGTAATACCATCTATTTAGTACACACAGGTGAGGGCTAGGGCTAGTATCTAGCCCTCACTTTTAGATTTTGAAAGCGAGGTAAAAGCATGGCACAGGTTCAAAAGTGTTTTGGTGATCTACCAGAAAACGTTGTAGTCCTTTCAGAAGTCGTGTCTTTCGACTCAAACGGTTTTGCAGAGGTATCTGATGAGGTAGCAGAAATACTGGTGCAGGTTCCCGGGTATAAGGAAGTAGTGGAAGAAACAGTAGTGGAAGAAACAGTAGTGGAAGAAACTAACCAAGCTGAAGCACCTGCTGAAGAAATTAACCAAGCTGAAGCACCTGCTGAAGAGACTAACCAAGCTGTAGTACCTAAAAAGCCTGCACAACGAAGAACATCTACCTCTAGGTAGTAAGGGAGTGATGAAATGCTAGGTGTAGCAGGTTTTAGACAATATAAAGTTATTGTAGGTGCAGTAGGGACTCTAGGTACTCAGTATGCTTATATTGAAGTTACCAATGATACTGGAGCAGACGTTTTGCTCTATCTTAATGATTTTCCCGAGGGTGGTCATCCGGCTACAGATGGTATACCTATTAAGGCCGGGACAACTCGACCTATTCCAGTGACTTGTTATAACTTCGTAGCATCAGGCACCGTCACTGTTGTAGCTTATGGGATGTAGGAGGGTATCTAATGGCTATTATAACCTATGCAGAGACAAACTTACCAGATGTAGACGAAATACAGAGTACATGGTGTTTTGGACTTCCGTTCTTCGACAGCTATGGAAACTCAATAGAGGAAACCTCTGTACAGAAGCTCATAGACGGGGCTAGACGTCAGGTAGAGAGGCACTTAGGTATCTTTCTGAAGCCTAAGTTAATCGCCTCTAACCCTGAAGAACGAGGACTAGTAGAAGGAACGGATTATGAGATAGCTGAACCACCCTACGACTACGATGCAAAAGCTTATGCTAACATGGGTTTTACGCAGCTTAGGGAACGTCCAGTACAGAAGATAACCGGTTTAAAGTTGGTCCTTCCGAATGGTCAAGTTATCGTTGATTTCCTAACTAGGCCAGAGTGGGTAAAACTTTATCCTAAATCAGGGCAGTTTCAGATTGTCCCTTATGCTGGGGATCCAACTATTTTTAGCCTTCTAGGTGGAACACAGATGGGTTATGGATTTATGACGGGGCAGCTTAACCGCTCAGTACCTCAAATGTGGTACATCGACTACATTGCAGGGTACGCCAAGAACAGGATACCTGAAGACATTCGAAACATTGTTGCTAAAATGGTCGCAGTCGATGTTCTTGGTATTATCGGCGAAGCCTATAAGTCTGGCTTAACAGGTATGTCAACGTCAATTGACGGTCTATCTGAGAGTGTGAGTTATACAACCTCTGCAAACAGTACTTTGTATAGCGCCCACATTAAGCAGTACAAAGAAGAAATATCTGACTTTTTTGATGAAACGAAGTCAGGTGTCAGAAGCTCTGAACGTGGCTTAACCTTTACAGTCCTTTAAGGGGGGGTGGATACGTGCAAACTCCTGTATTAAATGTTGTTAAGCTTGAGGAGATGCTTGATCGTAGGGGCAGACCTGTTAGGTGGCAAGAAACTATTATATGCTCCTGCTGGAACCCTGATAGCGGTTCTCCGGATTATACGTGCCTAGCTTGCCATGGTAAAGGGCATGTGTACCAGACACCTATAGAATCAAAAGCCTTAATTACGAGTATCACACTGAGTAAGGACTTTGAGGCCATGGCCGGGGTATTTGAAGTTGGGGATGCGGTAATGACCGTACCAAAAAGAATCCCTGTACGCCACCCACTAAATAGTATGCCTACAGGTCAATACACAAACAACCCAATCTTCGGTATTGGTATGTATGATAAGATCACACTTCTTGATGATGAGTTCAAGTCTTCTGAAGTTCTGGTCAGAGACACACCTATTAATGCTCGACCACCAGATACCCTGCTTAATACTGACATCACCCACGTTAAGTCCATACAAAAGTACAATCCTATGACAGGTGGAGTAGTGATCTATAGACCTGGGATAGACTTTGAAATGGCAGGAAATGTCGTACTATGGCTTGAAGATGGGCTGTCACCTGAAGTAGGGGAGCAGTATAGCGCTGCATATTACCATAGGCCAACATACGTAGTTACAGCAACGCTACCGAAGCCTAGACATCAAGATGGTCAGGACTTTCCGCGCTATGTAGCCCTGCGCTACTTGTCTGGAGGAGTTGAGCGCATTGTATGAGTTTGCTAACAATTGCAGCAGATGTTCCTAACCTAGATAATGTGCTCAGATCCGTTGAAAAGGCAGGACAGGGGAACCTCCCGTATACTTCTGAAGCTGTGCGTGCAGCTCTTACAGATGTTATACAGAGAACTTGGGTTGAGTATGCGTCTGGTGTTACAGTGACCTACTCAGGGGGAACGTTCCACATTAGCGTTGTTTCGGGGGAATACACCCGCAGTATTCAAGAAGGTCTTAAGATGCTGGGGAATCTTACAGGTGAAGTTATGACGACCTCAGGACATGGAAGACTCATTGAAGATGGCATAAAACCCTACAACCAAAAAGACGGACTCCTATCATCACCAAAAGCTAAGGTTGGAAAAGGTGGCTCTCGATACATCACAGTACCCTTTAGGCATGGAACACCGGGGACAGTTACGATGGCAGCGATGCCTAAGCACGTACACGACCAAGCAAAGACACTTGGGTTCAGTCGCAAGAATAACTTCTTAACTGCCTTAGTTACCGGACGAAAGTATGCATGGGGTGGTCACCTGCAGGAGACGTCTGATGGGCAAAGAAGTCACGTAAGCCCGCACCCAGGCAAGGGGTACACATGGAAAACCGGGCTATTTAGTGGCATGGTGAAAATGGGTAAGCCAAACCATTCTCAATATATGACCTTCCGAAGAGTATCGACTAACTCAGATCCTGCATCTTGGCAATTCCCTGGGGTTAAGCCTAGGCCAATACGTGAAGCAGTTGTGGAAAATACACGAGAGGAAGTCTTACAGCTTATTCGGAGTGGCTTTGAGATGGACCTGTACTTTATGGGCTTAGGGGGTGGTCAATAGTGGGCTTTACTTTTGCTACAGTTGATGTGAAACAGGAACTTGTTGATGGCCTAAAAGCAGGTCTTGTAGGCTTAGGTTACACAGGTAAGAACACAATTAATGTACTAAAAGCTGACCCGCAAAAGCCCACTGAGTTACCATGCGTAGGAATTAACCGTGCTGATGACTCAGAAAGTTCACAATCGATATCTGATGGACAGGGCACTTCATATGATCCAATTACAAAAGTGAACACAACATTCTATGGCACCTTCTTTGCAGAAGCCCAAGAAATTCGTATATGGCACACAAACGCTGATGAGCGGGAGAAGCTATACCTAGCAACGAAGGCTATACTCTTTAGTATGAGAAATTACTTAGCTGAAAAAGGGCTCATAAACTTTAATCTGCGTAGCGGTAGGGATGAGCAGGACAGTACGATGGCACAGGCCCCTATGGTGATGTACTGGGCATCAATAACCATGAGTTACTTAAATCCACTTGATGTGTCCTTTACAGAAGTCGTAGAGCCTATTACTAGCGTAGACGATCAAGGAACTTTAGGTATTTATTAACGGGAAAGGGGGAGATAACTATGCCTGATAAAAAGAAAACACCTTCAGAAGAAGAAGATGTGGCGTACCCAGCAGAATTAGCCCGTCAAATGACCTTAGCTGAATTTATCACTGAGTTAAGGCCACATAGGGGGCTAGTGGCTAGTTTTAAGGTTGAAGAAAAGGACCTCAGCCCTAGGAGTCAAGTAGCGTGGGCAGAGGCCTTTAAAGCTCAATCTGAACGCGTCTATAAATAGTAGGGGAGGTATGGAAGGATGGCAATTAACATCTCCTTTGGAGGAGCTAATATTAAACGACCAGGAGCCTACTCAACGGTAGATACTGCAAGTATGTCCCCTGCATCGGCTGGGGGATTTAAGGTCTTGGCTTGTATTGGTATTGTGCCTGGGCTAGCAGCGCAGGTAGAGACAACTACAGTCGTCGGCACTATAACTACAGCTGGAAATGTTACCGTGGTAGTTACAGCCTTAGGAATGACAAATTCACCAAAAACAATCTCAGTTGCAGTTGCCTTAGCTGATGATGCTTCTGCAGTTGCAACTAAAATCAGGGCATCGTTATCCGCGGACACGAATATTGCTGGGTTCTTCACTGTAGGGGGCACTGGTGCAGTGGTTACACTAACTGCAAAAGTCACGGCCTTGAACGATGATTCACTGAATATTAGTGTAGCCAATGGGACGAGTGTTGGACTGACAAGTGCACTTACTTCGACTACAGCAACCCCGGGAGGGACGAGCGGAACTCCTGTAGGAACAGTATCTTACTTTAATGATCCTACAGTAGCAGGAACTATGATAGCATCCTGTGAACTTCTGGATCTTATGAAGCTTAGCTGGGGTCATGGTGCTGACTTGATTGCAGTATCTCCCGTGGCTTCTATAGGAGCTGATTCTGACTGGCAAGCTGCTATAGACCTTCTAACCGTTGAGAGCGTTGATGGGATTATGATAGCCAGTACAGCACAGGCTATCCAAGTCAAAGTTGACACGCACTGTACCCTGATGTCCTCGATTAAGAACCGCAGAGAGCGCCGAGCTTTTTATGGGCATGCCACTGGATTATCGGTATCCGCAGTTATTGCATTACAGAGCGCCATAAACAGTGAGTTGGCTCTGATGGCTACCCCGGGCATGTATGTCTTTGATGATGTAGGTAACAAAGTTTTGAAGCCGTCGAACTACCTTGCAGCAGCGTATGCCGGTCTATGGGCTGGAAGATCCTCTCAAGATCCGATTACCTATAAGTACGTTAAGTGTGTAGGGTTAGAGAAGGTATATGACGGGGTAGAGATCGAGACTCTGCTCACTGGACATATATCACCTACTGAGTATGTCCGAAATAAAGGCTACCGAGTCGTGCAAGGAGTCACTTGCTCTGCTAGTTCTGACCTTACTCAGCAGGAGCTTTCAGTATCCTCAATAAAGGTAGAAATTAGTCAAACGATCAGAGGCTATCTTGAGGATAAGTATGTAGGTAGAGCTGGTGTCTATGGCATCGAAGTATCTATATACAATGACCTAGTTTCTATTTTAGAGGGGTTCAAAAGCACTGGGTTAATTTCTGGCTACGCCAAGCAAAAAGTCACTAAAGCCGGTACTTCATTTATTATTGATTGGGAAGGTATTCCGACACTTCCAATTAATAACTTTCTGATAACCACGCACCTAAGACTCTAGAACTTCAAAATTCTAAAATAGTGGGGAGGGGTATAGCCTATGTCTACTCTAGGACCTTCGGGTACACAAACTGTTCATTCTGGTAATACAATTAAGCTAAAAATTAATGGTGCTGTAGTTGGCCGAGCACAATCTGTCGATGGCCGTAGGTCATTTGGTCAGCAGGCTCAATATGAGCTAGGATCTATTATGCCTAAAGAGCATGTAGCCCTCCGTTACGAGGGTACAGTAACCGTAGATAAATTCATGGTGCGTAAAAAGTCACTTAAGGATCTTGGATTAGCTGCATTAGGTATCGGTATTCTTAACTTAGGAGTTATTGATATCGAAGTTACTGATAAGTATACTAATGATATCATCATCGTTTACCGCAACTGCTCTCTTCAGGATTGCAGTGAAAACTTTCGTGTTAATGCTATAGCTGGTCAGAATGCTACATGGCAGTACCTTTCCTCTGACAATGGTGTAGTTGAAGTTACATCGCCTGATGCAGCTGCTCAAGCTATTATAAGCGCAGCTGCAGAATCAGCAGCTCAAGCTATTACAGATTCTAATGCTATCAATGATGTATTCTAAAACACTCGCATATTAACTTCCGAAGTATATAGAATAACCCCTACCAAAAAGGTGGGGGTTATTCTATAATAAGGCAATAAGCTAGTACTAATAAAAAGGGGTTGGCAAAGTGTCTAATAATGAGGAAAATAGAGCACTAGTAGCAGATCTTATGGCTAAAGCTGAGCAGGTTAAACTTGGGGGAGAACTAAAAGCTGGAGTGTATATTGACCACACAACGGTCTTCGGAACGGAACTTAAAGGTAGTGTAGTATTTAAACGCCCTACTATGCTCGACTATGTAAAAATAGGTGCTATTAAATCCGAGTATCTGCGGAGTTCAGGGGTTGTTAACGCTAATTTAGTCGATAATAGCGTTAAGTTTATAGCCCAGGTCATGGCCACTCTACAAGTTGTTATTGTGAAGTCCCCAGAATGGCTCATTAAATTAGACAGCGTGCAAGAGCCTGACATCCTCTACCACGTTTATGAGAAATATGAGGAATGGGAAAACTCCTTTCGAAAGGTCCTTGAAAAACCAGTACCTGAGCATAGCGAAACTCCCGAATGAACGGAAAATTTGGATTCTTAGGAGATTTTATGCTGGAGGTACAGGATGCTTACCTCCCACAGACCCTAGAATCTTAGCTATGACACCAGAAATGGTAGAGCTAGAGTTCGCCCATATAGCTATTGATCGAAAGCTTAAAGATGGTGATACTGAGCAGTATGAAGATCCAGACTTCGATGCTTATGAAAAAGAATCCGAGGAATTGGATAATAGGTTATCTGACGATTATATTCCAGACTATATTTCGCAGGTACTGCCTAAAATCTCAGAAGACGATGCCTCGTGGGAAGACATTAGTGATGATTAGACTCTTATGAAGTCCGATGGTTAAGAACATGACCGTCGGACTTTAAGCTAGGTAGGGGGTGGTAGGCATGAGCTCTACAGAACAGGCTGTACGTGTTACAGCACAAGGAGAATTTGGACAGCTGCAACGAGGGCTTAAAGACCTTCAAAGCGATCTTAAAAATGTTTTAGGCGAAGTGGATAAGGGTGCACGTAGGGGTGGGATGTTTGATGATACCCAGCTAAGGGCACTAGATGTTTACAGAAGGCGCTTTAAAGAAACCCTAGCGGATCTAGACAAGGAATTTGAAAAACAAGCAGACTCAGTAGATGCTCTTAACGCGAAGATGAAAAAAGCTTACGCTTGGGAACGTGAAGAGCTTAAGGATCAGATAAAACAGCGTCGAGAGAATTTAGACGTTATTGATAGAACAAGGAGACAGCTTGAGCAGACGTACCAAAGGCGTAATACAGAAGCTCAAAGCTACGGGAGCTCTAACCCTGCACCTAGTGGAAGATCTAGTGGATCAGATAGCGGATCAGATAGCGGATTTGCTATGCTCGGGGCAGGTTCTGTCATATCAAGAACTTTGGGTGCTGTTAGTATTATCGGTAAATTTGCCTTAGGCTTAGCTGGCGTGGGTAGCCTACTTGGTATGGCTACAGAAGCTTATCAGTTAGCACATACACGAGAGATAGGATCACTAGACTTAGCACAACGTCTTAGAGGTAATGGCTTTAGTGGCTCAAATACGAAAATGTATGACGATGTAGGAGCTATTGGGCGAAGCAGTGGTATGGGATACTCTCAAGCGGAGTCATGGCAGTTACAGGAGGCCTATACTTCAGAAGCTGGGGAGTTGGGGGCAAAAGGACAGGAAGCTCTTCAGAAGTTCTCTCGTGGCTATGGCTTAGATGCTACTACTGTGGGTAGTATGGCCGGAAATGCTAAACAACTTGGTGGAGTATCTGGGCCTAAACAATTTGCTGATATGATTGCTACCTCTGTAGAAAAGTCAGGTATGACACCTCGCATTTTAGAGGTTATGAAGACAAGTAATACCCTCCTTCAGAATCTCAATACATCCTTTAAAGATGGAAGCACTTCGCAGATCATAGCATATCAGACAACCCTAGATAGACTAGGTAACGAAAATGGTATGACAAGGCTCACAGGTGCTCAAGGTGCTAATGTTATAGGCGGACTGGGAGGAATATACCAACCGGACAACGATAAGTGGAAATGGATGGGTATAACAGCCCTTCAGAAGTACAATCCAGACAAATATAGCAAAATGGGACTCTATGATCTGGAGTCATCGTTTGAAGATGGCATGCAGAATAAAGATAACATACCAGCTATGGCAAAGTACCTTAAAGAGACATCCGGTGGGGATAATGATAACTTTAAGCGCATGATGCAAGGTTGGCTTATGGACGGTGGATTTAAGGCCACAAAGAGTGAAGTAACAGAACTCGATAAAGTAACTGATGGGTTTACAGCTTTTGATCCAGACAAAATCGATAAGGTCTTAGGCACCGACTCTGGGGCAAAATACGACACCGAGAGAAAGGGTGAACTAGGGCAGCATATTATGGACGTTGATGCTGAATTTAGTAAAAACTTGGAAAAAATAGGACAGAAAATGCTACCTATTGTTACACAAATGAAGTCTAGCATTAATGATCTATATGGATTAGTTGATGGATCAGCTAACTTTTCTGAAGTTTTTGGAAAGATAGTAAAATTATTTGAAGATACAGGTGTAGGAGCCTTTGTATCAACTCCAAAGGAACCTACAGATGGTACAGGGGGTACAGACTCAGGCTTAGGAACAGCAGCAGGCATAGTTATTGGTGGTGGAATAGCTGGGCGCTTAGGTGTTAAAGCCTATGAAAGGTTTAGAAGTGCAGACACAGAACTAATAGAAGAAGGTCCGACTAGAAGTAGGGCCGAACAGTACCAAAGATTGCAAGACAGGGTTACATCTTCAGAAGGGGTTGGTGGCTCAGCTTCAGAAGGAGTGGGTACTAGGTTTGGGCGTTTTGTAAATAAGGTAAAGGGACTTGGCAAAGGTACTAATACCTTAAACAGTATACTTAGTGTCATACCTGCTGGTATAGCGGGTTATGAGGCTGAAAAAGAGAATCCAGATGCTCCTTTTATAGACAAATTAGGTAGCGCACTGGAAAAGCTACTCCCTTTTGACTGGAATAAGACTAATTTCTCAGCAGAGTCTATGGGTGACTCTGATATGCTAAGTACTACGAGCACAAAGCCCGGAAGTCTAGCTAATTTGAGTAAAATGGGTGTTACAGATATCTTAGATCTTAGCACAAAAGGAAAATCATCTTTAGAGGACTTAAAAACTAGGGGTTTAATGTCCTATACATCCATTGAACAAATCACAGCAGCTAAATTCGATGAAATTAAACAGATTCACAAAAATTACTATGATCTTTTAGGTATTAAAGACGGTGTAAGTAGCGGTGTTGGCCGTACAGCAGGGAATACGACGGAAGAAAAAGTGTGGAACATGTTAGCTGATAAGGGTCTTAAGCCCGGAGCTATTTCAGGTATCATGGGTAATATTAATGCTGAATCAAGTTTTGACCCAAAAGCTGTTAATCCTAGTAGTGGGGCTTATGGTGTTGGTCAATGGCTAGGTGGTCGCCTAGACAACTTAAAAACCTATGCAAAAGACTTAGGTAAAGATCCTAGTGACCTGCAGACGCAAATAGATTTCCTTTGGAAGGAATTTAATGGTGGCGACCCAACGACAGGCTCTATCCTAAATTCGCATGGTGGACTTAGTGCCTTTAATGAGATGAATGCTTCTGATGCATCTAGCACCTTTGAAAAATCTTTTGAACGCTCCGGTGGCGCTCTATTACAGGAACGTGCAAAATCAGCGAACGGCTATTTTAATAAGTATGGAAGCCTAGGGACTTCAGTAGGCTCTCCCACAGGTGGTGTTTTTAGGAATTGGCAGAGCAAGATAACATCAAAGTTCGGAGCTAACCGTGGTGACCATGAGCACTCAGGCTTAGACATTGACGGAGAACAGGGTGATCCACTAAATGCTTTAGCGGGAGGTAGAGTTACAGGGCTTACTATAGACGATGGAAGTCAGTATGATAATGACGCTCAGGGCAAAGGGAAGAACACAAACATGGGTGGCACAGAAATGATGGTTACAATGCCGGATGGTAGTGCCTATTCCTATAGTCATATGTCTAAGATAAACCCAGGCATTTTTTCTAAGTGGTTTTCAGGTAATCATGATATAGCTGTTAACGCAGGAGATAATCTCGGGAGTATGGGAGGGGATATAGACGAGCCTGGGAGCGGATCTTCTACAACAGGGTCACACCTACACCTAGGGTACAGAGACGCTAATGGTGTCGCGCAAAATCCTGAAGACCTTCTGAACTCTCTCAATGCTGGTGATTCTAGCATTTTAGGTGGGAACAATGTGTCTAGTACAGGGCAGAGCACTAATGCACATATTACAGTAGATGTTAACCTCTCAGGGGATAAAGTTTCTCAACTTAACAATATGACAGCAGAAACTCTTAAATCGCTTGTTCAGACGCTTGTTCAGCAAGGTATAGAAGCCTATAAGAGGCAACAGATGGCTATGAATCCTACAGTAGGGGGGTGGTAACCAGTATGGCAACTGGTGTTACAAATAAGCCTGATGGTGGGTCATTCGCTAGGAACCATTCGCCTATTGCACAGGTATCTTTTCATACGGAAGACAAACTATATCAAGCTAGAGGGGTAATAGCTGGCACTAGTCACGATATAGATCCTACAAATCAACTGCTATCGATTACTACAAATAAGATGCTCAGTTCTCCGGCCGGCACTTTTTCTACATCTTTATCAGGTGACGATTGGTTTATGCCTAATGGCACCCCAAAACTTAGGCCCAATGATCTAGCTATTATTTATATGGGGTACAGAGCACCAAGCAGCAGTGTACTATGGATCGATGGTACTAGTCATACATCTAGTGAAGACCTGAGCACTGTAATGATAGGTCTTATAGATACAGTTACGCGCACTAGGTCTGGGGGTGGTAATGGCATTCAACCACAGACCACTACCACAGTTACAGGTAGAGACTTCGGAAAGCTCCTCATTAAATCGATGCTTAAGTTTTACCCAGAATTAAACTGGGATACGACTAAAGAGCAGCACTTTTTTCTGGCACAGACAGGATGGATAGCGCTCCTACGGGCGTTTACAGGTGCTGATGCTATCGTAGGAACACCGGCTAAAATACTGGATACTATTATGAGATCCGTTCTTAAAAAGCTAGTAGGAATAAGCTGGAAAGTGTATGATGATAATATAACGGGGTCTACTGGTGGTGCTAAAACTGCAGAACTTGGGAGTATGCTACGCTATCGTTTTGCTGCAACAGACTTTAGTATACCATTCTACATGACCGTGCAGCAGTATGAGGGCAGCGTCTGGAACTTAATGGAGAGAGTAAACCTAAGACCTTTCACAGAGCTATTTATTGATACAAGAGATCGTTGGGAAGTTGACTGGGGTGATGGACATGCTCAACAGCTTGTTACTGAGATATGTGAGGAATCCAGTGACATGGCTAAAGGTCAATTATCCGATGATAAAGGGAAGTGGGCTTACCCGGCCACTATGTTTGGTAAGAAAGACGGTGCTCAGGCAGTTGTTACCTTCAGAAATACACCCTTCACAAAAGATCTATGGGCTAAGCTTAGGTCACATGAGATACTAGAGGAGGATATTATTAGCGAAAGCCTATCTTATTCGGATAACGAAAACTACAATATCTTCTGGGCCGGTACAACACTAACACCCTTCGCGTCTACATTTGATCTAAAAAGAGTAAACCCACCTATGATCAATGAGGATAATGTTAAGCGATATGGCCTAAGTGCTTTAGAAGTCCAAATTGAGGGTCTTCAATTAACAGATGTTACTCAAACTATAGCTTTAACTACAATGGCAAAGAGTTTAAATCAAAAACTTAGGGATTGGTTTGAACATAATAATGAGTACCTGTCAGGAACACTGGTAATTAGGGGTAAGGGTGATCTAAAAATTGGACAGAAGCTTATACACAAATCCATAGGGATGGAATTTTATATAGAGGGTGTTTCACAAAGCTACCAAGTGTATGGGGAGTGGCACACAACTGCTCAAGTAACTCGGGGGAGACTCATCACGTAGGTACACCTTCGGAAGGGAATGGGGGTATTTTATGCATGAGCAATCAGGGTTGGGTGCTCGAAAAATACATCGAATGCCTACGTATGATGGCACACAGATTGGTCGTATTACCAGTGCTGAGGGCTTTAAAGAATTTGGGAGAATCGAAGCTATTTTTCTTGACTATGGGCAACCATTTCCTATATGGGTAAGCGGTTCTGTAGATAGGGAGCCCGTGAGTGGTGATATGATTCTTGTAGGGTTTATACAAGGTAGGCAAGATAGTCCATACATGCTAGGTTATGTCAGGAATGAAGCCTATACTTCTAATTTTATCCTAGTAGAAAAAGACAAAATTACCCTACAGATACCAACAGATCCCGAGGATATAAAAGGCCACTTGCTTGATGATAGTAAGAAAGCTAGCCGTACCATACTTGAACTTACTGCATCGGGTGCTACACTAAATGGTAAGCAGATAGCAACTATTGGCTAATTGGTTAGGCAGAGGAGGGTGTAGGCATTGGCCTTAGTATCAAATAGAACAGCGAATCTTAAAAAAAGCTATCATCAAACATTTGAAATCCATACAAGTGGAAATACTAAAGTCGTTGTACGTCATACACTTATGCTTAACCCACAGAGTTTAACCCAAGCGGAGCAGGCAAAAACAAGTGTAACACAGACCATTGGTGGGGTTTATGTCACAGACTTCGGTGAGGGCCTTCAGCAGGTAACCATTGCGGGTACGACAGGATATAAGCAAAGGTATAATGCTGATGGTGAGCTACGTGATGGATTTGAGGAATTTAAACACTTCCGAAATGAAGTTTATCGTAAATTTGTTAAATCAAATGACCCAGACTACATGATGTTTTGGTATAATTGGGAAGACGAGGAATATTACAGGATTCAGCCGATATCATTTCGCTTGCAAAGAAGTGTATCGGAACCACTCCTTTACCGCTATGAATTTTCCTTCACCTGCCTAAATGAGGCTATCAAAGGTTATAAGGCCTCAGAGGTATATGATTCCAGCCTTGATTTTTCCGCGCTAGAAACATCCTTGTTTACGTCTACGGGTAATGCTACTAATGTCCTAAATGCTATGCTAGGAAATACTTAGAAGGGGAGGTGTAAAGGGCTTATGGCCATCATGGAGGGTACTCTGTACTTACCTGCAGAACGCCTAAACTTTAGAAATTACCCTGAAGTAGCCACTTTGATGGGTGACATTAAAGATATTATTAGGTATTCCATAGAAGTTGGTAATGCTATAAAAGCTTATACTAGCAGTACACTCGATCGTATAAACCTTAACATCGTGGATCTTCAAAGGTGCATCCTGTTATGCCGTACGGTATGTAGCACTCTAGGCTTAGCTCCTAATGTCTGCTATGACATCCTAGTAGAAATAAGGTCCCTACAAAACACACTGCAAACTCTTGTATTTGTGAAAAATAGGTACGGAAGCCAGTATATAGGTGTACCTACGAATTTGACCATTAGGCCTAGTATTTTGTAGCAGGAGTTGAGGTACTTATGATAGAGCATGTACTAACAGATGCTGATTCCCTACAATCACTAGCTCTTACATACCTAAAAGATGCTACACGCTGGGGGGAAATTGCTGATTATAATAGGCTTAGGTATCCGTACATACTTCGAAGTAAGGAAGATATAAAAGACTTCTTCGGAAGTGGTTATATTACTATTGTACGTTCTGGGTACCAAAATGAAGCGCTTATACAAAAGGGTTGGACGTTTAAAACAGAATCAAGCCTACTAACAGGTAACACTGTTAGGGTATTCGAAGTTATAGAGGATACTGTTATACCCGCCGGGGTTCAGCAGTACGATGTTCCTCTCCGGTGCATCGTCCCTGGAGACTTCGGAAATGTTATGGAGTATACGATTACAGAAGCTGGGGATAATACCGTGCAGCTGAGTGGTATACAGTACCTAAGCATCTATAATGAATTAAAATTTTCTGGTGGTAGGACCTTGGATGTACGAATTACCGGAGAGTCTATATACATCCCTGTAGCATCAACTATTATGGCCCCAGAGGACGCCATAAAGATGCTTAGTTTCCTCGGTGGAGAAGATATACTACTTGATGATACAGGAAACCTTATTATAGAAGACGGTGGGGACTTGGCATCCATAAGTGGCACCAACAATATCCGCTATGCTGTAGCATCACGCTTAAAATCGGAGATTAATGATATAGCTCAACACCCGGAATACGGAACAGACTTACAGGACTTAATTGGCAGCCCAAACATCTCTAACCGAGAAAAGCTTATGGAGATTGCTGTCTACAGGTCTTTAGCTCAGGAAAGTAGGATTACAGAAGTTTCTATAGTGAGCCTTACCGTGACTGGGACAAGTGTATTGTTAAGCTTAACTTACAAACTGTCGATGAACGGAGCATCGGACAGTATCACCCTAAGCTTATAGTCTACTTTGAAAGAGGTGCTACACAATGTCTTTTGAGCGAAAATCTATGGAGTACCTCACCAATCGGATGATTGGTTGGGTGCAGGGTGTTTCCACTAGATTGACTGACTTTCGCGTCGGTTCAAAAAATCGGGCCCTTATTGAAGCTGTAGCATTAGTTACTGAGGAGCTCTATGATAAAGTTTTTAGAGGCCTTAGACAGCTCATTGAAGATAGTATCTATGCTATCTTCAACTTCAATAAGATACCTGTAATCTATACTACAGGCATAGTCACTTTCTCTAGGAGTACGCCTGCAAACCAGAATTATACTATTACTGTAGGGACAATGCTTATGTCCCAAGCAACTCAGTACAGTGCACCTATTCGCTTCTATACGAGTGCTGATGCTGTGCTATCTACTGGGACTACATCTGTGGACGTCCCTGTCATCTGTGATTTACCGGGAGTACAAGGAAACATAGCAGCAGGAACTTTAACGACATTTATACAAAAACCTATAGGTATTGAAGCAGTTACAAATTCCTTAGAATTTAGTACAGGTGCAGAAGAAGAAACTAAAGAAAATCAGAAAGATAGATTTCAAGAATTCTTTGAAGCCCAAGCCCGGGGAGTTCTGCAATCCGTGGAGTATGGTGCTAAACTGGCAAAAGTAATAGACCCTACAACAGGCAGTCCTATAGAAGTCGTGTTGCAGGCCGTAGCTATAGAAAACCTACCTATCCGTAAAGGCGAAGTTGACCTCTATGTGTGGAATGGTGTAGGAGTAGCATCAGCAGACCTTATTACTGCCATAAATACTATACTAAAAGGGTACTATGATTCGGATGGAAATCCTGTGTATGGGTATAAGCCCGCTGGTATTATGGTAAACGTATACTCAGCGTCAACTAAACTCGTCAAAGTTAGAGTAATTGCTGTAGCTGAAATATACACAACTGTAGACCTTCTGAAGCCTCTAATGGAGGCTGAGATAACTAGGTACTTTGCCAGTTTAATTATTGGGCAAATGATCGAGCAGCCAAACCAGACCGTTGTACAATCTGCTTTACAGGCAGGTATTAAAAAAATAGATGGAGTGTATGATGTGAAGGTATACCTGTCAATTGATGATGGGGTAACATTTACCACAGATAATGTTACTGTGCTAGGGGCACAAATTGCTCTAGTAAGTTTTCCGGTAGTGTACGTTTAAGGGGTGAAGTTACTTGAAAATGATGAGCAAGCTTTTAGGCCACCTAGGTAGGGTATGGAACACAGCCCCTAAGGACTTTGAATCTTTAGTCTTACAGCAAAATAACGGTGCACATAGCCTAATAACTGTAGAAACAAGTCAAATATCCTTTCACTCTACACCCTTTCGAAGCAGCATGACTGCCAGGCAAGTTCTATCTCTAGATGCATATAGTCTTAGTGGCCTTGCCGAGGCGATCAATAGCCTAGGGTACAGCGCATATATTACACAGAAAGCGGTAGACTCTGGTTATGGAAGTCTAAAAGCCTGTACTTTGATGCCTATTGAAAACGTACCTATACTAAGCGCTACGTTATCATCCTTTACTTCACCTTTATGGCAACTTTTATATCCGTTATCCCGCCTACTAGAGGAATTAGATAACGATACAGAAAAAGCTATGGCTCAGGTGTACACGAGTTCAATTACCGGGACGTGGATGGATTATTGGGCAACTTTTTTTAAGCTTAAGCGCTTACCTGAGGAATCGGATACTCACTTCCAAAAACGCCTGTTTGTGGCTCTAATGAACATGAAAACCAATAATGTAGCCCTTCAGGAGCTTCTGAAGTACACAACAGGTGGCAGTGCTATAGTTTCAGACCATGCACCAGCTCAGTTTAAGGTTTTAATTGACCCTAAATATATGAGTACGGTAGCATCTGTTCACCAAATTATTACAGAAGCTAAAGGTGCCGGCATTGATTACTTCCTAAATTACCTAAGTGTAGAAGAGGAGAGCTACATAGCCTACTTCAGGGATACTAACGGGGTGTCTTTTGCAGACTCTGATGCCGTGCGTAGCTTAATGAACATGACCTGTTCTGAGCATACTTATGATTATGAACAGGACAGGCTCAAGATGTTTCGGGTCGGCTTTACCAAAATACTTACAGGTGGTTTTAAGCTGCTGCCGAAGACAACAGTATCTAAGAGTATGAGAGCAGTGCTTGCTGAAAGCTCTATGAGTGCCCTAGGGTCCTATACTGAAGCTTTTGTAGCTCCCCTAACCTCAGACTCTAAGAGTATGCAGACAACTAATTCTGATGTATACTTAGCACCAACCGAAGCTGAGCACAGAGAAGTGCACTTGAGTGAACTGACTGAAGCAGTTGTAGACATACACACACTGGAAGTATTATGTACTTTCCTAGAGGAATTTGAAACCCCGCTAGAAGAAGTTGCATCTAAGATAGCACTTGTAACGTGCAATAATGCCTATGTACCACCTTCCGAAGTTCAGAGTAAAAGTCTAGTGCTTACCACAGAGGAAAGTTATAAAGATCCTACTATTAAGGGTACTTGGGGATTTACGACTAACTATAGTCGCACTTTTAGCCCTACAAATGCATTGGCTAAGGCTAAGTTATCAAAACGAGATATACGAATGCAGGAAACTTTAAGTATGCTTTTAACAGTGGATGGAGTAATCATCAAAGCGATGTAAAAATAGAGGAGGAAAACACTATGCAATACTCAGAAGAGTTCAAAACCCCAAAGGGATTTATAGATGTTTACGGCCACAAGGGTAGCCCAGAGTTTGTAAAAATTGGACTAGGGGAAAAACAGGGGTACTTCGTTATCCCTAAAGATTCAATTGTTCAAGAAATGCATGTTAAGAATTTAGTGGTTGCTAAGGCATCTAAATTTATGGCAAAGCGTATGGTCCCCGGTGTTTCATGGGGTGCAGGAATAGGATACCTAGAGCTTGGCACAGGTGTTGGCACAGGAACTACTCAAGCACCGCAGGCAGAAGCTTCAACTCAGGAGGCACTTAGAACATCACTTATACGGAATCCTATTTCAGCGTGGACCTATCTTGACGGTGATGGCGCACCAACTGCTACAGAGACAAACGTGGTGCAGTACTCAACAACTTTCACAGAATTAGAGGCCATAGGTGCTCTAGTGGAGATGGGCTTATTCGGTGGTGACGCAACAGCTACTGCAGGGACCGGATATATGTTTAACTACAAGGTCTTTGCGGTCTGGAATAAAGATGACACTATGCAATTAACTATCCGCTGGGAGATAACATACTAAAACTAGGTGCCATACCTAGGTTAAGAGGAGGGGTAGTCAGATGCCTGATTTTACAGTTGTGGATAAATTTGACCCGAGTAAGTCATTTACTCGGGTGGTCTTCGGAAGTGATTCTGTTCTTTTAGAGGTAGAGTTAAATGAGCTTCAGAAAATCCAGAATTACCAGCGGGCACTTTTAGCACGCTTACTAGTGACTAATGGGTTTGTAGCAAAAACAGCTATGACGCTTTCTAGTAGCATTCTGACCGTCCCAGCAGATACTATACTAGTTAATGGGGACTTCATCGAAGTCCTAGAGAATATGTCACTAGGTGTCTCAAGCGGTGACACGGTGTACGCTGCTATTTCTGAAGTTGAGGTTACGAGCTTAACCACCCTAAAAAAGAGCGGAAATCTAAGTGGTGGGAGTACCATTACTAACGATCTTTTAGATGGTCGCGTGGGTGAAGAAACTACGCATCGGACACAAAAGCAAATTCAGCTTGTGAAGTCAAATTCTGACACAAGCAAAACCTATATACCAGTAGCAACGATTACAAGTGTAGACACATTTACTGACAATCGTACTTTAGTAGTACCCACTTCTGTAATACAAACCCAACCCCTCACCATTCCACATGGACTAAGCTTAGTCACAACAGACCGCAAAACGCCCATTAATGCGCTTGCGTTTAATGGAATAACTAGACTTAATATACTAGGTAAAGATGGAAACTGTGAGGATATTAGTAAGTGGGGTTATGGAGGATGTTCTATCTCACTTGATTCTTCTAATTATGCAGTTGGTAGTAATAGCATTAAAATAACGTTA